AGCAACAGTTGGTGTTACTGGAGCAGCAGGTTTAGTTGGTGTAGCAACAGTTGGTGTTACTGGAGCAGCAGGTTTAGTTGGTGTAGCAACAGTTGGTGTTACTGGAGCAGCAGGTTTAGTTGGTGTAGCAACAGTGGTTGTATTTGTATCCATAAATAACTCCTAGTTTAATGTTTTAAGATATTCAATTAATCTATTAATTGCATCTGCATTTTTAATATTGAATACCGGGATATTAACTTCTTCTGCTATTGTTATAGGAAAAGAAACATTTCCTGTAGTTTTAAAATCTATCTTACTTTTACTTTCACATCCGTCAGGTGTATATGCTATCATAAATGAAACGGCACGTCGGCAATCTTCGCCGAGCAGTACATGTACATCTCTAGCTAATATAGTCCTAACATTATTAGGAAGTTTTGGGAAGCCTTTATGATAATATGAAGCATGCTTATAAGCTATTTCGACTGGTCGTACCATTTTTATATTAGGTGCATCAGTATTAAACTTTTTCCATGGTAAATATGTATCAACAATAATATTGTCAGCATCCAAGATACTTTTAAATATTGGTTCATTATCACCATTATATCTAAATATAAAACCTTTTGTAGCAAGAGCTTTGGTTAGTTCTTTTAATTTCTCGCCGATCTCTTTAGGTATACCAGTTTCTGGTTTATGTATAAAGATCGCATAACTTTTATCCACTTTATGTATAGTATCTGGATTGATTTTAACTTTAGGAATATCCGTATCTTTCCATAAATCTATCTTTTTACCTTTATTATCAGTATCATCTTCTTTCTTACTACTAGTTGTAGTATGTTCCGAAAATGGTTTGTCGTCTGATTCCATTAAAGCCAAAATATCGTTAGTTGTATCACTCATTTGTTCTCCTCTGATTCACTAGTATTACTAGATTCACTAGTATTACTAGAATGTACGGGCTTGCACATTTAATTTAAGATATGGTTATTACCACTCATAATATTACGTACTTTATAAGTTTTATCTATTTCGTCTATGGTACCTTTTCTAGTACATTACTATTATTTGATAAATAAATCTAAGGAGTAATAATGAAGTGCGCACCACTTTCACTACATAAAAAGATCTTAAAATTATTCAGTAAGTCATACGGAGCTACATGTGTACATTATCTAAATGACACTATACTTAGTTTAGAAAAAACTATAACTAGACTTACTAATAATAATAATGATGCAGTAAAAATAAAGGATGACAAAATTCAAGAACTAGAAGCTAGTATTGCTGAATACAAAAATGATATAAGTACATTAAAGGAACAGGTATTAATGTTAAAACGGAAATTAAATTCCGAAGTTAAATCAGCTACTAAAGCTGAAAAAAGCTAAGCCAGCTACTAAACCAGTTACTAAAACTGTGCCAGCTGAATCAGAAGAAAAAGCTAAGCCAGCTACTAAACCAGTTACTAAAACTGTGCCAGCTGAATCAGAAGAAAAAGCTAAGCCAGCTACTAAAGCTAAATCAGAAGAAAAAGCTGAACCAAAAGAAACTATCAAACCAGCTACTAAAGCTAAAAAATTTCCAAAAGTACCTAGACCGATAGGCACACCAGCTCCCATTAAAAAATAAAAAAAAATACTACTATAGTAGCCTGTGAGCTACTATAGTAATACTAGTTATACATCTTTGATTTCTAATGTAATTTTAAAATTATCCTTTTTACAAATAATCTTTCTATTACTTTCATCTATATCTATCACATCTTCATTCGTAATATACAGTGTTCCCATCGAGCTGGACTCTCTTGTAAAAGCGGGTTCCGTTGGCTGTGTTGTTCCATCACTAACTTTACTAACTTTCTTCCAATTTATATAATAACGACCATTACTATTAAATTGAGTCCTTTCTATAGTATTATTAGATGTTATTACATATTCATCATTATTCTCATCTGTTAACTTGGTATCATCATCAAGTACTAGTTTTACAGCTACTAGAACAACTTTCTTACCTAAAATTTTCACATTTAATATTTTAATTATATCTTCTATGGGTATACTTGTGTCTATTAAATGTTCACTAACTAATGCTTTAAGATGATCAAAGCTAAATATAGTACTTGATCTATATATGCCTAAAAGTTCATTTAAGAATTGTTTCGAAACTCCTTTGTCATCACAATACTCCACTACTACATCTTCTTCTACTCTATTCATATCCAAATGGTACCGTATGCGACCTGGTCTGTCTATTAATAAACTAGAAATCCTATATGAATCATTATCCGTTATTACAAAGAATTTTTTATTAAATGTATTACTAAACATAGTTAACATTTTATCTTGTAAACTTGTTAGAAAGACTTTACCAAATTCATCAAAAATGACGACACAATCTGTCAAGCTATCTAAGTAATTGATTATAGAAATAGTTGGTTGTATATTAGTAACTTCAACTACATATAGGCCATGATTAATAGCAATATTACCTATCATATTACTCAACTCAGTTTTACCAGAACCTTTAGCTCCTATTAACATAGCGCCACAAGATTCTTTAGATACTAAAAATGTATTAAAGAAATGAGCAGCATATTTAGCACTTTTACCATAAATTTTTTCTGGGACATTTAGATACGGACGATCGTATATTAAATTATATTCCTGTCCATACCTCACTAACTTATAAACGCCTTTAACTCTAGATTCCATTTTAAAGTATCCTTTCTTTCTTTTTACTTTATTGCTATTTGAAGTTGATTAGAGGTTCCGATATTAAACCTATTAACAATAATAGTAGCTAAATTACTTAAGATAATATCCATATCTGGATTATTCAGTCGTATTGTTACAGGTTTATTATCTTGAAACACATATTCTGTGCCTGGTTCAGGTGTTACCAACAAGCTCATTCTATTATTAATTGCTTTATACTCAATATTTAAGATAATGTTATCTGGTAATACAAGTTTTGTCGGAATAGGATCCAAAGCTGGGTTATCACCATTAGTTATAATTGTTGCCACAATACCTATATTATATGCAATAATATCTTTTTGATTTTTTAATAAATCAAGTATGTACATTTTTAAATTCATCATGTGTCCTTATTTTGATTTCTTTATTATTTTTTATTAGATGTAGTTCTCCTTTTATTTTGCCACATTTCATACCCAGCCTAATGTTGATTACATTTTGTTATAGTGTAAACAGTAACAGTGCTATCAAAAATTATACGTCTTTTGATAGTACTGTGTTTAGATCTAGTATTCTTGCTGATGGCGTAATACTTTGCTCGGGATGTTAACATCTCTTGACGAAGTGATTGAAGTTTTTCAATTACTTCGTTGTACTCCTTCGAATTAACTGACATCTTAGTGATATCAAACCTTTCTAAATACTTTAAAAGTTCTTGGATATATCCCCTGAGAAATACTAATGGCGGTTTCTCAACACGAGTCCATTTCCCAATAACATGGACACCATCTAAAAAAGTGAGTGCGACCTCTACAGTAAACTTACCATTATCGGTATTCCTATAAACGATATTAGCAACCTCTATATCATCTTCTAAGATAGTTGTTAGGATAATACCCACACGACTTTTTTTAGTCATGATAAACATATTGTATTCCTTTTAATTTTTATTATGATTACCTTACTTTCCTCTAGTTAGCTAGAGGAAAGTAACCTATGATGCTATATCTTCATCGACCCATACAGGAATATATATTCCTAAATATTCTTTAATTTTCTCTACTAGTCTATTAGTATATTTCACTGTTTGCCATGTTAGGTTAATACCTGTATATGCTTTTGTTAAATTATCTTTATCTCTTACTGATATATTTAGTTCCTTTACTAACTCTGGGTATTTGAAATACAATAAGTTTAGCATAGCTGATGGTGTAATGGACTTCTCAACTGTCGCGTCACTAACTTCTTTTAATATTACACTCGCCTTATTAACTAACTCTAAGTATCTAGTAGGATTATTCTCATTTCTAAATTGAGCTAATTTAAATTTAATATTCCTTACTATTTTCTTCCTAACTCTTTTACCGCGAGTGTCTTTATCATCGATTGAAAATATTAATAAAAACACCATAGTGTTAACCATCAACGCTTCTTCACTTAGAACATTACTCATTTTTTATCCTTATTTATTTAATCTTATACTAGGTGTACAATTTAATATTATATATTTAATTCTTTTTAGAATCAATATAGTCTACTTCTTACTAGCAAACAGAAAGTTAATATAGATATTATCAATATCCCATTTGACTAACTAGTAATTCCTTCTTCCTATAGAAACCTATAGTTTCTAATATTACATATAACATATTACAACTAGTTGATACTAGTCGTTCTATATCTAAATTCAATAACATTTCTGCAGGCACACCACTTTCAGCAGCTATAGTTAATGGTACTTTAAATGTAGTTATTTGCTCCTTATTATATTTTTTTATAAATAATGTTAATCTCTCTTTTAATTCTATATCTTCTATAGTTTCTAAGAAATTATTCATTTTACGTTTAGACATATTACGAGTCGGTATTTTTAACACCATGTATTGCGGTTCATCAGATGAACCATATTTTTGACTAAATACATCTTTCCACAATAAGTGATGTAGATATGGAGACATACTAGCTTCATTTTTATATGCACTTTCTTCCTTTATCTTCTCCATATCAAATATATCTATATCACCGTTCTTAGCACGTTTGATTATTTCTCTTTCTATATCCGCAACTTTAGTTGCGCAATTTGTCAATGATATTTTAGTACCATTATTTATAGCATCTTGTATGGTATTAATCAGTTCTAGTCCGGAAGTCCTTATACTTTTAGAACTTTTTGATGCTATTAAATGTACACCTTTTAACTCTAGTGTTGGCTCTGGTAACACATTACCTTCTTGTATTATTATCTGTGCATAATAGTGTTTACTAACATTAGCTGCACTAAATGAAGACCAATAGAACTCATTCTTCATAACTAATGTATTCATATTACTTTTAGCAACATTCATATTACTAGCAAACATTTTTATATAATGATCCATGACTTGTGTGGTTATAGTCATAACTACAGCTGTAACTTGAGTAGCCTCTGGTCCAAAGGTAGGTTTACCGAAGTACCAATCACTCCATTGGTCATAAGACGCCACCGTACTATCAGTATCACTAAGCACAATACAATCACGAAGCATATCTTTTATATATGCTATATTAGGAGGTAATACATCTGTCACTAAGAATGTCGATAATAGTAACTCATATTCTAATAAGCATTTTTCAACATGAATCACACCAGATGCCATGACTTGTTTAATCTCAATAGACCATTTTCGTCTATCTTGACCTCTTAAGATTTCAGTATTCAAATGATATAAAAGGTTGAGTATACCTTCATCAGCTGTATTTAGTATAGAGTCTACATCTCCTAACTCATTTATTGGTAATACGACATTATTTATTATTTTTGTAATAAAATCTTTAATTAAATCTGGATTAAACTCCTTTAAATTCCAAAGATCATTATTGTAAACTATATTGCATTTTTCGTATTTACTACAATTTTCTATTATTGATCTTATAGTCTTATATGCAGTATCATCTAAGAAATAGTTATCAGATGATGCTTTTAGAATTCCTATAACCTCATCAGTTGTTGGAATATGCAAATGATATGAATCCACTACAGTTTTAACACTAGGTGTTGTAAATCTACACAATGTTAATATATGGTTAATAACAGAATCTGAATCTTTATATAACCTATTACCAGCAATAATGGATTCACTTATAGCATTACCTATAGAAGCTACCTGTCTAGTAGTAGATGTCAATGTATAGTGTGCACTAGGTGTATATAATATAGTACTCTTACTAGCATATGCACCACTTAATGAGTTATTAAATATCTTTCTTGTTTTTTGTAATGTGTTATAATAAATAAATTTATCAGTATCGCCTTTTTGTCTATATAGAAACGCATTAGCTTTATCGCTTTTTCTTAAAGCAATATTTTTATCTAAAAATCCGGCTTGTAAAGACTTCGCTATATCTGGATGAACATAAGATGTAAACGACGGAGCCGTAACAACAGCATCTGTTCTTATATGCTTTATATACCCACTTAATTTGTCAGTATTTGTTTGTCTATCTCCATTTGATAATGTCTCTCTAAATGTTACTTCTGGATTTTTTATGTCACTACTAGTTAATAACTTTTTAACTATTAAAGTGTTTTCTTCTATAGATTTATTATTACGTTTAGATAACGCAATAGCTGCATCTTTTATATAACACGTAACTGGGTCTGGTAATCGTTGATAACTATCAATATCTCGTTTAAATACTTGTGACATATTCTTCTCCTTTTAATCATTTAAGTTAGTAAATTAAGAATTTAAATCAAGATTTAATCTAGATATCAGTAGCCAACTAAGCTACTGATATCTATTGGAATGTTGAAAGATTTATATTATAATAACCAGCACCTTTCAATAATGATGTAATGATAACTAAGTCATTTGTGGACACATTCATTATATCTGCTCGTATATTAACAGATGTAACCAATTGCACTGAGACCGGATCTATGTATTCTATAGCTAGAACCGTAGTTTCTTTACTAGTATTCTCTAATAGTAAAAATGAACAATCTCCTGCGTTTACAGGTAGTCCTGTTATAACAGGAATTAAATTATTATGCAATGTGTAAATATCACGATATTTCATAGCTTCTTCAGCTGTTAGAATACCTAAGACAGTCATATTTTCATAACGATCTCCTAAAATAACTGGCGCTAATGTATTAAAATTATACACTTTATTTATATTAAATGTAACCATTATATATATCCTTATTTATATTTTTCTAGTAGGAGAATATAACTCTCCATCATATGTTAATAATGCTATCCCTCTGGTATTTGTCACATCAACATAAAAGAGCCTATTATGCAGATTATATGTAACAAGTATCTGTAATAGTTCTAAACAAATATCAGTAATAATACGATTAAAATAATCAATAAATTCTGGAGTTAGATTTAAATTTACGGACTTAAGATCTGTTATTAGTGTATCGATAGTAACAACACCATCTGTACTATACATCATAGACTTTGCGATATCTGTAAGATCTTCGATAAATGTATTAATAAATACTTTATTACTGGCTAATTTAAAATCTATAAAGAACTGTCTAAGTAGCTCTGGCATCCTTAAAATGTATATTTCCCTTTCGCCCATATTACACTCCTTTCCATCTAATAAATCAAACCTGGTCGATTTACATCTATATCTTGTTTAGTTAAAACTACCTCTAATGACATATTATTAAAATAATTATCACCTACCCATTGTATTGGAACGACTGTATGACCTGGTTTTATAAATTTTTCTATACTACTATAAATATACTCATATATAAATGAAAACTCTTCTGATTTTTCCATCATAATGGTGTATATATTATTCATATCTACGGTCTGACCGTAACCATTATTCAAATCCAATTCATATTCTAATAAACCTATAATACTATCGATACCTAGATAGTCATTATACTTAAAATTAATTATCATGATCTCAACTATTATTTTACTAACTTCAAGTATGTTAACCTTGCCTGTATCTATAATCCTATAGATTAATGATATAGGTAGTGTTATGTCTATATATATCCTATCTTTTTCAAAGTCTAACTTATACTCTTCCACTAGTACTCTATTTATATTTGATCTTAGATTCATAATGTAACCTCAAATTCTATCATATATGGTTCCTCACTAATAACTTGTTTAAACTTAATGTTCTTTACATATGGAGATACTTCCTTAAGTATCATATGTTTTAATATTGAATAATATCTTATAATATGTGTCAGATAAGCCTTTTCCTTATAAAATACTAATATCTCTTTATGCCCTATATCTTCTTCAATTACATTATTGAATAGAGCATTAGCTATTTTTTTATTAACTATTTTAATAGTATTCATATTCTTGTCTGTATGTAACTGAAAATTTGTCACTAACCATAACTCGAATAATTCGGTATCCAGTCTACCACATATAGCTTTAAATTTAGTTAAGTCTATGATTTTATTTACTATCATCGTCTTGTCTTTAGAATTAGTACACTTTGCATACGAACAGTCGCATCTGATATATAAACAGTTATATCTGTAGGTATGTATAGTTTACTAATCATATTAAGCTCTGATGCTTGATTTACCGTATACGCATTTATATAACCCTTAGCATAACGATTAACCAATTTAAAATAATGAGTTATAAACTTCTTTATTTTATTTGCAATGAGTATAAAGGAATAGTTTTTACTATGTAATATAGTATGTAAAGATAAAGTACTCATAGTGGAAGTATTCACTTTTGTAATGATATCAGACAATAATTCCCGTATAGCTAAAGAGTTATCTAAATTAACATATCTTATTGTAATAATTTCTATTAGCTCTTGTATAAAAATAGAAGTCTGTATATTAAAGTTTTCACCTCTAGGAATTAATAAATGAGTTGGTGACATTAAAAATAAAGATGATAAATCTAGTATTACTACATCCTGATCATAATCATCCCATGTAGTCGCTATAGCATGTTCTATTAATTCTCTATCTATTGTTATAGACATTACATACCTCCTGGTGTTCTAATTCTATAGCATCTGCAATCTGCTTAAAATCTAAAGCTTCTCTATATCTATAAGCCAATATATGCTCATGTCTTAATACAATAATAAATTTAGTATCGATATCAATAGAGTAAACTGCTTCTGGATTTTTCTTAATAACATTAAGTATCTTATCTATTGCAGGTTGTATAAGGTGTTCTATTTTACCACAATCTATGATAGTTATATCTGGAAACATTTCTTGGTATATATCTGCGATGTCAGTATATGGATTAATGTTATATATATTCGAAGTCGTGTTATTTAATAATTCATTTTTAAATATCGCCGAACGGTTCGGATTCTCATCTAATATTTGTAATAAAGCTAATTTCCTTAATAAAAATGCTGCTGCTATAGCATAAAATGGTTTATTAGAAATGTTCTTTTTATCAAGTTCACCACTTCTGTTAGTGATAGGAAATCGATAACTTTTACAGTATAATAAATCGTCACTATAATATTTGTGAAATTCAGTATTGGGAATATATTTCTTTAAAATATCTTCTATATAATATAATATAGAATTAAGATCTAATATAATTCTTTCTTTTACAATTGTTGTTGCCATAGTATTCCTTTTTATATTGTCAGAATCATTTTAAGGCACCTAGAAGGAACATTATTATGATTTAGTGGTCAGAGTATTACTCCATCAACATATTACCACATGTTCAATTTATATTGGTACTGTGTGTATGACCCTTAAGGTTAATAATAGAAAAAGATATAACACTAGTGGCTAATATGCCACTAGTGTTATTCTTAGAATACTAAACCATCATCTGATTCATCAGATTCTGATGTACCTTCTACATGTTGTACTTCAATTTTATGCATCATATTGTAATATTCATCCGTTACTGTTTTAAGATTCATAGTCTCAACACTAAATAGATTCGCACTACTTACTAAATGCAATGGATATTGTTTTCCAAATATTTTGTTAGCATTTTCAGATGTAACTATACCAGACTTATGATGTAGTAGCTGTATACCTATATCTGGTGATACACCAGCTATTGTTAGTGTACGAGCAACTGTAGGGATAGCACCTTGTGGTAATGTAGATTTACCACTAAATGTAGATAATGCATATAGTCCAGGTTGTATGTTGATAGTTTTATAGTTAGACTGATCAATAATATTAGATAAGTCTTGGTTATCTAATGCCTCATTATCACCACTTAAAAATAATGATAATACTGATAAGCTAGAAAAGATAGCTTTATTAGCATTGTCGATACCGCTTAATATACCATTCTCGGCAAAATCTTTATTATTAACATACATAATATTTAATGGTTTTTTAGCTTTATTTGCTATGTTGTTAAGTCCGGCTAGGGTATTTAATGTATTAATAGCAGACAAACCATTACTGCTATCACCTACAACTATAGCAACCACCGGCATGTTTTCTGATAATAATTCTTTTACTATTAATGACCCAATAACCCCACCAGAACCACCAGAAGCACTAAATACAACTAAATGATATTCTCCAGCGTGATAGTTTTGAAGATTATAGTGATTGAGATAGTTTGCAATGTCACCAGATATTTCTTTCGATACATGTCTTCGCTCTGATCCAGACCCAGATAGTGTATCTTTTCCGAACTCTGCAGATTTAATATGCCAAAATGCTTTCGGGTCATGCTCTATTTTAGATATATCTGCTCTACTAGTATCAATATATTTTATATCAATATCCGAAAACCCATCCCCCAATATCGCTACATTATTAATAACTTTATCAGCTACCTTTATCCCAGTACCACCACAAGCGTGTACAATTATTTTATTAGCCATTTAAGACTCCTTTGTATTTAAATTCAATATACCTGATCAACGTATATCTCTATTTTAATATTATATACTTAATTCTTTTTAGAATCAACTATCACGAAAATGGTATATCTTTAGTTGTGCCTTCTAACCCTTCCGTTTCCCAATGAACTTTAGGTACCACACCAGGTATTATACAAGATATTATATCCATTATTATACGCCCTTCTTTTAGTTCAGGGAACCTAAGGATGTTTATTAATTTATTTATATCTGTTGTATTCATATCAGGATATCGAATGCCACTACCAGCCATTCGATATCCCAAAAAAGTAAAATCACCTGTACTCATATCAACACTATTTACTATCACTATATAATCATCACCATGGGTATTCATCAGATATCCCCAAATCTATTTTGTTGCATATTATATCCTAGAATCTTTTGCTGACCAATCTACCAGTAGCCAACAATATCATCAGCATTAGGTTCTTTATCGTGACTCGAGTACACAGTTCCATTTCTATTATAGGTTACTGTTCGATATTCATCTTCAGTTGATGAAGTAAAAGCATCTTCTTCATCGACATTAAACATGCCAAATTCCATCTTACCATACTTACCTAATTTTTTATCATATGGATCATCTGCTGGAATAGTAACTACACCTATGAATGACTTAAATTTTTTCTTAGATATTTCTTCTTTTATTTCAACTCTATTGCCTGACCTGGTCTTATAGAATCTAGTAGTTATTTTTAAAGTTATTGGTTCAACATAGTCATCTGGTAATTCAACTACATCAACTCCACCATCATTTATAAGTTTAGTTCTTAATACGCCTTCATCCATAGTTGTCATAGGGAAACAATATTTACATTTAACTATTTGTTTAAATTTAATAGATCTAGTATAACTAGTTCCACCTTCTGACCATACATAAGCATTACCATCTACATCATAAGATGCAAAATGTCCATTGAGTAACTTATCACCAGAACTGTCTGCTTCGCTATACATAACTGGCATGTTAAGTACTAACTCAGTTGGGTTATAATGTTTCATTTAAAGTCCTTAAATTCGGCTTACACTTCTAGAGATGCGATTTCATTTTCCTTATTTACTTGTTCTAGATATTTAACTATATCTAAATGACCTTCTTTACTAGCCCATTTTAAGGCGCCATTATCGCCAGCAGTTACATCAGCACCATGTTCCACTAAATACTTAACTATATCTAAGTGGCCGTTAGCGCTAGCCCATTTAACAGTACAGTTATCTTTAGCATTTATATCTGCACCGCATTCCGCTAGATATTTAACTGTATCTAAATAACCATTTTCGCTCGCCCATCTTATAGCATAATTATCATTAGCAGTAATATCAGCCCCGCATTGTACTAGATATTTGACTATATCTAAATTACCATTTGCACTAGCTGATCCTATAGCCATATTATTACTATCAGTTACATCACCGCCATATTTTACCAAGTATTTGACTGTGCTTAAATAACCATTTCGGCTAGCCTCTACTATAGCCCAGTTATCACCAGCAGTTACATCAGCACCGCATTGTACTAGATATTTAACTGTATCTAAATAACCATACATACCAGCCCATTTAACAGCATAATTATCACCAGCAGTTACATCTGCTCCGTGTTCTACCAGATACTTAACTATATCTAAGTTACCATTTTTGCTAGCATATCGTACAGCACAATTATGATTAGCAGTTATATCCGCTCCATGTTCCACTAAATACTTAACTATATCTAGATAATCATAACCGCTAGCCCATTTTAAGGCATAATTAAACAACCTATATAGCATATATCTTTGTATCTAGCTATAGTCCTATTACTATATCCACAATTTACTACTATATTAAAATCTATTTGTTCTGCTTTCATTTAAAGTCCTTTAGAGATGCGATTTCATTACTAAGTAATTATTTAGTTTTCCTTTTTTATATCATTATCTATTTTAAATGTATAATTATCACCCATACGTTTTTTCATCATCATTACTCTGTGAATATTATTCTCAGATACAGTATTCCATTCTAAATTACCTACAGCATTATGGCTCCTATTACCATCCTTATGATTAACATGGGGTTTATTCTCAGGATTAGGTATAAACTTAGTAGCTACTATCCTATGTACCTGTAGATGTTTCTTTATACCATGCTTATCTGTTAATACATATTCCATATAACCATTCCTGGTTTGGTATGGGTTCATCTTAACAACTAAGATACATATTTCATTATTTATAGATCTAGACTTAACTGTTATCTTATGTATATATACATTACCTTGATCATCAGCTACATACTTACTACTAAATATACTACCATTCATTTTTCCTATTTTACGAAGTTTATCTACAGGCATAAAAACAGGTTTATTTCTTATCTTCTTATTTCTTATTTTTTGTATACTCATAGCATAGTTCCTTATGTTTATAATTGATTTAAGAATTTGCTTCAATAGACTAAGTAATATAGTCTACTAAGTTAATCAAAGAACTTACTAACTATACTTACTTAGTTCACTAGGGTATTATGAATAAATTAATAATAAATTAAAAAGTATACTATTTACTTGATGACCGAAGCAGCATCTTCGGAGAGACCTTATAGAAACTTAAAGTAAAAAAGTAACTACCCTAAGTAACTAAAGTGACCTAATATAATACAGACTATATAGACTATAATACTAATATTATATAAGGCGGCTATGCCGCCTTATATACGAAATTAAAAATTATAAACTATTAATTAAGTGAGTATAGTAATTAAATAGACTATATTGAATTAAAATAATAACTAAATAAATTAAACTATACAGGCTTATATAAGCTTGTATAGGTATAGCTATATATGTTACTATAAACTATTTTTAATTTAGTATTTGCATGAGTTAAGACCTAACTATACCACTTAACAGCTTAATAAGGGGTCTAATAGATAGAAATAAAGAATTAAGGAGATTGTATATGAAGACAAGTGCACTACACGTATATTCGCTAGGTATGATTACACATGACTTACCAGAAGATGATGTATGGGCTGAAGTCCATCCGTTAGAACAAATGTCAGGTAGTAATGGTATCATAGATGATACAAATATAGAAAATGCTAAAGTACTTAATATACATGGTGAGACTATAGTTACTAAAATTATTAAGAGTACTAAGATTATGTGTAAATGGTTAAATGATGGTGATAATAATAGACTGACTCCTCCTTCTGTATGTAAAGGTGAGACTGTTAGAATATATAGATATGGTAATACAGACAAATACTTTTGGGGAACTATATATAACGAATTAGATCTTAGGAAAAGAGAAAAAGCTACTTATGTGTACAGCAATAAAGGTACTATAGAAGATAAAACTTTATTAGAAAAGGTTTATTATTGGACTATAGATACTATAAATAAATTTGTTAGATTACATACAGATGATAGCGATGGTGAACTAACTACTTATGATTTTGAAATTAATACTAAAGATGGCACTGTAACCTTAATAGATGGTAAAAATAATTCTATGGAATTAGATAGTGCTAAAGAAGATTTCACTTTTAATGCCAATCATGACATCATTACTAAAATAGGTAATGATCGTACTGAAACAGTAAATAATAACAGTACTGAAACAATAGGTAATAATAAATCTGTAACACTTAAGAAATTAAGTATAAAAAATGATACTGGTGAATTGATATCTATATTGAGCAATTGGCTACAAGTATGTATGGATGATGAGGGTGTAGGTAATCTAGGTGCTAATGTACCTAGAACATCTGCTAGTAAAAATAAGTTTAAAGCACTTAAGAAAAAAATAGATAGTTTTAAAATGTAAGGATATGATATGTTAACATTAGTTCCACCGATAGGTAGTAAAGGTTTTTTTAAGTTTGCTCCTCCATTCGATACCATAGTTAGAGATAATCAGGAGTATACAGTACAGGCAGTTAGGAGTCTAGTAGAGTTAGATAAAAGTGGAGAGAAGCCTTATCTAACTATATACACACCAGTAGGATTATCTTCTAGTGAATTTAGTAGTGATTTAAATAAAGATATCCCTATAGTTGTATTTACTACATCTGGTAGTGAGTTCTTTTATGTACCAGCGAATAAAATATTAAGTATACCTAAGATAAATGGTGTAAATTATCAAGAGAGAGTTTTAGCTATTAGTTTAGGTAATATACCTGTTGATATGGATTTAACTATAATTAAAGATACTATAGTAAATGATGTAAAGGATATAGTAGGAGTTAATAGTACTGTAGAGGAAATACTAGCATCAGCTGTAGCAGTTATACCAGTAACTGAAGCTGAAAAGTTTAAGAAACTTCGTGAAAATGATAAATCAGTTTATAAAAGTTATAGAACACAACTAATAGAGTTGCGTGAATTATATAAACAAGATAAAATTAAATTACAAGCTTTAGAGAAATATATACAAGAACACTATATACCAGCTAAGTAGATAACTGATGATAGCTATAGCTATCATCAGTTATAAGTTAGTTTAAGGTGTTGGTTATATGTTAGATCATCATCTATAAGTAAATTCTCTTTACTAAGAACAGATATATCAGCATTACTGAATCTACCGAACATACTTTCAAAATGACTTATTAAAAATACTTGACTAAAATTAGGACCTAATATGGTTTCAATAGCAGTATAAGCTTTTATTCTATTACCGGTATCTGCATTTACAGCATATTCATCTAGGTATAAAGGAAAATCGTTAAGACCTAAATATTTCATAAATATAATTCTAAATGCTAAATCTAATACTTCTTTAAGACCAGTACTGCCTTCTGAGACATCATTTATTGTATCAGTATTATTCATAAGGATAGGGAATTTGTAGTCAAGATCACCATCTTCTATATTAGGAGCTAATACTTTAATATCATTAATAAATAGACTATTGACTATGATATTAAGATCTTTAATGAATAAATTTAAGAAACTATTGATACTCTTAGCTATAAGACCTTCTGTAGGTGATAATTCTTTCATCATGATTTTAAGTATTTTTTCTTTAGATTGATATTCATCGATATCTTTTTTTATAATATGAGTTCTAGTAGCAGCTAACTCATCATCCTTAAGTCTAGATTCTATCTGTGATACATCATATCTGAGGAGATTAACAAGTTCATTAAGATGTTCATTTTTTATCTTATTTAAGGTATAATCTCTATGTCGATAGGTTTGCTTAATAGCATTTTTTAATTTATCGGCTAACACTGTGATTTCTTGTTTCTTATTAATATAATTATTTAAATCTTTTATCTGTTTTAATAGATCCTCTCTTTTAGCTATATTCGAAGATAAATCTTTATTAAGAGATTCTTTATTTAATATAGTTAATTCATTTTTAACTTTATCCGAAGTTTTAACTATGTTGATATCATTCTCTAATGATATTAACTTATCTTTAATAGCAGTATAATTTTTTATCCTATTAAGGAATATCGTAACCATATTAAATTCATTAAGTATAGGACCTGTATCTTTTTGTAGATCATATTTAGTAAATATGTAATTAAAAATAGGTTTAATTACTATATTATTTTTAATATAATTCCTTAAGTTATCTATACTATTCTTTTTAACTATATATTCGTCATATATCTTTTTAGTTGTTTCAATAACATTATTTAACTTATCGAGTTGATCTTCTAATGAACTTAGTTTTTCTATAACATTAGTATGTGTTATCTTATCATAATTAAGTTTCCACTCATTACCACATTTGTCACATGTTATAGATGGTTTATTTAATAGGTCATCATATTTTTTCTTTTCTAATTGTAACCTATTTATATGGTTAGTGATCTTTTCTTTATCAGAATTAAATTGGTTTATTTTATTATTAAGTTTGTGTAACTTATCAGCAGAATAAATAACATCTATTTCAGCTATGTTATTTAACAGAGATATAATATCAGTTGAGATTTCATTATAAGAAGCAATAACCGTATCTATGATGTCGAGATCAACTCCATATTTATTTAAGCTACTTAACTCTTTTAATTGTTGTGTTAAAATGTCTTTTTCTTTATATAAAGTTTTTAAATCTAAACTAGTATCTATTTTAGATATCTTATTTAGTTTATCATTGATCATAGTTATATTATTTATAACTGTTTTCAACTCATATTGTTTAGCGACTACTTTTTCTTCAGGGTTTTCTATATTAAGATTTAAAGTACTTAGTGCTTGTCTTACTTCAGCTATAGAAGTTTTTAATACTGATACGAAATTAGATTCATTATAATTAACATTTGTTTTAGTAGATAAGATATGGTCTATTAGTTTATTAAGGTGCTCTAAATCTTTTAATAATTTAGATTTAAGTTTTGGCTCAATTACTTTATCAGTATTTTGCAATAGTTTATTATTAGCTATTTTAAGAGCGCCGACTATATCTCTGTAATTATTTTTTATCTTGTTATAAACACCCAGGGGATAAGTGTAGTCAACATTAGATATAGTAGTTAACCATTTTCTTCTATCAGCTATAGACATTCCTGTGAATTTATGAGTACCTAATATAATGCTGAATACTTGTGGTGTTAAATTAAAATGTTCTTTTACTAACTCTAATTGTATTTTTCTAAGACCAGTAGGGTTCTGTTCTATATTATCTATTTTAAAACTATGTTTGGTAGAACTTATTACACCAGATGATATATCGTATTCTTTGTTATTATGAAGTATAGTTATTTTTTTGTAACCTCCTTCTTTAAAATCTTTTTTAATATCAGCAGGAAGAGGTGATAGCTCTTTCATAGTAGAACTTTTACCACTTAAATTAGTACCTAGTATAATTTGTAAATGTTGTTGTGGTGTATATTCTAAAGTTTCTATATTATTAAAATTATATCTATTATATTTATGTAAAATAAGTTTCTTTATTTGCATTTTATTTCCTTATTTATGTACTCATAGTATTAGAGAATATTTGATTTTTTACGAGGGGTGGTGATAATTAGTTGAATATTCAAATTACAGGAGATAGATATGATTACACTTAAAATTAAGAAATGGGTACCTATTAATAATGTAGATCATATCCAAACATCATGGGAAGTTTGGGGTGATGCTGCAATGACTATTAAGTTAGATAGTCTTTATAATAGTACAGAATTCTTAGATATATATTATAGTAATATAACACCACCTACTAACGCTGTATATTATATCAGAGCAGAAAGATTCTTTAATAATAATACGAGTTCAGGTTGGAGTGATTTGGTGCCAGTGAGAGGTAGTGTGGAAGATAATGCAAGTACCTTATTGATAAATGTAGATGTGGTTATTGATACTCCTATGGTTTATATAAATGAAGATGAAATAAAAGATAAAAGTAAATCTACTTTTACGATTAAAACTAGTACTTTTAAAAGTACATTAGAAGGTCATAGTTTAACAGATTGGGTAATATACAATGGCACAGGTGATGTAGTATTTGCTTCTTTAGCTGATACTACTAACCTAACTAGTATTACTATCAATAAGGCAGATATCAATTTATATAATTTAGCTATGTTAAAAATTATAGCTATACATGGTACAGGTAGTGGGATGACTAGTAGAGCTGGTATAAGAAACATTATACTATCTAATAATTTGTTTAATTATGAAATAACTAATACCAATAATAATAGAGTATATCCTTATAATGATTATATAATTAATTTTAAAAAAGTTAACCAATATAAAGACTATGGTGTTATAAAATTAGAGGTATTTGACACATTTACAAAAGATCCTATATATAGTAAAAACATATTACCAACAGCTCCCAGAGTTTTAATACCCGGAGAGTTATTAGCCGATAATAATACTTATACAATAACTCTTTTAAGTATGGTTGGTGATGGTAGTTATTTAACTAATGAAATTACATTAAACACAGTTACTATTAATGAATTTGATATAATAGATAAGAATTTTACATATGCAAATAAAACAAAGTTTATGTATGATACTACTAATAATCTTATGCCACCATTTATGGTAACTAATGAAATATATACTAAACAGATACCGATGGTTAGTAATGGACAATTTGTATTAGCAAATTATGATAGGAGTACTCAAAGATTAAATATTGTTAAAACTTTACCTAATGTTACATTATATAATAATAAAAGTAATATGTGGATAAAATTATTACCTAATAACTTATTAGTAATTAATACAGTTAATAATAATGGAGATGTAGTATTTGATATATACGATTTTGATGCTTATACTAATACTGTCCAGTTTAAACAAACTATAACATTAGCTGATGAAACCATACCTTTAGGTAAAACAAACGGAATAGTTATGACTGGTGTGGATGAAGCCATATATCTTCCAGTAGGAGGTTCAATATTAAAATCTATAAATTTCACTACGAAAGCTGTAACTACAGTTACAAAGGTACCATTAACCGGATTAGGTAATGCAACATTAGTAGACCAACATGATGGTCGTGTTACTGTTATGGGCGGTACAAGCGCTATAAGCAAAGACTATAATATAAAAGAAAAAATATGGTTGGATGGTGTGAGAGTACCAAAAGCCTTTAGAAATAGTGATTTACAAAAAGTTGATCTTGTAAATACCAATTCAGTTATCTTTAAAACTAATTATACTGATTCTAATAACTTTATGATTTATAACCCTATAAATGGAACATTAGACGATATAGTTAATCCTAATGTAAATAATACAGAACCTAATACTTGTATAAAATTGAAAACTGGTGATGTATTAAGGGCTATATTAGACACCACTACTAAAACAGAATCTATAAGTAAATTCTACTAATATCTAGTTAAAATTTTTCATTTAGTTGAGAATTTGTTACAAAACAAACTATCACATGTGATATAGTGTAGAATTACACTAATGAGTATGCATATACTCTTGGTTTTAATTAACCTTAAAGAAATAAATTAATAAGGAGACAACATGTCTTTAAATATTATCTCTAGTTCCCCAATGAATAAGAGCTTAGGTACTGATGACCTTAGTACCAGAGTTATTAAACCTGGTGCATTAGAAATACCGCAACATCTATTGAAAAGTTTCATTTTTGCTAGAAAAGGAACAACAGTCCCTACACTTACAGCTGGTGGACCTATGTTACTTATGTATGGCGAAGAAACATTTGATATGAATAAACAGTATTATAATCATTCTACTAGATTTTTAACTGGTGCTGTCGGAGCTGGTTCTACAGTTATGGCTCAGCGAGTTATACCTACTGATGCTGGTATTAAATCTAATATAGTAGTTTATTTAGATATAGTAGCGGATCAAATCCCTAATTATAAAAGAACATCAACAGGTGATTATGTACTAGACACTAACGGTGACCCGATAGCTAATACTACCACACCTACGATTAGTGGTCATAAAGTTAATATAGTAACTGAAGTTATGACTGACCCAATGTATACATTTGGTACTGCTAAATCTAAAGCAGGTAACCTAAAAGGAAAAACTTCAACTGGTACAGCAACTACTTCAACTATGTATCCTATACTAGAATTTGTAGCTGCATATCAGGGTGAAGCATATAACAATATTGGCTTTAGTATAGATAAAGTTCTTCATGATAATATAGATGACAGATTGCTAACAGCTAATCAAGCATTACCATATAACTTATCTTTATTCGAACGACCAAATCCTAATGCTACACCTGTTAGAATGAGATCATTGTACGGTGAACCAAGTGTAATGTTTACATTTAGAGAAAAAGCGATAAATCCATTAACTCAAGCACGATATGATTTTGATGCTGTTTTTGATAACAACTGGTTCAACGAAGGTAACCCATTACTACCTCTTAAATATAGTGATTTTGGTAATAGGAAATTTTATAAAGAGAATTATGAACTTGTATTAGGTTTAGTTATGGCGGAAGAAGCTAAATACGTTAGCAATACTCCTACTGTTTGGGAAGATGGCTTAAGTGCTGCAACATCCACATGGTTTGACTTTGCCGATACTGGCACTACACTTGCTAAGAACCCAGAACAATTTTATCTACTTGATATTTTTAATGCTGAATCTAGTAAATCTATCAACTACTTTAGCTTGATAGTAGACAATAATGTAACACCTACTAAAGGTGAAACTGTAACACAATTTTCTTATAAAACACCTATCTTTATGAATGGTGGTTCGGATGGTACGCTATCAAATGAAATGTTTGAAAAATTAGTAGTTGCTGAAATGCAGAAATATTTAGATATAAATAGTACTGTAATGGATTTGGCAATCAATGTCGAAAGTGTTATGTATGATTCAGGTTTTACATTACCAACTAAAGAAGAATTATGTAATTTTATAGCTGTTAGAAAAGATACCGCAGTTATTATGGGTACACATGATGCTTCATTAGGTACAAAGACATTACCACTCAGTGATGAAAGAGCTATTGCTGTTGCACTAAAAACTCGATTGAAGTTAACTCCGGAATCAACATATTTTGGTACATCTGTTATGAGAGGTGTTTTAGTTGCTGGTACAGGAAAGATGCCTGATAATAGTACACAAGATGCAATACCTGCTACTTACAGCCTTCTTATTAAATCATCTAAAATGATGGGTGCAGGCGATGGTAAATGGAATCCAGTTTATCTATTTGATAAAGCTCCAGGAAATATATTAACAGAATTAATAGATTATGAACCAAAATTCATACCAGCAGGTATTAAGCCAGTCTTATGGAATAGTGGTTTAGTATGGGCACAACCATATGATAGACGACAATATAGTTTCCCTGCTATTCAAACTGTGTATGATAATGATACTTCTGTTCTTAATAGTTGGTTTACAGTTGCAGCAATTTGTACATTACAAAAAGTAGCTGACTGGGCATGGCGTAACTTCACTGGCTCTGTGGCTCTTACTAAAGCAGAATTCGCACAACAAGTTGTAGATTTTGTTAACCTAAATATTAAAGATCGATTTGCAGGTATGTTTGTAATTATTCCAGAAGTTGTATTTACAGATGCTGATATACAACGTGGATATAGTTGGAATTTGATAATAAGTATCTACAGCTCTAATATGCTTTCTGTTCAGGTAACAACAATAGAAGCTCATCGTTTAAGTGATTTAGCTAAAAAATAATCACTCATCTATAAGTTCCTTTTAAAAGGAACTAAATAGGGCTTTCTTAAGTTCTACAAAAAATAAAAAAGGATTTAATATGGCAAGATTAAAAAATGCTGTTTTAGAAAAGAATAAACTTTTTGCAGAAGCTGCACCAACCGCAAACTTAGTTGATGGTGGACAGCAAGGATATATGCCTAAGATAGGTACTATCGCTGCTGATGGTAAAGTATATGACGAATGGATATCGAATGCGTCATATGTATCGAATAATGTAATCCCGATCGTTCTGCGAACACCTGGATTTTTTCAATATATGCAAGACACGGCAAAATGGATAGCTACGTATAAAGCTCTTATAGAACTTCATCCATTAACTATAACTGGTTTAACTTCAGGTTTAACAGTTGAATTTGATGAAACACCAATTGGCGGTGGCGGTGAACAACAAGAGTCAATAACTGATGTCAAAAGAGCTAGAAGTTCATTAGCTACAACTTATAAAGAAAAAGCTAATAAAGCTATTACTAAGTTCTTTGATATTCTAATCCGATATGGTATGATGGATCCTGATACTAAAAAACCATTAGTATCTAATTTAATTAAAAATATGGATACTATTGGTATTTATACTCCAGATTTTTATACCGGTACGGTGTTATTTATAGAACCTGATATTACTCAAAAGGTTGTAGTTGATGCTTGGCTAAGAGTTAATATGATGCCTAAATCAAACGGCGAAAGAACTGGGCAAAGGAATATGAATTCAGCCGGAGAAGGTAAAGAACTTTCTATTGACTGGACTGGTATAACTATGAACAATGAAAATGTTTTGGACTTAGGACAAACAACATTGTCAGCGTTAAGTGTACTTAATAAAATACCTGACACTGATATGATTGTACCTAATAAAGATGGAGCGGACGCTAATGTTACTGCATCTAAAGTAGGTTTTAACGACTACTAAAAAAAATAATATACACTAGTAGCATATGCTACTAGTGTATATACGTATACTTATCTTATTCTGCAGCCTACAGTATTAAGTATTACCTATTTAGAACCCTAATGTAGAGTATTATCAATAGGTTATTGAGTTACTCTTAAGAGTAAAGAGTAACTAAGGTCTATCTTATGTGTATTCGATACTATTCGTTACATAGTATCCGTTCTCTTTATGAACTGCTTGTGTCTAATCTTCTTATGACTAAACACAAGATTTATCCTTCATCATTTCGAAATCACTTGATCTCTACTAAACTTCTAGAGTTGTAGGATATGTGCACTCTTTCTTTTACGATTTAACAAGTGGCTTATGCAGCTAAACAACCATACTATATGTAAACTATAGCTGGGTAGAATTTACGGACTATGATAGAAGTGTCTCAGTCATATCCTTGGTGAGTTCTTTTATCTTAGAGTCACTTACTTTTAAGAATGGATTTTTAACGATTGTCCTTAGTGTGGATTTTACAATCTCACTACCATCTTTTGGACTTCGGAATTTTTGTGATCGTTTACCTACTACCGTAACCTTACCACGTGCCGATGGTGAAAATGGAAGTTCCGTCACTACTTCATCTAGGTTTTTGTTTTCTCCCATCAAGTTCTTGGCTTGCTTTGCACCCTCTATGTTTGCAGCCAGGATGTATTCATTCTCATAATCGAATACTTCCTTAAGAACCTTTTTAGGAATTTTAGTGTTCTTAAAGAACGCCTCTTTATCTGTATATGTGATATTAGCCACACCATTTGATATTGTGACATCAAACTTATCCTTATCGAATTCAATAGACATATCTGTCTCCTTAACTTGAAATATTCCAAGTACATTACATACTCTTCATATTAATATTATGTACTTAATTTTTTCTAGAATCAACTATTTACTGTTAGTTCATTATTTCTTATTTTCATGAAAAAAGATAAGGAGTTATATAATGGCTATTATTACAAAAAGACTAAATGTTGAAACAATAACGAAACTTAATCAGGTAAGTTTTGAGAATAAAAAAGACAGTATAACTAATAAAGCAAGTGTGGGTAGTCAAGAGTTAAGTCCTAGTAAAACTGCAGCTAATAAAGCTATGGTTAATAATGAGCATCCCAAACACGGTATAGTGTCTAGCCCGACTAATGCACTATATAATGGTTCTGTAACTACACCAGCTAATAAAAAAGAATTATCTAGTAAAACTAATGTAAGTAGAGATTCTTCTCTAACACCTACTGTAGGAATTGATAGTGTACTATCGAATACCAGTGCTAGTAAAGAAAACACACATAGTGTAACATTATCTTCACTTCAAAATAGTAAACTAGATAAAATGATTCATGCTAAATTAACAATAGCTAAAACAAGTCATCCAGGATTAGACATATCAGCTTTAACACCTATTATTAAAGGTAATGTTATGTCTGATTTGAATAGCCATGTTGGTAGTACCATTATGAGTAAAAATAATCTTATGTCAACATTAACAAGTTGTTTTCATATGGGCGGATTAGATATAAGTGGTCTATTAGATTTTTTAACTAATAAAAGTTTATTAAACTGGCTAGATTGTAGTAGTATAGAAAAATTTGCTAAAGGCGTAATAGACAAATCTGGTATGATGAGTGCCATAAGTGGTTCCGTTGGGAAAATAGGTAGTAGTAAAGTATATGATAAGATAATGCTTAATAAAGCTATTACTGACTCTATGCCTGAAAATGAACGTAGTGTAGCACGTGTTAATACTAAAGGTAATATAGATAATGTAATGTCTAATTTATCTGGAACAAAAAAAGATGCTACTAGTAGTAATTACACATATGAGAATATTACTAGTGGGTTAGATAGTTATGATCCTTCTTGGAAAACAGATAGTCAAGGCAACACTAATTATTATCGTGTAAAAAATAATTTATTTATGGGATCAATTGCAGTGCATAAAACAGAAAATGATTTTTCTATGCCCACAGCACCAACTAACAATGTTACTACTAATAGCAGAAGTAGTCTTATTATGAGTATTCTACATAAAATATAAGTATAACACTAGTAGCTATGGCTACTAGTGTTATATAGTCTTTATATTCATTTTAAGGTACCTAGAAGGCACGATCTATTCTAATGTGATGAATTACTCATAGTGAAGGATATTGGTTAGATTGAGTACCGCTAGCTAGACTTGAATCTGCAGCCGCTCCGCCCAACAATCCCCTTAGTGATTCACCAGCTAATAGTCCCCAACTATTAGGACTAAATGTTTGTTCCATATTCATAATCTTTCTAGATAGATTTATTTTAGCTTTAGGAACAGCATATTTTGATGTTAGTAAGTCTCTACTACATATTGTTGCTATAAACTTACTGAACGGTGTATCATCCTGTAACTCCGGAGAGAATGTTTGGAAGATAGATACCGGGACAGGAGATGTTAATAAATTACTAAAATCAGTAACAGTAAAACTAACATCAATAGCTAATGCTTGTTTAAATTTATTAAATGCAAGATTAGATGTGCCCCTAGAAATAGTAACACTAGTGATCATTCCTAAATCAATGGTTTGCTTACCTTTATTAAATAGTTTACATAAATAAGGAGAAGTATAACTTGCTCTACCTGTAGCTTGTGGTAAGGCTCCTGCTAATAATAATGCTAATGGTATGTAAATATTTTGTAATTGACTTATTTGGTTAGCATAAGGTGATACAAGTTGTATCTTATAATTAGTCGAAGGTGCACTATATGATGAGTCATCCCATTTTTTAGGAATGTTTATATATCCTCCGCCTAGTAAAGTTTGTACTACATTAGATGCTCCAAAAGTCACACTATCTAATGCACCCATGATAGTGTCTTTTGCATATCCGAATATCTTACCTACAGTATCACCTAAAATGTTTCCGCCTGATAAGTCAAAACGCACATCTCTACTTTTTTTAGCTAAAGATTTTAATTTTTCAGATGTTCCAATTTCACTCGTACTATTAGAAAAAGATTCACTCACACTACCACTATAGTCGACTTTGAATATTGCAAATTCCCCGCCACCTCTTACTGCACTGTCTAATGCTTTAGTAAATTTAAGTAGAGCACTTGGATCATTACCAGTATTTTTATAACGTCCTTGTGGTCCCTGTACGAAACGTGCATTTTTCTTATTGGTTGGTATAGTGTTTTTACTGCCTGGCTTAGGTGTGTTAGTATTCATATCAACTGAACCTTTAACTTCTTTAGCAAAAGGATAAGAAGGATCAGTAGTAAATTTTTTAATAAAAGTTTCAAATGATATAGCTGAGTTTATAGCATCCAGTGTGGTTGATCCCGGATCGCCACTTCCATCTGAACTAAATTTTCGTTTAAGATATCCAAATAACCCATCTACATGTGGTTGTTTACTTTCGAATAACGCACGATCACGTAACATTTGTTGATCAGCCATAGTTTGTGCTCTAGTAGCTATAGCAAATACATCTATATAGTTATTAGGTCCGATAATTCCTGGCATTAATGCTTTTAAGTTGTTAAGTGCAGTTTGATTAAATTTATAGTTAGTACCGATCTTATCGGATTGAGAACTTTCACTTTGTATAAGTTCAGGAATAAGTATACCTAATTCTGTAGCCATTTGAGTAACTATGGTATTAACTGTACCCCAATACGTATGCATAGTTTCTTCTATATAATAATAATCAAATGCACCATGTCCAGTTAGGAATCCTATTACAGTCTTAGTAAACCATATTGAAAGAGTTATAACTGGGAATGCAACTAACATAGCTACATCACCCATAAGTTGACCAGCACGGTACCCTATTGGGCTTCTACCTGTATTAGCAACAACACTATCAACATAGTCAACACTTTTACTAAAGAAATCGAATATTGAGTTAAATCTAGGTATGCCGAATGTGAGGTATACCAATTCACTATTATCGTCAATGGCTTCACTATAATATCTACCCATACCGTAATCGCCGGTTCTACCATTGATAGTAACATCATGACGAGAAGATATCCTTCCTTTAGATGGAATGTCTGCATAAGGAGTAAACTGTGGCCTAGCATTGATAGCTATGGAGCCACCTAGTGAAGTATCAGTAAACTTATCATCAGCTGTAGACCAATACCTATATTGCATGTCTGTCTTAGTTGGTAAGTCTGAATTAGGAATCATAAACATAGTATTTACCCATTTACTATCTATTATATTAAGACTATCAATTTTCTCGTTAGTTTGATCATTCTGATTTTTTAAAATACCTGATTTAAGTTTTAATTTTGGATTTACATTATTAGTTCTCCCGATCATCTTAGTACCTCCTTAATGGTGCATTATTCAAAAAATATACACTAGTAGCTATTTAGCTACTAGTGCTATTACCAATCTAATATAATGTGTTTTTTATTATCGTCATCTTCTAGAGTATGAATCAATTCTCTTGTAAGTTCTTTTTCGTCATTAGACTCTAAAGAGCAATTTAGACATTCATTTATATCTTCATCTCCGCCTTTAAGTTCTACAATACTCATAGTGAATTTATCATTTGACTCGATACCAAGGGTTTTCCATTTAGTAGCATAATTAATACCAGGTTCATTAACCCAATCCCAAGTAACAACTTGACCTATTCTTTTCACAAGTGTACCAGCAACCATTCTGTTGTTAGTAAATGACCTAATAGAGAATGCCACATTGACATCTGGATTATCTAGATCTTTTTTTAATGCTTCTCCGTGAACTCCGCTAGGTGCTATCCAACCAGTAATTAAAACTACTTTGTCGCCATTACCATAACCTGAATCAATATTAGTTTCTTCTAACATAATATCTCTAATATGAGCACATATGTTAGTCTCTTCTATTCTCAAGTTTCTAGCATAATATTCATTCTTAGTCATACCAGGTACTAACTTAGGATGACCTACTTCAGACTTCAGAGAACCACTTTTTATTCGACGCATTAATATAGAAGAATCTTCTGTAAATAATTTTTTAACACTATCGGATAATTCATAATATTGATTAGCGGAATTGAAAACATTTAAAGCACCTAAGGTAACCTTATAATATCCGTTATCATCTTTCTCTAATTTCCTATTATCACCATTAGATTTTACAGTAGTAAAAACAACTTCACTCATATCATTTCCTTATTATTTCTTCTATATTGCTAACTTCTTCACTTTTATCAACTATACTCGTTATAACACCATCTGAAAAATACGCACCAACTAATTTTGAAGTAGTATTATCAAATGCATGAAATTGATTATTCATTCCCTTATATACTGGGAACCATTCAAAATCACTAAGTCTATATGCAGTATCACTATTTTTAGGATCATATGAAACAATTGACGTGATGATTTCTGTAGCTGTGAAGTTATCACCTATATGACTACCTGTATATTTTACAGATTCCAATATAAAGTTGCTGGCATCTTCATAACTTATATACCATGGTATTTTACCTTTAATATAAAAGAAACTTAATATTTTATAAAGATACTTTGTGGTCTTAGTTACCCCGTTAGTTTTTAAGACAATATCACCCTTATTAAATTTACATAAAACCTGTGTAATACCACCCACATCTACACTATCTATTGTGGAGGGAGTTAACCTAATATTAGTAGGTATATTCAACACACTATAGGTATTACCTATAATCACGGCAACGATACCTATAACTGAAACTCCATCAGACATATTAGCTAAGCCAGCATTGATAAAGTTCTCTGGAAAGATAATAGAAAGATCTTCAGTAGCCATGGTTACATCGCCAACTATTTTAAAAGCAGACTTACTTTTATCTGCATTTCTAACTAATTTATTAACTTCTAAACTTTCCATACTATACCTTTATACTACTTTAACTTGCTGTAATAAGTAATCTACTATCATATCTAGTGTTGCTAATGAAGCTGCTTCCATTGAAGTAATCTTAGTGTCGAGTTCTTTATACTTATTCATAGCTTGAAAGAAAATATACGCATTAGTATTAGGGAAAACGAGTTTACCAATAATGTATAGTGCTACATCCGGAATATTTAATATATTCTCAGTGCTTAATTTACTAACATACTTCTCAGTAATAGTAACTATGTCTGATTCAACGTATACTACATATTTGTTTAGACTTTCTGGTATTTCTTTTAATAATTCATCTATACCAAATGTATAAGCTAATTTGTAAATATTGTTAGACTCTAGTTTCATAGCAATAGTATTTAGTCTAAGGAATTTTTCCCAATTACTCATATATGTATCACTATTTGCAACAATATCATCTAACATATATTTAGCAAAACCATCTATTTTGGTAATAATCATACCTAGTAGAATTTCAGCACTATTATCTTTTAAAAAGATATTATAAATATCTTCTACAACTTTAATAGTAAAATTATCTATTTTAATAACTAGTCTTTTCATAGCAACATAGTCGTTATAAGTTCTGACTATAACAGATATATCTTCTACTAGTTTATTATAGAATTCACGCATGATAGTGCCATAAGCATTCTCTTTTATAGATACTCCGTCAGGTATATTATTTTTTAAATTTCCTACTAATATTAATAGTAAAGATATTTCATCGAAATTATCTAAACCATTATACGATATAGAACTAATATTAATATTACTACCAGATACATTCGAAAGATATTTTTCCCATAGAGCTGTCAATTGTTCATTAGTATAACGATCCAATGCAGCATCAACTGCTAGTTGCTCTTCAATGGAAGTTACTTTAAAATAACTCTTAATATTTTCTGTAGGAGCAGGAATAATTAAAGAAGCTATCGGTAGGTCATAAACTGAAGCCTGTTTTTTAATAGTACCTTTTTTAATAAGTAGTTTTATTATATCAGGTATTTTAATAACATCAATTTGATATTGCTCAACTGGGTTATTAGGTGTACGGTTTTCAATAGTTTTTTCAATAATATTAATATAATTTTTAAGAACTGGAACGAATCCATTTCTATAAAGATTAACTTCATTGCCTATTTTATTAGCTATTTTATTAGCTACTATATTTTGACTTTCTATAGATGCACCATTAATTAACGCTAATGCTGTATTATTAACTGGTTGAATTACTTTATCTTTTAATGCTAATTCATCGGCTAGCAATTTAACAGTTTTATTTAACATTGTCATCTCCTAATAATGCATTTTTAATTTTATCAGATATGATTACATCTACTGATGAGTAAAAGTTCTCTATACCTATTGTGTTTTTTGGAGCATATAAAATATCACTATGGTCATTTACAACTCTATCAATAACTTTAGTTGCCAACGTTGTAAGTAGTGTTAAACTATTTAGATTAACTGCAACTCTATCTTCTTCTTGGAGATTAGAACTTATAATCATAATTATTCCTTATTTAAAATATCAAGAAATATGGTCGAAGAACAAACGTTCTTAACCAAAATATTCCCGTATTACTTTATTTTCCAGAGCTTCTAAAGCCCTACCCGCCATACCTGTGATGAAAGCACTATTAACAATCCTGGCGTTTATAGCCTTCATACTAAATGTCATATCAACTTCAGTATTGGTATCTGCTGTATATATTTCATAATCAGCAACCTCTGAAACTGTACACTTAAGTTGACCTCCAACTATAAACTTATCGCCAATACCACTATTTTCTTTTGTAATAATATATATTTTGATTTCCATAGTACCAGGCATCAATTTACTTCCCGCAACACTATATGTGCTATCAACTTTCCCTATAAAACCTTTATTAGCTTTTAATCTAATATCACTAGCATCTATAAGTTCTTGTGCACTTTTAGAAATTTCATCCGGCTCTGCATTATACATAATAACAACATTCTCAATAATTCCTTTGTATTTAGCTTTAGGACTATTGTTCTTTAATGCTTTAAGTAACTCTAATGTTTCTTTATCTAAAGTTTTAGCAGAGCGAGCTACATACTTATCTACAATTGTAAATAATGGATCATTGGCATTTATCTTACTACCAATTTTTACTAGGTTAGCTATTACATCAGAAGTATTTAAAACAAATGACTTTACCTTTGTAATTTCTATACCTGTTTTTTTAGACATCTTTTTGCTTATAGTACAAGAGTCCTCAAATGTTTGAATGTCTTCTAATAACGCGATGCGCATATTAGTGGAAGTCTTATAGACAACTTTACCTGGATCGAATATATCTTTTTCAAAAAAGATAGGATCATATACTAATGCATCACCAGTTTTAAATGTTTTATTTTTGCCTAATGCAGGTATCATTTTATGCGTATAAGTTGAGCCAGCCTCTTCTTTAGAAGTCCATTTCTTAATACTATATTTAAATTGTGTACCGTCCTTATAAACACCTTTAATGTACTGTGGACTAACATCAGTTATTTTTCCATCTTGCTCCGCATGTATTACAAACTTTTTACTAGCTCTTAATGCTAGCACAGATTCATAACCAGTTCGTACATAAGAAGAACTAGATGACTTCATTGGTATAGCGTGTGACGCCATAATCGTAGAGAAATTTGCGTATCTTCCGATCAGTTCGTTACACTGACCGCGTTCTCTTATGAACTGCTGCAGGCTTTCCCTGCATGTCGAGACTATATCTTCACCCTCATTTATAATGATAGGGTGTCTAACATTTCGATTTAAGGGATTTCATACCCACTCACTTGAGCCCTACTCCCGTTACAGGGATAGTCGTTGAACACATCTCGTATGACTGAGTCACGTAGAGACTTCGCTGCGCCGGTTGCCTATTGTCATATTCTATAGAGTTTTTACTATGCTCACTATCTCCATTACTGAAGTGAGTATTACATCATGTTTCCATATGTAAGTAGTATCTATAGACTTTAAGGATTCCCCGCAATTAGAAAGATAACCAATTTACATTACTGTAAATCTGGACCTAAACGATATGTGTGATAATAAATAAATTTATTAGAATCTTTTTTATATTATTGGAATATCCTGATATTTCAAAATATTCTATATTATTTATTATCTACATATCACATTCTTATAAGAAATATAACTCTCTTATAGGATGTCTGTTGATCTTTTTGCATCATCAGTTATTGTAAATGGAGTCAGTAATCCCGGAGTAGATAAAATAGAAGTCATTCCATCTTCTTTCCAGTCAAATTTATTAACTTCTCCTAATATATTTTTAAATGTAGGTGCACCTGATAAATATGCAGTTATACCCACATCACCACTATCTTTAACTGCTTCTGAAAATAGTCCTATTTCTGATTCATCAATACTACGGGTATCCTTAGTGAATGTTTCTTTTATTCTACCAAATTTACCTAATGCTGATACATCTTCAAATTGTTTTATTTCAGCTACTGGGTTGAGATCATCTATCAATACAGTTGTACTATCAGAGCCTATAGTTGCCCATACTGAGTAAGGGTTAATCTGTAATCTACTTTTGCCAAAGATTGATGCATTTGCATGCTCTTTCATAGCCCGTACTAATTCATTATAAACCATACCAGGAATGCGTTCATAACCTTTTACCAATATGTTAGTTACATCATTTGGATTTATATAATCATCCGTTAAAAGCAATTCAGCAGCTCTTATCAATAGTGCTTTAAAGACAATTGGTTCATGCATACTTTTAAGTACATTTTCACTCATAGGATCTATATACATTGTCTCTAAAAGTTTAATCTCATTAATATAAGTTATACTTAACTCCATCATATTGAAGAGTATGCTAAAGTTATCTTTATTTGTCATAACTGAAAAATTAATATTTCTTGTAATATTTTTTATACTAACTAGTCCAGCTATAATCATATCACTTAGACCATAGTCTCTTTCAATGATTAACTTAACATCTTTAAATAATACTACATACTGATTAGGATCTAATGTAATTTTTTCTTTAACTTGATGTTTAGTAAATTTAGTGTTAAGTATTTTGAACAGTGATTGTAAGCCTATATAATAACTGAGTATAGTAACTAGTGGTATTTGTTTTTTAAGAATCCTTAAATTAGCATACTCTATTGGTAATGCATTTTGTTTAAGGCCTAATTGGTGCAATATTGTACCTATAGGTTTATTGTTTAAATAAACCACACCATCATTATCCATCAATAGTGGCTTCCCGTCATTAGTTACACCTACTAAAATTTTATTTTTTTCAATAGAGTCTAACTTAATCTTAGGTAGTAATTTATCTCTATTATCATAATCAAAATTATAATTGAGATTACCTAGTGTAAACTTTTTTACATAACGAGAAATAGTAGTATAAGCAATAGGTAAAGTTTGATCCATTTTGATATTATCTAATAGTCCTATATTAGTTAGTTCTTTATTAATCTCTGATAATTTTAATAACTTATTCCTAAAGACATATCCGGCATCATCTTTTTTAAATGTAGCTTTAGTCACAGATAATTTACCATAGTATGTATTAAGATTAACTTTGTTAAAGCCTACTTTAACTATAACCTTGTCTACTTTCTGCATACGCATATAATAAGAATGAGTACTCATTTTAAAAGAACCATCTTTAGAAATAGTAGGTAATTTAAATGTTAGTTTACTTTTACTACCATCTAATAATACAACTTCTATTGTATGGATTTGAAATTCACCTAATATATTCGCACCTGACTCTATTTTATAACTATTAATAATTACACCAGCCTTTTGTAATCCGAATAAACTTCTAGTCATATCTTTATAATATTTATTTTCAATATATTTAGAAATCATAACTGATGTTACATTTTTATTCATAGTTGGATCTAATACTGATTTAGCTGCAGGTAATTCTATTTCTTTATTAGTTAACGTTAAATCTTTATCAGATATAGTTAAAAGATCAGTAAGTTTTGTTTCACCTTTACCTGGTAAATCTATTGTCATTTTAGTTTGATTAGCAAGTGCTGTATGTAAATTATCAAATTTTGTTTTAGAAATAACTTTATGTTTCTTTAATAAATCTAATTTCTTAGTTAGCTCTGCTTTAGGATTATCTTTAGTGTCTAATAGTTCTTTTTTTGTATCATAGGTTGTCATAGCAGTTTCTGATATTTTTTCTATCTCAGAATCAGTAACCATATCGTCAATACTATCACTATCTGGTATATCATCTAGTTCTTCTGATAATGCTTTATCTATATTCTTAGAGTCTAAATGTTCTTCATTTTCTTCTAATTGCATATTATTACTACCTACCACACTGTTCATTAACTCATTTGTTTTTTTAATAGCAGCATCGGGAATATTAACTACATTTGATAATTTAGTAATAAATACATAAAACATTTTCTTTAAAGTTTCAGAAGGAACCTTATTTAATCCTGTAACTACATCAGGTCTATCCTTAGATAAACTTAATAATAAATTTAAATTAAGGAATGACACTTTGCCGTTACTATTAAACATTAAAGTTATATTTTTATAATCGGCTAATGATAGTACATCAAATAGTGATTCTGTATCAGGTGATAGGAATTTCCATAATTCTAACATAATCAAATGTTTATAAGTACTAAAATGTTCTAATCCTACTTTAGTCATTTTAGTTAAAAACCTATCTAGAACCATACGGTTTGGTATAGATAATGGTAAATCAATAAGTATAAATTGATGTCTACCATCGCCCATATTAGCTATGCTGCTGTTATATAGAATAGTTTTCATCGTATTAACATATTTGTAATAGTCATTAAGTGGATCTATACTATATCTATAACTTGCACCTACTACTCCATAATTAAAAATGAATAATTTAGTATTAGGTACTTTTATAGATTTAATATTAGGTTTTAAAAATTTAAATGTAGGTTCATTAGATTTTAACTCTTTCATTATTCTAGCGACAACTATAGGTTTTTGTATAGGAGTTCCTACGAGATCAATATCTTTACTATACTTTAATGGTGTAGTTACCACTGGCAACTTTTCATTATGTAAATATCCATAATCTGTAGTCATAGGAACCACTACATCAGATACCATAACCCATTGCAAGATACTATTTCTAGGAAATTTAAAACTATCGTTATCTACAGTTTTAGGCTCTATAAGACTTGTACTACGTCTATTACCATATTTTTTATAAAATTCATTGAAATTCATTATTATTCCTTAATTTGTGTAAATTCGATAACTGGTATATTACCTTCATAATATATATCATAAATATCATATCTCCATGCGAATGGTATACGCCAAACCATTTGATTAGCGGCTATTCTAGTACCACATAAAAATACTTGTCCCTCATCAATATCGCCTATAACTGTACCTTGGTCAGCTACATCACGATATTTAGTTCGTCTAGTTCTATGTTTTGAATCTTTTTCTAAATATATCTTCATTTCTTTCATTACTATAGTATTCCTTTAAAAAGTTAAATGTTTTAATACTAGCTCTAATGGATCTGTACTCACTCGGTACATCAGGTCATTATTACCTGTTAGATAAAATTTTTTATTTTTAAGTAGTTTATTTATTTCAGCTATACTTTCATCAGTATAGAGAAGGTTAAATGAAACCACGTCCGAAACCTTCCAATCAGTTCGTTACACTGACCGCGTTCTCTTATGAACTGCTGCAGGCTTTCCCTGCATGACGAGACTATATCAAGAACCTTATAGATAGGTTCCCAGCATTTCGATTTAAGGGATTCTATACCCACTCACTTGAGCCCTACACGGTGATCAATCCGTTAGTCGTTGAACACACACACTCCATACAGGATAGCTCTCGCTGTTTAAGGTGCTTCGCTGCGCTGATTACCCATATACATCTTATAACGTTTTTACCATGCTCCTAGTTCCTCTATTACGGCTGGAGTATTATAGTATGTTTCCATCTATAAGTGGTAGTTATAAGCTTTAGTGGCTTCCCGCAATTAGCTTGGTTGTCATTATAGAATTACTTCTACAACGGGCACTTATATCATAGTGAATATATGTCCACTAAAGATATTATTAGTATTATTCAATATAGCTTTAAGTTTTCTTCTAGGTATGTCTAATTCACTAGAAGCTTTTCTTAAGCTATCATATATAACAGATTTATTGGTTTTTGTATTGGTTACTTTTATTTTATAATTATATTTAACAAATTTAACATCTTTCTCTTTAGGAAAGTCTATATACATAGTAGTAAACACCCAATCATTGTAAGAATATAATCCAGTATTAGCTATGCTTTTAGTTATAGATGATTTTGGTATACCGGTATATTCTAATAACTCTTTTCTAGTTTTATTTATTAACACTTCACCAGTTACTAAATTCTTAGCTTTATATAATATTTTATTTAAATCATTTTGGTATTTAGGTCTATCTATGATTATTTTTATATTATTATCATATTTAGCTATGTATCTATCTAAGAATTGTTTTATAGATTTATTTATACTTTGTTTACCATGTATAATTATATCAAATTCTTTCTTGGCAAAATCTTTCAAAGAGTTACGACCATGTATAGTGAATGTTTTATCTTTAATAATTATAGTTAATTTAGTATTGGTATTGTTTTTAATATCTTCACTATTAGCCCAAGGTGTGGAATCACTTAAGTACTTAAGTAAATAATCGCCATTAGGAGTTTTCCATACTTTAGACTTATATAATGGAGCTGCATTAGTATCTATTCTCGTCCTACCTTTGGCTTCAGTGAACCTGGTTAAAGATCCCCATTTTTCTACCTCACCCGTATCTATATTTTTACTAAGTACCGGTATCGCTATAGTATTGAGACCTTGATCTACTGCTGCTAAACTATTACCTAAAAACGATATCCATCTTAAGTTATCGGCATGACAGTTAGTTTTATTACCATCTATGTGATCTACTATAGGTCTAGCTATAAAATCGTTATTAGGATTGGGAACCCATGCTAGTGCTACTAATCTATGTGTGACTCTAGTGTTACTAGAATAAAGTCCAGCTTGATCAATAATATTAGATCTTAAATATCTATTTTTTTCATTACTACTAGGCTTTTTAAAGAACTTAGTTTTCATGTTCATAATAGTTCCGTCTTTAGATATAGCGTAATTAGGAAATCTTGCCAATAATCTAAACACAGTAGAGCCATATTTTATTATAACAGGCTTTTTAAATAAAACTATATGGTCATCGGTAAGAGTTCTACCATCTCTGCTTAAACTATAAAATCTAATATCACTAATATATCTTTCATAATTATTCGGTAAATTTAGTTTATAGTAGCTTAACCAATAAAGCCATTCTAATTTTACCTTGTGTCTATAACCAAATAATGTTATAAAAACTTTATCTTTATCGAATACAAGATTTCTAGCTTTTTCATTATTTTTACCAATTTCTAAATGTTCTGTTATATAATAGTCGTTGTTACCGACTACATCGAATCTGAGATTACTCATGTTAAATCCTTATTTATTTTATACTATCAATAAATAAGGTAGTAAGCTTTTTTAGTAATATAAAAGCTTCTAAGTGCAGTAAATCTCTTACTTTTTAATATCTACGGAAACTATTCTACGACTGTACCATCAAAGTCAGCTCCAAGGTGACCTAAGTGTGTACTATGTACACTTAGTGAGTTAAAATAATTTTCGCTTAGAATAGGATACTCATACACGTCAATCATTTCTCCATAGTACTTCATTTTAACTGTCCTACTAATATTAGTAGTTTTTACATAAGGGATAGTTGGGTATATAGATCCCTCTTCAGTAACTGGGTATCTTGTTATAAGGCCTGGATATTTATTACGAATCTCATATATAGCAAGATAAAATAATTCTGCATATGTAATAGGTCTAAGATATTTCTTATTTAAACTACTATCCATTTCACCAGTATTAAAGATCAGTTCTACGTACTTCCCGTCATCGTATATTAACATTAAATAATTATCTTCTACTAAAATAGGTTCACTTCTATAGAACTCTTGTCCCATTTTAGCTATAGTATTATCTAAGTACTCTTCCGATAGCCAATCGTCTCTACTTTTGCTACTTATGTCCACTAATGTTGTTTGCATAGTTTTAATGTTTACTAACGGAGCTGTATTAGTATCAGGATTGAATATCTTATGAGAAAACATTTTCAATACTTGATGCTTAACTATAGGGTTAGCTGCTTCTAAATATTGGTATAACCCTATAACAGTATTATTAAAAGATATTTTATTTTTATTATTAACATCATCTATAACGATAGGTGTAGCTGTAATAACATTTCGCGTACCATAAACGATAGCTCTTTTTGTCCATTTATTTTGTAGGAATTTCTTTTTACCTTTAAGTAAATTTTCAAAATACTCATAAATTTCTAAAGTTATACCTTGTAGCTTATATCGTATAGTATTGAACATTCTTAAATTATTACTGTCTATAGTTGTATTATTAAGCATATTGGCAGTAGATAATAGCTTCTTATAAATATCATTTACTTCATCATAACTACCTCTACCATCTTTATCTAAACTATAGTCTCTTAATCCGGCTGGGTACACTAACCATTTAGTTAAAGTATGTACTTGACTAGGTACACTATAATACTTCTTTATCAATTCTATTTTAAAACTTCTACTGTCACTATTATTAGCAAGTAATTTAAGTTTAAATATATGGTTATAAAAAAAGTCATAACCTGTTTTTCCATCTATAGGGTTAGATAAAGTAAAGTCACCAAGTTCTTCATCAAATATTGCGTATTTTTTACCAGATGCAATGTCGCTGTATAATGTTTTTAATTGTATAAGTGATCTAAATGCCAGTGGGTGCATGATCTTAAGTTTAAGATCTATATAACCATATTTCATAGTACGTATCTCTGATCCAACAGGTCCAAATATTTCCTGTGAGAATAATCCATCTATTTTAAATATATCTGTATTAGGCTCAAATATATCAAGACTTTTTACTTGTCCTAATTGCTTTAAATTATTTTTATTTAAAAATAATAATTCTATATTAAACGGGTCCATAACATCTCCTTGAATTAACTATTATATAGGATACTGTGATTAAACTAGTGGCTCATTCATTTTTTTGAATGAACGACTATAACTGAAGACTATATAGTAGTCGTAAGATTAATCAAGGAAAATATTATGGCTAAAGATTTAGATAATAAATTAGATTTTGATAACGACGATTTAGGGCTTGATGACGATCTATTAAGTATGGATAATTTTGATCCATTCGCTACACCTCCTCCCGCTAAAAATAAAAGAGAAGCTGTACTTAACACACTTAAGTCGGGCACTAAAAGTTTCGTGGATGATATAAAGGATGATAAATTAGAAACGGCTACTACTATTGCTAAAAATGCTTTACCTAAATCATTATCAGGTGAGCAAGACGAAGTAGTACATGTAGCTAAAGATGTTAAAGATGAATTAGTAAAAGCAGCTACTGAAATAAGAACTAAAGCTAATACTACACTTAATAGTTTTGAACGACTATTACCTAAAAATGAAAAAGTTACAGCTGTAACTAATAAAATCAGAAAGTGGATGGGTGTAGATGATGATTCCAATGAAGATCGTAAAAAATCTGAAAGTGAATTACAAGCAGCTAAAATAGCAGAAGCTATTGGTGATACTTTAGGTGAAAAGACTCAACGAGAAAAAGTTGAAGAATTAATTTCTAAGAAAATAGAATTAAATAGATTTAAGACATCTACTGAATTAGCAAATACAGCAGCAGTAAATTTAGAAAGTATTCGTGCGTTTAATAATGAAATAACTGCTAATTATTATAGACGATCTTTGGAACTAAAATATAAGTCACTATTCATAGCACAAAAACAATTAGATTTATTAGCTACTGCTATGGATGGATTTAAAAATCAATTCAACGCTATAGTCACTAATACTGGTCTTCCTGATATGGTGAAGATACATAAAAATGAAGCACTTAAGCACGATTTAAAATCTAAAGCTTATGGCGGAATAACAGAAACGTTATACAATGGAAATAATATATTTGGTAATACTAGGAGAAATCTAGTTAATGGCATTAGCAATATAAAGAATCAGGCTTTAGCTGGGATGGGCCTTATAGATGACACTGCAGAATCAAAAGAAACTTTTGGCGAAACAGCTGCTATGGCCGGAGGAACTGGCGGTATCTTAGGTATGTTATTAGGATCCAAGATTAAAGAATTCTTAGGATCGACTATAGGTGATCGCTTAGCTGAAAATAAAAATATTAAAAAGAATATTTATAAAACTAAAAATGCATTTATGGATATCGGCGGTAATATAGATAAAATTAAATCTAAAGAAAGAGAGTATACAACTGATAAAGATGGTAATAGAAAAGAAACATTAAAAAGTCGTTTGATGCACGGGGCAGCAAGTATTGCTAGTAACTTTACGGGATCACGAGACGATAAAGAGAATACATTAACTATTAATAAAGAAAAGCTCACAGATAGTACAATATTTGATAATAGAACTAAGTCTAGCATAAATAAAGTTATACCTCAATTGTTATCTAAGATATATGGTGAAGTAAAGTCTATCCGTACTAAAGATGGTAAACCAGAATCTAATGAACTAATATATGATTATAGAAGAGATAAATTTACTACAAGCTCCCAAATAGAAAAAAATATTAGATCCGATATACATAATAAAATATCTAAGGACACCACCTATTATGTAGATGCATTTATGGATGATTTAACTAAATACGGTGGCTTAAAACTTACTAGCGAAATAGAAGTTAAACAGCTAAGAAGAGGAGTAACTAAATATTTATTAAGCGGTGGGTCATTAGCTCCTACTAGTTTAACATCTAAGAAATTTCTAAATAACTTTACAAAAGAAATGAAGAAAAAAGTTCTAGCTTCGGTAGTTAAAATGCTTAAAAAAGCAAAAGAAGATGTTAATATACTAAGTAGAACTAATAGTAATTTAAAACATGCAAAAGAAAGTTTACCTACATTAGGTGATTTACCACAAGAATTAATAGATTCTGGTAATGCTAAAGAATTAGCTGCCATGAGGCTACTTAAAACCAATAAAGAAACCGGTGAGCTAAGTTTTAATAATGAGCAATATAAGGAAATGTTGCTAGATGAAATGGGTAAAGTTAGTGCAAAAGATGCTAATAAATATAAAGAAGAAGTTAATAAAAAGGACGCAGAAAAGAATGCAGAAAAAAGCTTTGCAGAAAAAGCTAAAGAGAGTCTAAAGAAGAAGAAAGATAAGTTTAAGAAAGATTCTGCGGCTAAAGCTAAAGCAGCAGCAGATAAACTTAAGAAAACTGTATCTAAGTTAAAAACTGAAGAAGACAGAAATAAGCTTAAAGATGATACTATAGCCAAAGCTGAAGAAGCAGCAGATAAACTTAAGAAAACTGTATCTAAGCTAAAAACCGAAGAAGGTAGAAATAAGCTTAAAGATGACACTATAGCCAAAGCTGAAAAGACTATAGATGAACTTAAGAAAACTACAGTAGCTACTAAAGCTGAAAAGACTATAGATGAACTTAAGAAAACTACAGTAGCTACTAAAGCTAAGAAAGTTAGAAAATTAGGAAAAAGATTACAGCAACATCCTATAGCAAAAAATGGTAAGATCATTCTTAATAAAATGAGACATAAGCCTAACTTACCTAATATTAGTAGCTATGAGTTTAACGAAACTGAACATAAAGATGCTGTACATGTAAGTGATATACCTAAATTCAAACAAGGTGGCTATACTGGTAATCCAGAAACTAAAGATGATATAGTAGGTTTAGTTCATGGCGATGAGACAGTTATTAATAGCAAAAAATTAGATAAAGTATCAGGCTTATTTAATAAGCTAATGGGTAAACATAAGGTTCCTAAGCGACCAGAACTAATAGATACTTTAATTAATAATGCTGAACACTTTATAGATAAAGAACGTACTACAGAAGATAGTATGTATAATAAAACTAAAACATTTACTACAAAAAAATTTAATAATATAAGTGCAGCAGCATCTAAAATAGATTTAAATTCATTCAGTGTCAGAGATAAAATATATTTATCTCAAGCAGTTATTAAAAATTCTGATATGGTATTTTCAACTAAAAAAAGAATAATGAGTATTCTGGATGAAATGAAAGATTATAATGAACAATTAAGTGTTAAGCATAAATCAGCCATTAATGAAGTTTTGCATTATGTTGAAATAAAGGAATATACTAAAGCACTTAAAGCTTATGCGATTTTAGCTAAAGATATTCATCTTGATATGGCAAAAGATGGATATGATAAGGTCAAAGATAATTTAAATCCATTAGACGCAGCTAATAAAACAAAAGAAAAGTTATTAGATATAACTAGTAAATATTTACATGTAGATTTGCGCGAGTATAAAAAGCTTAAAGAAGAATTTTATAACTCTGAAGCATATAAGAAAGGTATTGTTAAAAACATTTCTGAATATGCTGAAGGCCTTGGCTTACATATACCTAAGAAACTTATTAAAGATGATATATTAGACAATAAGACTAGCATAAAAACTGGAAAATTTGCTAAAATAAAATCACTAGTTACTGGCATACATAGGACTGATTTAGATAGAGAAGCTGCTAGCTTATTGAAAAAAGGAATTACAGGATTATTCCATACACTGAACCCGTTATATAAAAAAGAACAAAAGATAAAAGAAGAAAATGAACTCTTCGACCAAAATAAAGATGGCACTAGAGATGGTAATTGGAAAGTAAGATTAAAAAATTGGAATAAATCCAAGAAGTCTGAAACTAAAAAAACATCTAATGATACGACTAAAGACTCAGGTAGTAAGGAAAGTACATTAAAAGAAGGTTTAGTAGGAGCTGGAGGAGTGATACTCGGTGGCGCCGCTGGTCTGTTATCTAAACTATCCCCATTCCATAAAAAAGAAACTCAAGCTCAAAAAGATGCTAAAATATTCGATACAGATAAAGATGGTAGAAGAGATGGTAACTGGAGAGATGAGTTAAAGAGTTGGAATAAACACACTAAAGGAGCTGCTAAAGAATCCCTTCACAAATTAGGTAAAGGTTTTACTAGTAAAGGTATTCCTGGCTTAGTTTTAGCTGCTATGGGTATAGCTGTAGCTGGTTTAAAGAAACTTTTATGGGGCGGTTTAAAACATATCCCTGGTTTACTAAAAAATATCGGTAAAAACATACTTAAACTTCCATTTAAATTAGGAGGCCTTCTAAAAAAATTTATGCCAGGATTATTAGGGGGTGTTGTAAAAGCAGTTAAAGGTGTAGGCAGCACAGTAATAGGAGCTGGCGTTGGTGCAGTTAAATTAGCAGGTAAAGGAATCAGTGCTGTTGGTAAGTATGCATCTAAAACTTTACTTGGAACTGAGCGAGCTGAAAAGATAGGTAAGACATTTAGTAAGGTCGGGGAAGAAGCTCTTAAAGTAGGTGAAAAAATAAGCAAGTCAGGTGTCGCATCTAAGATCATAGATATACTCCGCAGTTTTAAAACTAAAATTTTAGAAAAATTAGGAGAAAAAGCTGGTGCAGAACTAGTAGGTGAATTGAGTGCAAAAATAGCAGCAAGGTTAGTTCCTTTTGTAGGATGGTCATTACTATTATGGGATGCTGGTTGGATTATTAAATATATGGTAGTCGATAAACTATCTTTAAAATCAGCTGTATCTAAACAGATATTGGGCTTTGACTTATTCTCTAAAGATTCGGCACCAGTCAATGCCGAGGGTCAGCCTATTAAGCCAACTATAAAAGTAAAATATCCTAAAAAGAATGATAAAAATAAAACACATATTGGAGTTAAACATACAGCAACTGATAAACTTACTCCTGCTAATAACAATATACCAAGTACGGTTAAACATATTAGTATTAAACCAGGATTGGGTGATAAAACTAGTAGATCTAAGCTCATTCCTGCCAATAATAATACTAATAACAGTATCCTAAATACTGTTAAGTCTAATCATGCTATAGGTTCAACTGTCGGGTATAAATTAGGTAGTAATATTTTCAATAATCCTAGTGATTATAAAAGTGCTTATAGTCAATTTGCTAAAAAACAAAATACAACTAAAGCTACTAATCATATTATAAAAAGTGATAATGCTTTATCAACTGATAGAGATCTACCTAATGATAAAATTGCTAAGATAAATAGTAATAACGCAGCTATCGTTGGTGTGGTTACGTCACAACCTAAAAAGAGAATCGTACCTACTAAGCATTATCAACCTGTTCCTCAGGACATAAATAAGCCATTAAATGATTTACATATGGTTAGCCAGGACTCTAATAAACTATTAGCTAATATGGATAATAATATTGGTTATACAGTTAATATACAATTAAAAATATTAGAGTTATTAACTAAGATGGAAAGTGATAAAAAAAATAATACAAATGCAGTTAGTGATGTTATAAGTAGTGTATTTGATACAACACCTAAACAGCAAATAGAACATAGGAGAACAGAATTTCCCAAACCAACAATAGACATTAGTAAACATACTAATTTTGCGTCATAACTAATGATTGTATACCTATAGCCAAATAAGGCTATAGGTATACAACAAGTTATGTCTTCTTAATAGATTAGATTATAGAAACTGGATTCGGTAAACAAGTAAACAGTTCAATATCTTTAGACTTATTATCTATTACAAATTTTTGAATAGAAGTATTATCAAATTTATCATCTTGTATTAGTGCGAATAATTCACTTACTACATCACAATACATATTTTGATTACTATTATATAACCTACTTTTACAGTCTAGTATTTTATCTGTACAGGTATTAAAGCTAGTGAATTTAATATCTTTTGGGAGTTTCTTTAATGCCTCAAGTAGCTCGGGATCATTTAGTATTCTGAGACTTATGAAATAAATTAAATAAGCTTTATAGTTATCTATTTTAACCGACTCTTTAGTTTGTAGGGATTTAACGTCATATGAGGTTAATCGTTTCTTACCTATGAGTTTAACGGGGAAACCTTTGATGGTAAGGAAACTTAATGCATTCTTGATACTTCCAGTAGTACCTAATATCGTTTTAAAAGATGTAGGGTATCCTGGCGCAAGTTGCTTACCTACTTTAATTTTACTATATGTGCTAATATTGATATAATCTTTACCTTCAATATCATTCATTGTTATTTGGTACATCATCATTTCCTTCCATTTTAAATATAATATCTTTTATAACATAATTAATATTTAATCTTAATAAGACAACCAGCTCTACAAATTCATCTGTATTATCAAAATTATATGTCATAATTGCAGATAATGTTTTATCTATATATTTACTTTTTAAGAACAATTTATCATTCTTATTTAGTTTACTTACAGTCTGCAAAGCATCTTCACAATTAGCTAAAAGTAAGTTGTACTTCAATCTATATAAAAAGTCAAAGATGGTGTCTGTATCATTTTCATAAATATATCCCATAAGTTTATTTATACTTATCTCTGTAGATAGAGTATGTACATTATATTTATATATCTCTTTAAAGAAATCAGATAGCTTTTTTAATTCTGGTGATCGTGTTTCTGTTATTGTGTCATATAGACTTTTTATCATTTGTTTCTTCATCTGTATCTCCATCTATGACTCCCTTAAGTGTCTTTTTAATAATTGGTTTAGCTGTTTTAATATGGTGCACAGTACTAGTACCGTCAGCATGATCTAACTTAATACTAATTGTCATAAATTTGATATCTAAGACATTAAATATTAAATCTATAAAAGTTCTCCAACTCATATCTTTGGCTGTTATATTTTTAATAAGTGACGACTTAGTTCGTCTATTAACCATATTAACAGAAGATTTAGTCTTATTGACATATCTATTAACTAAATATTCTAAATTATTTATATAGTTAATATCATGTAAAATATTACGCCATAGTTTCGTTAATATTGTTCCTTCTTGGAAAGTTGTTATTTCCTCTAACTTGATCTTACCTTTATTCATAAAGTTTCCTTTTATATCACCATACTTGGTGATGGCTTACACAACATTGATTGTTATGCTTATTTTAATATTATATACTTGTTTCTGTTTAGAATCAAATACGCACATATCTCAAATACTTACTTCTGGTAACTAAGAGAAGTAATCTAATTCCAATGTATTGATTATACTCCTTATATTAGTGATGTATGGTTGTAGTTTGACTGCATTACTATATGGTATACCAGATCCTACTAATTTGATATTTATATTGTATCTATTAATAAGCTCTTTAGAGGCCTCTAGCCACTCTTTAAAAGCTGCATTAGTATTTGTTAGTAAATTGCCTTGATCAGTCCAGAAGGTACCTATATGGACTGTTAATACACTATTCTTATTTATAGGTTGTACCTTAATATAATTTTTAGATAAATTTTGTGCAAGTAAGTCATTAATGGCTTTTGTATAGATCAATATATCTGGATGTATGACTTCTATATTACTTGCTGTTAAATAAGGATTAAATTCATATTTAGAAATATGTGATTCTAATTTATTAATTTTTACTATGATTGGGTCTTCATTATGTATATTTAAATAATTTTGTAACTTATTTATAATCCTTTTAATCATAGCTCCTCCTATTTATATTTTCTTCATTCAGGGAAGTGATATATGTCAAATATTTACACACTATTAGGTAATACCTAATAGTATGTTATATCATTAGTGAACTACCACTTTGCGAACGAGGTGGCTTCTAGACTACTCTAAGAGCAGCTAAGGTCGGTTCCCTACCTATAGTACTTGATAGTTATATTACTAGTTGTAACACTCTAGTGTTACCCAGCTCTGAAGGATGAAGTTTTACTAACTACAAAGGATTAATAATTGTAAAGGATCTTCTCGTATAAAATTTATAGTAATATAACCTATAGCTAAACTATCGATTTCATGTTCAGTTATATGGTATGGGTTAATATATTTAGTTATCTCAGGTATAAGAGCTACTCTAGCTAACATCATATCTTTATCGGCATTACCTTTAGCTCCTACATAATATTTTATAAGTTTAGGAGGATATTTATATATTTTAATAAATTTATTAGACGACATTACAGCTAGTTCAATAGTTGCTATATATTGGGAAAGATAAATTGCTGATTTGGGAAATCTATAATTTACAAATGTATCTTCAATTGCTAGTATGTGTGGATTATAAACATCTATTATATGTTTTATGCTAACGCTTAAACCTAATAGTTTATTTTTTAGTTTTTCATAATCATTATCTTTATCATAATATTCTAAATCTATAAAAAATGTTTCTATATTAACGATTTCAATAGTAACTACATTTATAGTAAATATAGAAACACCTGTATTCCCACCAGGATCTATTGCTAAAATATTAATTGTATCCATAGATCCTCCTTAATTTACATTATTAACATTTCACTACCACCAATTTCTATCGATCTAATAAACTGGCCATTGGCGTCAAGATCTTCTACCAGATTAATGTCTACTCCTACAAAGTAATTAAGTTGTACGCATTTAGCCTCAATAGCTCCACTAGCAATAGGTGTGTCAATCCCGCTACAAACTCCAATTTCAGTTATGTTAACAGGTTCCTTATAAAGTATTTTATATACTTCTTTAAGGTTGTCTATATCATCAATAGTCATCTCGAACATAACTTTCATACTTTTTGCAAGGTAAACACTATTTGCTGTATCTAAATAATTTATATTAGCCGCTGGTTTAGGTAGTAATATATCGCTTCTGTTTGTGTCGAAGTAACCTAACTTACCATCATTACCAACAACATTAACCTGGTAAATACCACGATTTAAATCAATCGATGGAATAATTTTTAAATAGTAACATACATATTCTACACCATTATGAATCTCTATAAATCTAAATCTATATTTAGCTTGGTCTGCTGCAGACAAATCAGTCTCATGTGTTTTCATCACAAAAGGAACTTGTTCGAATAGTGCTGCATCTTTAGCTGTGTGTGCAGAGTGCTTCATTAGACTATTAGTGAACTTAGGTGTACCGCCCTTACCTATTACCAGATATTTAATAGTAGGATATACACCATTTGTAGTTAAGTTAGTTAAAAAATTATATTTTTCATTTAATGTAGTATTCGGTAATGTTTCATATGGCATACCTAGCATCATATGTGATTGCATGTCTAGTGCGTATATAGTTCTTTGTGAGTTGATTATCATTTGGCATCTCCATCGTTAATATCTATAAATTCAGAAGGCTCTAGTTTACCAGGGTTGATATCAGTATGACCGGGAACAATATGTTCTAATTTAAAATTGCTATCTAATTCACGTACAGTATTCATGGTCATTTTACTTTTAATCTTCTGAGCATTTAATAATGTCTCCCTAACTAAATCTACAGTGGCACTACTATTTTTAACATCCTCTGACTTAAGTCTATTTGACGCAGAATCTTGTACAACCTTATCTAAAGATGTACTTATTTCATTTAATATTCTTAGTTCATTAGTTTTTACAGGTGAGCCATTTTTTGTTAAAGATTTTAAAGCATCGATTCTTACTTTTTTAGTAAGTTCTAATATTTCTTTTTCGTCATCGGTAAATATACTATTATCAGACATAATCATTCCTTATTAATTTTTCATATTTAACATAATGAACCTCTTTTTAATAACTAAAGGTTACATATTATTCAAGAAATGCTTACAAGTATACCAGTAGTTGCCTACTAGTATACAGATATTACTTTTTACAGAATAAATAACCAGTATAAAAATTACAGTACACACCAATATTATTAACCTTAGTAGCATCAACTAAGGTCCAGTATTGTACACTAGTTTTACTTTTATATACATAAACTAAATAAACTTTAGTTTCTTCATTTTCAATCTTCTTAAGTAAATTTCTATTTATTATATCTGTGCCTACTTCTAATTTAACAACACCACATTCTATAGTAACATCTATTATAGTATCAGTTTGTGTTAGTAGAGTTTTAGGTTTACCTTTACTGTCCACACCATAAATCTTATCTGTTATATCTACATAGTGGAACATATTCTTCTCATGTTCATAATCATAGATGATATTATTAAGTATCAAAGTCTTGTCTAGGGCACTTTTAGCTAATCCAGGCGGGTATACTTCACTACACACTATATCTTCTTCTAGAACAGCTAAGTATTTTCTACCTCTAGGATTAGGAATAAGTATTTCATCTTTAAATAAATCATAATAATGCATCATGCGTTGCGAATAAAGTACACTAAGATCTATAGTTGAAATAACTGCTTTAGTTCCTAGATACCTGTTAAATTGATCTATAATATTATTAATATATGTAATAGGCTCATTTAATTTAACTAGCCCAAATGTTGCTGTGTTTGTTTTTTTACCTAATTCCACATCACCATAATTTAATATAGAATACATATTAGGATTAGTCAGACCTTTCATAAAGTATAAATTCTTAAAATTAATAAGAGAATTTTTAATTATTTTAGGCTTCCAGTATTTTGGTTCGGTATATTTAATAATAGTTTCATCTTTAGAATACTTACCACTCATATCTCTACCTAAGAATGCCATCCTATCAGCTAAATGATTACCGATAGCAGTACTATGTCCAAGTACTTTAATAATATTAATTTCAAGGTTAACTTCTTTAGCTCTTTCTAATATATCCTTAGCTAACCAATATCTTTCGATATTAGGTCTGTCTGGTGTATCCCAAATTTTCACACTCCCTTTAGCTTTCTCAAAAACACCCATAGCATATAGACTATCTGTTTTAATATAGATAGACGATATTTTATATTTAGAATTATCCAGAGCAGTTTCTATAGCTATTTGTATACCATCTATTTCAGCAGCATTATTACTATTTATACCATTATTAGACCTATAGCCATCTAAGTAGACTAATGGAATAATAGTATTAGCCTTATCACTCATTTGACCATTTTCTATATACCCCATATCGGTTATCATAAACTTATTAGGCCGGTCACCATTTTTCATACCTATACTTTTATTACTATAAATATAACCATGTATACCAGTACCATAGAATCCGGGATTAGTAGGCCCAGCACTTCCATCACAATATATAACCATATGATATGTAGGTTCTACTTCAATATCATTCTCTTCTTTAGTTTTAGACATTTCTTAACCTTTATTTTCTATTTTCCACTAATGAAATAAGTAATTTAAAAGTTATATACACTAGTAGCATATTAGCTACTAGCGTATAACTATACTTATTTTTTAACTACAATATATGCAGAAAATAAATCTAATATATTAACAATATTGTTATAATAGTTAATAATATTACCATTAACTACTTTAGGAACTATACTATATATTTCATTAATTTTTGAACTAATACGAACACTTTCACTATCATCGTCTTTGACAATTTCTTCTAATCTTTTAATAGATCTTTCAGTTGTGTCTAAATCTTCTTCACCACCTTTAGATAATTTACTTAATACGGAACTAGGCTTTTCAATACCAGATATAAATTTTTTAACATCTGCTAAATCCGGAACAGAAACTTTCTCACTTGAAGTATCATGGAATACCCGATCTTGGTCACATTTAAAGCTCATAAATTTTAACATAAGTTCTGGTTCTTTATCTTTATTCTTGGTATACATGTAGTATATCATACCGGAAATCACATCACCATCCACGCGTATTGGCTGTATTTTTATATCAGTTACAATTTTTTTTTCGTCATCTCCTTCTATTTTATTCTTAGCCAGATTATGTAATAGTTTACCGAATAGAGTTTTATAATTATGCTCGTAACGTTTAACGATATCGGCCCATATTTTGTCTTCATTTTCAGGGTCAGCAAAACCATTCATGAAAGCATTCATTAATTCTTCTGGTACTTCAATAGAACTATCCACGTTTTTGTATTCTGAACTAAAGCTAATTAATGTATCAAGTTGTTTAAGTGTTAATGAACCAGAAGCGCCATCATCTAATGCAGCTGAAAATAAAGTTGTGAATTTCTTTAATTTCTTTAATAAAATTTCTTTCTTTTCATCTTGCACATCTTCTGCTTTAGAGTCATTAACTATTTTTTTAAATGCATCCAATCTAGCATCTAGTCTTCTACCATTATGAACTAGTTTAGTTATGAACTGTTTGATCTTAGCTGCTACTTTCAAGAACATCTTCTTGATTGCATTTATTATTTTTTGTATAGTATCTTTAATATCTTCAGTAGATAGCGATCCTAGTTCTTTATCATCTATAGACTCTACAGATACTTGTACTGACGGAGTTAGGCCTATATTAGCACATACCATAGAGATGTTCTCTGTAGCTACATTACAATAAGCTACATCAGACTTAATATTCTTTGGTAGATTCTCGTGACTAGCTAACATAGTCTCTAGTCTTTCAACTGTAGCTAGACCTTCAGTCATAGCCTCACAACTCATAACTATCTCATTCTGTAGGTTAGTTATTTCTTCAACCATATCTTCATTTGGTACATATGCTTCAGTAGCAACTACTTCTTCATTACTTAAGTCGAATAACTTCATTCTGTTTCCTTATTTTATTAATTTTATCATATTGACAAATGAACTATTCAGTTGGTTAACTAAATAGAAAACTGTTATACTACTAGTAGTATAATCTGCTAGATTTTCTACACCATAAGCTAATTCAGATATACTAGATTTAGTTATACCGAGATCTTTATTATCAGTATAATATTCGTATAAATCATTTATTTTGCTACTTAATTCATTTATAGATTCTGCTATTTTTTTTACCTTACTATAAGTGAGTGTGTTATTAGCACTATTTAAATTAGCTAAAATTGAATTTAAACTATTTAAGTTAGGTAAAAGGTTATCTAGAGTCATCCTATCTTTAACACCATTTTCATCAATGATAGCTTTTATATTATCTAAATTATCATTAGAGTCACTTCGTATTTCAAAGAACATTTTGCCTGGTTTAAGTTTCTTCCTATAGTCAGCGTCAGCTAACATTTTACTAACTAATGTATCTACTTCGTATATATACACTAATATCTTTTTAGAGATTCTAGTAGTTGCTGTATTTAGATAACTTGATGCAGTAAGCATATCTACTTTCATACCTAGTGGTACAGGCACTTCAATATTATGTAAAGTAGCCATTTCTTTACTAGATATAATTTTAGCTATATCTTTTTTAGTTTTAATAAGGTCTTTCGCTTGTTCGCTTAGATCTTTTTTATTAACCTTCTCTAATCTACTGCTGTTATTACTAAAGGTATTATATATAGCTGTGAATTGTGATGTTATAAATCCTGAGACACTATTGAATACAGCTCCTAAATTCTCATTAGAAGATTCTAACATATCTACGCGTTGTTTTAAATTAGGTAAACTCTCTATAGCTAACCTATATTCTTTTAATACATTTTCTGTCATGACATTAACCTTATTTTTATTTTGGAACATTCAAGAAATATTAGAATTTAGCTACTTAACTAGTTTTTCATATGTATAACCATTCTTGCTAAATTTTCTTTTATTACCGGATCTTAATATATTATTAATAGCTTTAGGAGAATCATTAGTATCACTAGAGCAATCTTTAATATTATCATACACTTTAATGTTACCTTTTTTACCTATAGATAAAATTTTATCTTTATTGTCTACTATAGTAACTACTCTTTTTAATATAGATTTTAATAACATTTCAGAAAATATTCTTTCAGGTATAACTATATGTTCATTATAGTAAAATTTACCTTTTTTAACATTCCTAAAAATAGTAACTGGGTGTATCTCTAGATATTCTGCGCAATTTTTTATATTAACAAAATACTTTAAGAGATTGCCCCTTTTATCATATAGTAAAACAGGAATTCTCTCTTTACCATTATTAGCTTCCCGTGTAGTTAATTGTATATTATCTAAAGTATAACCTATATAATTATTTATTCTGTCAATACTAGGAGAATAATTTTCGTTCCAATTATGTTCTTTCCAATTATTGTATAGTGTTTTGTAATTAGGTTGGTTCTCTAACCATTTTTGAAACTCATATTTATCATATGTCGGTAACGCATGCCCTCTACGTTTACTACGACCAACCATACCATTATACATACGCCATCCTAACTTATGAAAATCTCTACTTTCGTTTATAGTACACTGTTTACAAGTAGTATCTCTACCATCTTTAGTTTTACTATTTATAGAGAATGCTTCTTTAGGTAATTCTTTTTTACATTTTTGACATACTTTAGTAGTGGATTCTTTAGCTAATCGTTTAAGTATTCTCATAGTGATTGGCCTTATATTATCTAATGTATAAGGTTTAGTTTTATCAATGAGTTCTATTCTCGGAGTATCATTTATATTTATTTTGTCCCATGCGTTATATAACTTCATAAATTCACTATCCGGTCGTAACCAACTATCCCACATCTCTTCTCTAGTAAATTTTAAATCTATTTTAGGATTTTTATCTAAATATCTATGTATAAAAGATAATAGTTGTTTAGGCTCTTTCATTTTTAATCTAATACATTTCTTACAGGCTGAATGTCTACCGGTAGCTGATCTACTATTAACACCAGTTTTACCAAAATCTGTTAAAGGTAATTCCTTTTTACAAACACTACATACTTTAGAACCTGTTAATTTCAATATGCCCGATTTAGTATCTATAGTTAAATGGTCTAAATATATTTCATTTCTACCATTATCTACATAGTCTAATACCGGGTAGTCTTCTTTATTTTGTGTATGTTGTAGATTATTTAATATAGTATTATATGTTTCATTAGATAATAGATATTTATCTAATTGATCCTTAGTGAACATTCTAATTTTATTATCATTACTTAACTTATAACATATACTTTTATATAAACTATTTACCACTGACTCATGCCTAGTTTCTATCTTATCCATTTTGTTTCCTTTTGTGTGTATTATTTTTTAACTCCATATGTTAAATGAAATAGAATTAAAATTAAATATTATCATATAATACTAAACTAGAATAAATTAGCTTTCGTTAAATTACAAATAATTTATACTATACATGTATTACTTGATGAAATAAATTAAAGGAATATAAATGTTAAAATTTAATACTAAAACAAGGACATTACCTAAGGTGTCTATTAATATAGGTGCTCTAATGGATATACCAACAGCAAATTTTGTTATAGGTAAAAACGGGGAGACCGTGGTTAATGGTGGTATAAGTATTGGGGGCATGTCGGCAGTAGTTGGTACAGGTAACTCATTTAAAAGCACTTTAACACACTATATAATGTTGTCAGCAGCTGATAAACTATTATATTCCACACCAACTGCTATGACTACATATGATACCGAAGTTAATGTATCTCTAGACAGATTATCAATGCTAGCTAAACCATTTGTTAATATGGATGAGAATAGTGTAATCTTAGGAGAAAATGCACTTTGGCATATAACTGATAAATCTTTAGAGAATGCAGATGAATGGGTGAATGATATTAATAAATATGCAGATGAAAAAGCTAAATCTAAAAATACTAGAATGATTTTTACAGCATTCAGAGACCCGTATACAAAAAAACCATTAGAATTGATTATACCCACATTTGCTGAAATAGATAGTCTTACTGAATTTGAACCAGGTTCCACAAGCTCGCTTATGAGTAAAGATATAGATGATAGTAAAACTAATACTGCGTTTATGAAACAAGGTTTATTTAAAACTAAGTTTCTAAGTAGTATTCCTACATTAGGGAATAAAGCTAATATATGTTTTTTAACAACAGCACATATTGGTGAAAAGATTAATATGGCTAGCGGCCCAGCTATGTATAATCAACCCACTAAAAAATTACAATATCTGAAGCAGGATGATGCTATTAAAGGAGTTGGTCCTAAATTTTTCTTCTTAACTAACATAGCATGGTATGCTCATACAGCTAGAGTATTAAAAAATCAATCTACTAGACTACCAGAATATCCTAGATCTAAAGATGATGCTAGTGAAACAGAATTGAATATTGTTAAGCTTACTGCTCTTAGGAATAAAGGTGGCGCTAGTGGATTTACTATTGAATTAGTAGTTAGCCAAAATGAGGGTGTATTACCTAGTTTGACTGAATTCCATTATATTAAAAGTAATAATAGATATGGTATAGATGGTAGCTTAGTTCATTATCATTTAGATATATATCCTGAAGTTAACTTAGGCAGGACAACAATTAGAAAAAAAACTGAAGAAGATAGTAGTCTAAGAAGGGCTATTAACATTACTAGTGAAATGTTACAATTAAGTGTATTTAAACCTTTATATCGTGAAAATGGATTATTATGTACTCCTAAGGAACTATATGACGATCTTAAAACTATGGGTTATGATTGGGATTTATTATTAAACACTAGAGGATTTTGGATACCTAATCAATATGATAAAAATGTTATACCTTTCTTAAGTACTATAGATTTACTTAAAATGAGAAAAGGTGAGTATATACCTTATTGGTACCCAGAAGATCTACGAAAAAAATTAAATATAACAAAAAAGGATAAATAAGATGAATTCTAAAATAGGAGAAATGGTTGCATTACAAGATGCACTTAATGTTAAAACATGTGGTAAAAATTGGCCTGAAGGTAGAACTACTAATGGTAGAAAAATAACATGGTTAAGATATATTAGACAAGAAATAGCTGAGGCCATAGACAGTAGCGATACTTATAAGCATTGGAAGAATTTAGATGGTGCTGTAGATTGGGATAATCTTAAAATAGAAGTTGTTGATATTTGGCATTTCATTATGAGTAGGGGTATTGAGATAGCAGGTACAAATATAACTGAAGAGATGTGCTCTGATTTATTATCTGAACATATTGAAAAGAAAACTGGTCCGCTAGATTATTTAGAAACTGTAGAATGCTTAGAAGGTCTTCTTGAGGTAACTTTTATTAGACCATACAGTATAGGAACATTAATATTTAATTTTGCTAAAGTTATGAATAGTATACATATGGATATAGATGAATTATACACTTTATACGTCATTAAGAATGTACTTAATATATTTAGACAAGATAACGGTTATAAAGATGGAACTTATATGAAAGTGATAAATGGTGAGGAAGATAATGTTCATATTTGTAGAATATTTTCTAATAATAATGATTTATCATTTGACGAGCTATATGCAGAGTATGATAAATATTATATTGCAAATAAAGATTTTCAAGATCAAGATTGTCAAGGTAAATAGAATGAAGCTTAAGAATTGGTGTACAATGGATCCGGAATGGTTAAAATTCAATTTAAATGTTAAGGATGATACCTTAATAGAGACTTACTTTTACTATTTAGAAAGACTATGTTTTCACATGAGTGGTGTGACACAAACCGAAACTACTAGACCTTTAATACAGAGTGCAGAAATTAAAGTAGTTAATAAATTAGCTACCGATGCTAAATATAAAAATATAATAACTATTATGCATGAGATAGCCGCTAAGCATAAGAATTTTGAAGTTATTAGACATTTCAATTGGCTAAAAGAAAATACTAAATTAGGAGATACTTATGAGTGTTAATAAAGTTACAAAAAAGAAAGAAAAACCAATACCAATAGTTAATGTTATGGATTTATATAATGAACCCAGAGCATCGGGAGATATTAATTTGGTTAAGCTAATAGCTGACCATATAGCAACTACTAATAAAGACCACAGTAAAAAGTTTTTGAATAATCCTGATATTAAATCAATCTATAATAAGAACCAAGTAGTGCAGAGGATAATTATAAATAGATTATTTATAACCGAGTTATTAGTGTACAGAAGTGTTAGTGGTAATATTATAAATAACGTATTGCCGTTTATTGCAAATGATGGTTACATTGAAGACTGGGTTACTCTTATGAAAGAAATAGTTTTACCATACTTTATAACTAATAACATTTTTCTTGATATTTAAAAAATTGAAGGATAAATAGATGATATATAAAAAACCAGACTTTCAGACACGTAAAGTAGAGTTAGCTGTTAGTGAAAGCAAAAAACAAACGTTAACAGGAAATAACTTAGTTATCACTATTAAAGAGACCTTACCGTTAATGAGCATTAGTGATACATTAATAAGCAGAAGAGAAGTAAAAACAAGTACTTATTCACCTTTAGTTTTAAGTCGTAAAGACGCTAATAATACCATTGTTGATACTAATTATTATAAAAAGAATAAAGATTACAGATTTATATTTCTAACATCATTTACATCATCTGTTACTAATAACTATATGCGTGCATATTATGATAAAGTGTATATGGATATTATACTCATACCTGAACTTGAATATATAGATCAAAACTTAAAGGGTAATAGTTATGATGTGTGGGGTTATAGAGTTGGTGGTGGTAGTATTATGAATGAAGAAGCAAGTGATGCCGTTCTTCCTTTAGAAACTATATTTAAATTACCTACAGTTAAAGAGGACATATCTAATAAACACCAAGTTGTAACTATGCACGGACTAGCAAGTAATGGTAGTAATAATGTATGGAAAACAATTGTAGATTCCCCAGAAGTAGGTGTTTTAGATAAGAAGAATCAATTAGCTGGTTTATTAAATCTTGGTACTCCTAAGGACGTATTCACTACACCTAGTCCTATTCCAACATATACGATAACTCAGTCTGATCGTGAAACATATCGTGTAAAATACTTAGGTATTAAGACACCTACCAATATATGTATACCAATAATGTTTTAAATCATATGATGTAATATATTACATCATATATAAGGAATCCCAATGGCCGATAGAAAAAAAGCTGAACAAACTATACTTACTTATATAGAAAAGATAGCTGGTACCAAGAATAAGAAACTATATAAAGATCTTATATTTAAAAATATGTCTAATAAAGATTTTGATAACTTTATGAGAGATCTAAGAGATAGAAAAATTAAATTATCTGTCGTTGCACCTAATGGATCTGATATTAAATTAGACACTAAAAAATGTATGAAAATAGTAGAGGAGTTAGGTGAGCCAGTATTTCAACGTTTACGATTTGCTAAAAAACATCCTTACATTACACCAAATAAATATTTAGTTCTTAATATAGCAACAAGACGTGCTAGCCAAATCTTAACTAAAAAAATATCTATTCCTAAGGATGATAAAACAATAGATCTATTAACTGGTCAAGTTACTGGAGAAAGTAAAGCTAGCAAATTAACTTTACCTGAATTACAAATATTAGTTGGTATGGGTATTAAAGAGAGTGCTCAAGAACTTATGAAAGATCGTGGTGGTGATTTAGGCAGTAAAGATGCTATGACTAAATTGTTAATAAGCCAAGGTTCTGTTAGTCAAAAAGTACTAGCAAACTATGCTACTGGTGTAGTTTCTACTAATACTGTAAAAGCTATGTTACATGCTATGATGATACGAAGTAATCTTTAACTACTATTAGCCATATGTGGCTAATAGTAGTTATGTTAAATATCTATTTGAGCAATTATATTAGGCACAGTAGCATTTCCTGTAGGTTGATTTGTAGTATTATCTCCTGTATACGCTATAACTGGATCTATAACAACTTTAGATACATTTTTAATAGTATTAGTATTAACTATTTTTCCATGGGTACTGTCTTTAAAGTCGTTAGCTGCAGATACTATCTCTGGACTATAATACGGTATACATTCTTGTAGAACTTCACCTATTACATTAGGTTCTGTTACATTGCCTACTAAATTTTTCTGTTGCTGATCAATAATTACTAACCCTCCTATTTTGCAATTAGCATAGTGTAATCCTTCTGTATTATCTATCCATTTATAAGATATTTCTTCTTTAAATGTATTAGACTCAACATCAACACTAGGGCTATAATACGGTATACAATTTCTAAGTACTTCCACATAAACATTAGGCTGAGTTACTTCTGCCAGTATATCCTTTTGCATAGAATATATTTCACATATGCCGGTTATCCCACATACATCATATACAAATATATTATCTGTATTATCTAGTATGAACCCATCTAACCTATCTTTAAAGTTATTACCCATACCTTTAACTATAGTTTTTTCTTGTTCCAACGGGAAGCCATGTGCTGCTTCAGTTGTTATCACACCTTTAGTGATATGGTTAACAGACATAGTAGTATATTCAGAATATAACGATTTAGCACCATCTGACGTATAATTTATCTGTGTTGTATAAGATGTTAACTTATTGAATATTGATATATAGTGGTCATTAATATCTGTAAACTTTTGATATATGTCGACATTCATACCTGTAAAGACTAATAGTAGTTCAGCAATAGTTAACTTAGGATTGTATATCCCAGGCATACTTATATTTATACCTTCTGCCATTAGTAATTCATCTATCGTCTTACCTTTGGATATACTTATAACTCCACGTTGTGCTAAGCGATTTGCAATTGCTTTTATATCCGTAGAAATGGATAAATCTTCTATATTAGAATCAATGAGTTTAACCGTTACAAAAAGTTTTAATATATCATTAATATAAGTAGTAAACTTAGTGTTAGTGGAAATAAATACTGTATTAGGAACATTAGCTAATATAACGTCTGCTATATCTGATAAATCTTCTGTAGTAAATAAATTATTTATTAATGTAGACTTATCATAAGAAGGTGATATCACATTATTATAATAGTAATCATCTATAGTCGTATTAGTGTCACCATATAACATAGCGATCATTTTAATCAATACTAAGAAACCTTGCTTAGGCGATAAAGTATACCTCGCGTTAGTGTTAGGGTCGGTAAAATATTGTAAAGCTAAATATTGGTCATTATAAGCTTTATGTGCCCATGTATCAACAATGGTTTCAAAAAGATCTAATCCGTATATATCTAATAAAACTACTGGATTAATATCAAATGTTTTTGTATTTTCTAATACATCATTTTTACCATTTAGTTTTTCTTTAAATATATCAGTGTAAAATGGATCATTTTTAAATAAGTCAGATGTTATTTGTTTACTAGCTAATTGTGTGTCTATAAAAGTTTGAATACTTCTAGTTTTGTTATTGTTCATAAAGTAACTGTCATTTGCTTTTATAGAAATAATATTGCTAGTAGAATTATTATAAACTGATTCATCTAGTGTAGGAGATTTCTTAAGTGTAGCATCTTGGAAACCTAACATAATCCTGCCGACGCCAATATTATTTACATTAAAAATTTTATTTAATATAAGATCAGTTGTGCTCTCTCTACCTCCATGTTTGATGATGTAATCTAGATTGTTATAAAGCCACCAGAGTGACTCTTTATTCAATACTTGCACATCATCCCATAAATTAAAATTTGACCTAAAATAATGTTCTACATGGAAGCTATGAGCTTCATTAGATCTAGCATTGGCTAATCTTATATTCATTAACTTATTAGGTATCGCACCATATAAGGTAGCTAACATAGATGACATATAAAGTTCATCGCAGACCATATAATTTTTAAGATGCCATCTTGCAAGATAATCTATAATGAATTTTTCTAATTTCCTAATTATCGATAATTCTTGTTCCTCAACAAGTGTATCATCATAAGTTAAGATAGTACCTTCTGGGGCTGATATAGCTACATCGATATTAACAGGGTTTATACAACCATTTATATATGCTATATCATTAGGATACTTATATATTAATTCATTATAATAGTTACTAAATCCTGTAAGAGAAGCTCTTGTGTCTGGGTATTTATCTAATGTGTCTATATTAAATGGTCTTATCTGATTTAGTTCTAATATGTTTATTTTAATATCTCTACTATTAGTAGAATGTGGCTGACCAGAAAGGTTTAAAAAATATTTCCAGTCATGTTTATCTGAGGGTATATCTATATTGAATAAAGCTTTTAAACTATTGTTTATTTGCTCACCTATATCGGTTAATTTTATGACCATAGATTTGGCCAATACTATATTGTCATCTACGTATTGCTGTAATGTATACATATGAATATCCTTAAAATGAATGGAGCTATAATGAAAAAACCAACTGCTAAAATACCAAAGTATATTATGAAAAATGCTGAAGCTGAAGCTGTATTCAGTAAATTAACACAACCAGGAAAAAGTTCTGGTTACAATATGGGTAATAACGCTAGTAATATTAGTGATATAGGAAATAGTGTACTTGATAGAATCAAGAATAATGAAGATATCACACAATTATTTCCGGATGTTGAGCTATCGATACAAATATTAACTTCTAGTATACTGGCACCTAATGACATGCTTGAAAGTAAATTAAGATATGTTAAGCCAGAATTGAACATACCAATAGATATAAATAATACTATCCTAAATGAAATCGAAACATTCATGTTAAAAGAATATGACATAAATGCTAAATTACCAACTATTATAAGAGAAGCATTATTTACTAAAGGTTGTTACGCCGAGGCCATCATACCAGAATCTGCATTAGATGAAATCATAAACAGCGATATATATGCATCACATGAAGATATGGATGTGGCTAAATATATTCAAAAATCAGAAAAGAGTAAAGGATTATTAGGTAGTGCGTCTGATAAATTATCCACTGAATCTTATACGTTTGGTAATGAAGAAATAAAATTAGAATATTTAGAAAATGATGTATTGGACATCACAGATGACTATACATGTCTAGTAGCAAATGAAGTATTTAAGCGTAAAGTTAATAGTAAAATCGATGATATATTTAATATTAGCACAGAAGCAAATGTCGATATGAGTGTAAAAGAAAAAATGAAGAAATTGGAAAATAAAATGGGCCTGGATAGCCTATTTAGAACAACTTCATATAAAGAGGCTACTTATCTTGAAGTTAAAACTTCTGATGAAACTATTAGAGAAAATGTAGGTAAACCACTTATACTTAAATTATCTCCTGAATCTATTATCCCGGTGCATAGTGTTAATGATAATACTGATCATTTGGGATATTTTATTATGCTTGACGATAATGGTGCTCCTCTAAAAAATACACAGAAAGCTTTATCTAATACTGAAGTGTTAAATGGATCTCTAAATAGTGGTAGTACTGATAATAAATTGGATATTATAAAGAAGACACAAAAAGCTTTAAAAGGTATTATAAAGAAAGATCCTAAATTAAAAGATATTAAAAAAATTTATAATACTCTAATTGAAAATAAACTTAAAAAACGATTAGAAACTGGAGTGTATGGATCATTAGCTACTTTAAGTGATGCTGACGATATATATGAAACTATGTTATTCCGTGCTTTAGATGGTAAGAAAACTAAATTATTATATATTCCAAAACAACTATTAGAATATTTCGCATTTGATTATAGAGATAATGGTACTGGTAAAAGCATGCTGGAAAAAGTAACTATGCTATTTAGTATAAGAAGTATTATTCTATTTACTAAACTAATGGCGAATATAAAAAATAGTACCACTACTACTGAAGTTTCTGCTGAGTTGGATGACGATGATATCGATCCAGATGGTACTAAAGAAAAAATAATTTCTGAAGCTATGAAAACTAGACAAACACAATTGCCTCTAGGAGTTACTAAAATCGACGACCTAGTTGATTGGGCACATAAGGTAGGTTTTGTGTTTAAATTTAAACACCCACGTCTACCAGCTATGGATATAACAACTACAGACACTAATACAAGTAAAGTAATCCCAGATGACGAATTAGATAATATGATACAAGAACATATTATTATGTCATTTGGTTTAACACAAGAATTAGTTAAAAGTGGATACGATCCAGATTTCGCTACAACAGTAGTTGCAAAGAATATATTACTGTCTAAGCGTGTTATGCAGTTACAAAATATATTGATACCACAAGTTCAATCTTATACTAGAAAGATTATTTATAATGATCCTAGAATTTATAATAAAATAAAAGGTTTGATAGAGAGTAACTACACCAAACTAATAAAAAATTTTAAATCAGATATAGCTCAATTAGGATTGGAAAATAAAAAAGATATTATTGTGGACTATCTTACCAAAGAATATATCGATAATTTAAATGTTAGTTTACCTAAACCAGAAGTTACTGATAATACTAATGTGAAAGATCTATTCGGGGACTATAGTAGTGCACTAGATGACTATCTAGATTTAGTTATGAGCAGTGACGCTTTGCCAGATGAACTTATAGGTGATATGAGCGGTAAGATAGATGGTATTAAAGTAGTTATGAAAACTATATTAATTAAGAAATGGATGGTTGATAATAACTATTTTCCTGAAATAACTGAGTTTATGACCAGGAATGAAGAAGGTAAAATTAAATTTGATTTATTAGATGAATATCAAGATTACACTAGTATTCTTAGTGAACTACTTATACCATTCTTTAAGAAGACAGGTAAATTTGTTAAAGACGTAAATAAGAAATTAGATAAAATTGATGAGGAAGGAGATGGCACAGCAGATGATACCAATGAGGACAATACCGGCGGAGAAGATGAAGGAGATCCTGAAGGTGATATTCCGGATGATACTACTGATGCTGGTGATGCTAGTGATGATGACAATACAGATACCGGTGATAGTGGTGATGGTGACACAGGTGATGATAGCGGCGATACAGAAGATGATCTCACGGTTTAACGGTATTTGTTTAGATGTATATACGCTTACAGCTATTAATTTTTTAAAAAAATAAAAAAACTTCTTCTTAATAGTTGCTTAAATTATCACTAGTAGCTAATATGCTACTAGTGATATATCATAGTTTACTTATAGTGAAGTAGTCTGATACTGTTCGTTTAACAATGAAAGTAGCATCACCTACGATCAGGACCAATTTAGTATAACCAGTTTCATATGCTTGATCTATTAAGCGATGTAATGTAGGTAGTACATCTTCACGTATAGCTTTAACTCCTTCCATATCTTTAAATACAGAAAGTATATTTGTTGCCTTTACTAACTGTGAATTGGTATTTAAAACCATAATTACAACTGGGTCTATTATGATACCTCTTTTAAAATTTTTAAAAGAAGTAGTAGGTTCCTCTTCTGCTAAATCCTCATTCATTATATTGTATATATCCATAGATGCTTGCAGGTCAGTAAAGATGCTTTCTAAGCTAAATTTATATCGCTTAGCCACACCCGGCATCTTAATAAATGCATTTTCATAAGTATCTAATAGTAGTTTATAATCGTCCATAAACGAACTAATCTTTTCTGTTTCGTTTAAACATAGTTTAATTACTAACATAACAGCCTTTGTAAGATACTCATTTACTGCTTCAAGATAAATTTTATCTTCTTCTGAATCAACACCTCGATATTTAACCAATAGTGTACTTGCTAATTCACTTAAATTATTAGTAGAAGCAATCATACCATTTAATAAAAATCTATCATCAGTTATTGGTAAATATTCTAACAGACTAACTGTTTGAAATGTTGCATCTATAGATTCAGTTTCTACTTTATTTTTCATTTTATATACCAATAGGGTTCTAGATAACCTACGTGTTATTGGATCATCCATCGGAATGATTTCATCCGCAGCAAACTCTTTTGATTTCAAAATAGTATCATCAAGTTTACCCATAATAGCGTATTTATAATTATCACCCTGTACTTGTTTTTCAACTAGAATATTTTCTGTTGTTAGTGGCTCAAATTCATTTCCTAGCATTGGGTATATTTTTATTTCTGAAACATTATTCGTAGGAGGCGCTGGTTGCTGTGTTGTACATGGTGTTCCTTGTACTTGAGCGGGTGTCGCCATTTCTTTTGCTACTTCAACATTTTGACTAAATCTATTTGTAGCTTGTACTATTGGAGATTCTGGCATAGGCATTACATTGGTAACTGGTGTACCAAAACCTTGTAGTGGAGCTGGTTGCTGCATAATTTGATTTTGCATAGCCTGAGCTTGTTGCATAGCCTGAGCTTGTTGCATCATTTGATACTGTTGTTGTTGCTGTAGTTGTTGCAATGACATGTTTGGTTGTGCGTACTGAACTGCATTTGCCTGTGGTAATGATTGTGGCGATGCACTCATAATTTGTTGCTCAACAGGATATGCCGGCTGTTGTTGATTCATATTTCTATACATGTTTTTTCCTTTTATATATTTGATGTGTTTGCGCATTACACACTATTTTAATATTATATACTTGATTCTTTCTAGAATCAATTCATCTACTCTAGAATCAATTTTAAGAAATCCTCTGGATTATCCATTTTTAATAACTCATCTATAAGCTTGCTATTATTCATTTGTAATAATTTACGACTTGTAACTATACGTTCATACGAACTAGGATCACTTCTATCACAACCAGTACTAATATTATGTAAAATACTTCGTACTAATTTTACTTCAGTCATCCACTTCTTCTTCTTCTCCGAGCACATTGATTTTAACAATTTCTCTCCCTATTTTACTTGTTAATAATTTATCTAATTTAGTTGTAATATGTACCATGTCATTAGACATTATAACCCTACCAGTATTTTCATTATAATCCATATAAATATTTTTCTTATAACGCGGACTATTAGAACTCTTAAGTAGGAATAGAATAGAACCAACATAAAGATCTGTACCTCTAATAAACCTCATACTTTCTGGTAAGCTAGATGTTTTAGCTCTTTTAACACCCACGCCATTACTCTGATCTAATAACACGCTAGTTATTTTTGGGTATTTAATATCAGGTGAAGAATCGCCACCCGGCATAAGACATAAGTTAAGTCCCTTGGTATTCTGATTAGATCGTTACTCTAACCACGATTGGTTTATTTATAATACTTTATGTCATAAGTATAACCAATCAGCTAGTACTCTCATACTAGAATAGACTATATCATCATCTACTAGAGATGTCTACCATTTCGTCTTTAAGGGGATCATACCCCACCACTTGGCGCTACTCCCGTCAGGGATAGTCGTTGAACTCACACACTCTACATCAAGTAGATAGTTCTCACTGTTTAAGGTGCTTCGCTGCGTCGATTACCTACATATCCTACAAGGTTTTTACGATGCCTATTGGAAACATTACTCCATAGGTATTATACTATATTTCTATGTATAAGTCGTACTTGTTGGCTTTAAGGATTTCCCGCAATTAGATAGATGCAATCACAATATCGCTACTGTGAAGGGCTCTTGTCTAAATAAGGTATATCACTACCTATTTTTTTATTTATTTTATTTAGACAAAATCGAACCTGATAAAATCGAAAAAATTTTTCTGAGACCAATGTCTGATAAGATCTTATTTATCTCTAAAAATGACAGATCTTTTTTATTCTTATTATATTTCCTATTAATATCGAATAAAGCTTTATTAACAGAAATTACTATATCGTACATTAAGTAATACAAAACATCAATATAACGATTATTGAGATCACTATTATAAAGTTTACTGTTGATTATCCAGCCATTATAATTACTTACAATGATAGCTATTAAATCAAAAAAGTTATCTATAACCACACCCGACTCTTCTAACTTTGTTTTAAGTAATGCGTCTATATAACTATTAAGCGTTGTAAAATGATCATTAATATCAGCTATAATCTTATCTATAGAAAAACTATTCTTAAATACTATCTTACCTAATAGAACTCTCCAAAATAACTTTTCACTTTTTAGATCATTAGAATTGATTACATAAACTAAATCATCGGCACTATCATCTGGAAATATATCTATAGTATACATAATACTAAATACAAAATTATCTATAAAATCTCTATTACTATTATCTATAGCAGCATTAGGTATAGCTATTTTCAAATCATGACCAGTATAATAACTTTCATTTAGATCTTTAGGTTTTAATTTAGTAGACGCATATACTCTATGTGTTTCCATTAAATAGTTAGCATCACCTGTTAATACTTGCACACCTTTTACACTTGCATATTTTTCAAGAGATCTAACTAGTCCATAAAATCCTAATATATAAAGACATACGGGTGGCACTACAGTACCTAACTTATCTTCAATATTCCTATTATTTGTTTTGTATATATCAGAATAGATAATTTGACCTGGAGTTTTAATATTATTTAATAAGAAATTTCTATCGGTCTTTTCAAATATCAATTTAGCTCTATGCAATCTTACAAAGATATTTTTATGCGTTGGTGATATTACTGTATCTGACATAATAGATACAATATTATATGGCGTGCTAGATATTTTCATAATATTACCTTCTGAGGCATAAGGAAGATACATATGTCTTACAATTGGTTCACCTCTATAAGAAAATCTTAATTCGATAACATATAAATAACTTATAGCTATATCATAATTCACTCTATTATTTTTACCAGAATATATTTTTTCAAATTCTTCTTTAGGTGTCAACCTGCGCCACCCGTGGTACACTAATGGTATATCTGTATTTATAGACCGCATACCAGACATAATTATGCTATTAATATAGGTAGGACATAGTTTAAGTATGTCTGCATTAACACCATCAGTTATCTTCTTATTAACTTTCGGTGCAACTTCGTCTATCATTTTCGCAAAAATTGCATTCATATGTTTTCCTTTTTATTACTATAGAAATTCTTTTCCTATATTGATACCAGTATTAACTGCCTTAGATACAGTGTCAAAAGTATTCTTAATATTTTCACGACGATTTTTATCCTTTGCTATTTTATCTTCTCTGATAAACTTCTCCTCTGCTAACTTGTCCTCCCTGTTAAACTTATATTTAGTAAGATCACTATCCAATTTAAATTTGGCTTTAAGCAATGAATTATCCAATTTAAATTTATTATCCAACCTACTTTGTTCTAATAGAAATTTTTGTCGGTCTCTACTCATGTCTATTTCCAGACTAAGAAGTTTAAAACTATTAGAAATAATTTCCATAGCAGCTTTCTTTCTTAACATTTGCCTATCCATCCTCATTTTCTCTAATTCATGCTCCATCTTAATAAGCTCATGCTCTAACTTTTTTCGTTCTAAGTTCAACTTATCATTCCTGAGTTTGAGTTCCTTTTTATAAGATTTTCTATCATCTTTTAATGTTTTTATCTCTCTATGTAATTTAGCTTTATCATTAGATATTTTATCTAATTCTAATTGTAATTTCCTGTCTTCTAGTAGCCCTTTCTTATCTCCATTATAAATAGCTAAATCACGATCCTTATATAATCCATATTTTTCAAAATCAGCCTTATCTATATTGATTACTTCTGGTAGGTCACTATATTGATGTTTAATAGCCATAACTGCGCCACTAGGAGTTACACCATCGCTAGTAGATACAAATCTATATACACCATTACCAATCTTCATAAAGTAATTTGTACCTTTCTTATTACTACCATTAGTTTCTTTTAATACAGATTCATTATCTGTAATATCTAAAGTTAATACATTTGATGGAATCCCATTAACTCTATCCTTATGAGATAGATTTATTTTAAATTGTGAGTTCGGATGCTCTGGTAGTGCACCATAACTATTACTTGTTAAAACAATATCATACTGTCTTACATACAGAGATCCATATTCACGAAGTGGTCCTTCTGGTACAAAGGATATAAATCTTATATTGATCGGGATACTTAGGCTATATTTAGGCTTCTTATTAGAATATTGCTCATAAATATCTTTAATAATATCAGAGGTTAGTGCTACACCATCGGCATTAGCAAGATTATTAATAATTTTATCTAATTTATCTTTATTAAAGACATTTAATGTATACGTTTCAATTATATAAATCCCTTTACCAGATAGACCTTTAACATAAGATCCAATCAAAGATTTTAAACTACTATCTTCTCTTATCTCACTCACAATGTTACGCTTATGAATTACTTTTATATCAGGTCCTATAGTGCTAATAAAAGTTAACTTATAATCACAATTTAAATATAGATCATTTTTATTTCTAACTGATCCAACATTTTCTGTATACGGCACATAGTGCGCATATACATTATCCTCACGGTCATTTTCTAGACTTACAAAACTATTCACATTGTACGGTAATGTATTCATGTATGCCTTCTTTTATTTAAATAGTAAGTTATGAATATTATTAAATATGAATTCAGCTGTTATTCACTTTTATTAATATTACTCATTCCTTCTATATTAATATTATATATTTGATATTGAATCAAAGTCAATAGCTCACATATAACGTCTAAATGTCAAATACATATAATTCATCACATTAGAATAGATCGTGTCTTCTAGGTACCTTAAAATGAATATAAAGACCATATAACACCAGTGGCATATTAGCCACTGGTGTTATAATAGTGCGTGTTGTATAGTGCTTTAAATCAGCCAAGAAATTAATCTTGACTAAATGTGTGAACTATCACCCCGTGAACGAGGTGGCTTCTAGACTACTCTAAGAGCAGCTAAGGTCGGTCCCCTACCTATAGTACCTGGTAGCTATACTACTAGTTGTAACACTCTAGTAGCACCTATATGTTGGATGTTCTTAGCAGCATTGATATCTGCATCATCTGTATGAGCATAGGTACTCCTTATGTTGTTATAGTTATCTATATCTTAAGATATTAATATTACATTAGTGTATCTCTGTCCTGAAGGACAGAGTTTTACTAACTATGAAGAGATAATTATTTTACAGTACGAAAATCTACTGCAACTTTTTCTAGTGCTGTAGCGATACCAGTAATGTTTAGTCTAAACATAAGTGGAAGGTTAATAACATGAAGATATCTATTCATAGATGTTAATTCACGTGAAGTAGATCCGCTTAATGTTCTTACAACATCAGTAGTGATTGATGGTGATCGGAAACATTGACCAAAGTTCAATGGGTTAGCTTTAGTGTTTCTATTTGCATCAAATATACCAAATGATACAAAGATTGAACCACGGATAAGTTTATTAGGTGTAGTAACAACAATGCCTTCATAGTCAGGTCCTAGGTCAATAACACCTTCGCCATTTTCAGTTAAGTATGAACCTATAATCGGGTCAGTACCTATGATAACTTGTATTTTACCATTATTAGCTCCATTAAGGACAACATTAGCAATATAGTAATTTGCTTTAATAGCCATATTAACTGTTTCATTTTTAATTTTGTTAACTAAAAGAGCTCTAATGTCAGCAAGTCTATCTTTTGATTTAATAGAATCAACATGAGTATCAATTGCGATGTTAAGTTCATTGTAATATGTATCAACATAGAATCTACCAACACCCATTAGATCAGCTGTAACTGGAACACCATTATTAGTTATGTTATTCAACATATCAGCATGGTTAACAAGTGCTTTAACTGCATCAACAGAAGTTCTTATACCAGCATATGTAATTTGACTAGTTAATCTAGCTGCATCATTATCAGTACCAGACATAGAGTTAACTGGAGCAAGTACAGTAACACCTGTTCTTAGTGGAACATTATAAATTTGAATATAACGGTCAGTTGTAACAAGCTGTCCACGTTTTCTAAGGTTAGAGTTAGTGCTATATGCTTCAACAGTATAACCTAGAAGTTTAACAGTTGACATTACTTTCTCAATAGTTACATAATCAGCACTTGTTGTTGGTAGTACATTACCTGCAGAATCCAAGATTGCAGCAACTTTCATTTCAGAAGCATAAACAGCAATATCACCAGATTGAGTATCGCCATCACCATGTAATACTGTTTGCATTTGTATAGTGTGACCAGCAGGGAGTTGTGATAATATAGCAGAAGCTGCACCTGTTACAGTAGTTTTAGTACTAGTTCCTATTGCAATAGCATCGCTAGAAAAAGTTAATCCTAATGATTTTGCATGTGCTTGTGGGCTATAAGTAAAGTTACTATGTGGTAATATAGATATATTAGCCATAAAGTTTTCAGTTACAGTTTTTCCAGCTGAGTCAGTACCAGTTAGTGAATAATAGATATTCTCTAAGTTAAGAGTTCTGTCTAGTGCATCAGTATTATCCATAACACCTTTAGCAAGTTGTGCGTCAGTTTGAGAAATACCTAGTAGACCAATAGTTTTACCAAATGCTAAAGGAGCAGTAGTTACATCTTCAGAGCCATTATACTCTACAAATGAGTAAACGTCAGCTAAAAGCACTGAACTGTTATTCTTTCTTACAACTGGAATGAGTCTATTTTTATCATTACCGAATAGTTTATTATCAAAGATTGCTTTTACGATAGGAGTTTTATCGAAATCTTTCATACTAGATGAACCATCAGTTTTTCTAGCTATTTCTTTATAAATTGAAGTAAATTCACATTCAATAGTTGCACCTGAAACAGTTGGGTCCATACTAATAGTTGGGAAAAATGCTTCACCAAATTTATCTTGTGTTGCTGACATGAAGTTAGATACAATTGAAAAATATATAGCATTGTTTGTAGCTTCACCATCATAACCTTCAGAAGACAATTGATCACCTAGTAGTATATCTTCTACACCTAGAACGTCAGCGCCAATTACACTATGTGGTCCTTTAACATCAACAGATTTTGGGTTACGAAATGCATCTAATGCAATTTTTGGATTTAATGCCAATGCAGCGATTTGGTTTGCGGCATTAAATTGTGCTTCTGTAAACTGAGATGCGTCCATATCTTCTTGTGACAATACAGCGCTTAAAGTTCTGCTAACAGTATCTTGTAGTTTATCAAGCACAACTGTAGCTGACTCACGTGATGCTGAATCCATATCTTCATTAGAGATTACAAAGTTTGTTAACTCTTTTCTTTTATTTAGACCTTCGTCACCAATATTTAATGTTAGAGTATCTAACAAATCCTTGACTATTTTCTTTTTACCAGCCATATTCTGATTCCTCACTTTTTATTTATTTTTTAAGAACGTTTTGAACAATCTAGTTGAACTAACTTGTTCATCATTAAAATTACTATACATACTATTAAGTAGGTCTTCCCGAAATGATTGAAGACCATCGTTACTGTCTATTACTAAATTACTAAAACCTTCGTGAAGAATAACAAATATTATACCATCTGCATGAATAAAGTTATAAATGTCATTTTTATTTTCACTCATAGTATTCGAACTTTTTAGAATATTTAATACATCTAAGTATTCTTTATCATTACTACCAGGTATAGTACGGAAGTCATTAAGCTCTCCGTTAGTTAAAAAATCAACTAAATTATTCATAAGGTGCGGTCTACTATTATTTATGAATTCGTATAGATATTGATTTATACTTATAAAGCTACTAATATCATATTTAGAAAGTTTAGCATTAAATATCTTTATTATAGCTTCTCTAGCCACATTATCATACGTATAAAAACGTTTATCCATTTGAAATCCAATACCTGCTATATCTATTAAGGTATTAATATTTAATGCAGATGATAAAAAATCTGGTATATAAACAACACTTGGTGTTTCATATATCAATTGCCGGCCTGTTTTACCAGGACCATAAAGTGTCCCTGAAAGTGGTGATGATAGTGGCGTCATATTAACTCCTATTATGTTTTATTCTTTTATTCAAATAAATCGCTATAACTACCTAATTTTAAATATTCACATATAATTAGTTTAACAAAAAAGTATGAATAGTTTATTTTATTAGTAAAAATAGTAAAAGTACAAGGAATTAAAATGTCTAAACTAGAGATATTAATAAAGATGTTAACTCTTTTATATAGAGAGAAAGAAATAGAGAATGATACTAGCGATAGTAAAGACCTAGTAAGAACAGTCTTATCTGTCTTTACCAGTGACAATAGGGATAATCAGTTCATAGGTGGTGACGGTAGTGTAGAAGATGACTTAAAACATCTAATATTAGATCTATTAAATAATCCTGATAATTATGATAAAGTTTCTTTATTACAAAGTATTAATTTAATATTTAAGAATAAACCAGATCTATGTAAAATTGTAACAAATGCTATTGATAATGAATTTTCACAAGCTAGCCTTAAGAGAACAGTAGTTAGTATTAGAAATCTTATTAATAATTATTATAAAGAGGAGAAACTGAAAGCTACTATAAGTAAGGCATCATATCAAATGAGAACGGGTAAATTAGACGGTGATACCATTACAGCTTATACACAAAAATTAATAACTGCACTAGAAGCATTATCTCTTAAAGCGAGAACTAAGGATCCTGGTATCATGGACGAATTAGATATTGGTGATGAAAATGGATTAGGTGCAGTATTAAATAAAGTTAAAAACCAAAAAGTTGAAGGAGGTAAGCTATTAAGTGGATGGAAAGAACTTAATGAAATGACACAAAATGGATTCAGACGTGGCATTATGTGTATGATAGCAGCATTACAACATAATTATAAATCTGGGTTTATGCAGAGTTTGTTTATGCAATTCGCTATGCATAATAAACCAGCCTTAGATGATCCGACTAAGAAGCCACTTATATTATATATAAGTTTTGAAGATGATAGTGAAGTATTTACAGAATTTATGTATAGATATTTATATTATAACGAAAATAATGAATTACCAGATCTAACTAAAGTTACTGGTGCTGAAGTAGCATCTTACATTAGAAAGAGATTAAGTGTAAATGGTTATCATGTTAAAATGATGAGAGTTAACCCAAGTGAGTGGACTTATAAATCTTTATTTAATAAAGTATTAGAATTAGAAGCAAATGGATATGAAATCCATGCTATGTTAATAGATTACTTATATAAGTTACCAACAACCGGATGTGTTACTTCAGGTCCAACTGGTAATGATGTACTAGACTTATTTAATAGAGTTAGGAATTTTAGCTCGGCTTATTTATCTAGGCCCATATAGTGGTGACATTATATGCAAACTCTTCTAATTGCGGGGAACCCTTAAAGCCAACAAGTACGACTTACAGCTAGAAATAGACTGTAATACCTATGACGTAATATAGTCAATAGGCATCGTAAAAACCTTGTAGGATATGTAGGTAATCGACGCAGCGAAGCACCTTAAATAGTGAGAACTATCCTCTAGTAGGAGTGTGTGAGTTCAACGACTATCCCTGACGGGAGTAGCGCCAAGTGGTGGGGTATGGTCCCCTTAAAGACGAAATGTAGAGGGTCTGTTATCTAATTGAATAACAGATCATGATATAGTCTACTCTAGTATGAGAGTACTAGCTGATTAGTTACATTATGAAGATAATGTTATAAACCAACTAATCGTATATGTAGTAACGATACATATAGAATAAAAAGGCACAAAATACTTACCATTACTAATCATCAATTTAGTACTGAAGCTAAAGGTTTGTTACGAGGTGGCATTAAAGGAAAAGAGTTTATTAATGAAGTTGCAAATAAAGGTTACTTCCAAGGTTCCAGACAACTAGACCAAGTAGTAGATCTCGAATTATATCTAACTAAAGTTAGTGTTAAACGAAAATGGAAATTAATTGTGGGTAGAGGCAAAGATAGACAGCCAGGAATACTACCAGATGAGAAGATGGTATTCAGCTTACCATTCCCTAAGAATGCACCTATTAAAGAAAACATAAATGACGATAAACATATTGCATTTGAAGAAAATGACACTGGCGCAGATAGTGAATCATTTAGATTTTAAAGAAGGAAATACAAAGTTTCAATAGTTCATTGAGCAGTGAAACCTGCTTACACAATCTATCCGCTTAGTTATTCTAAGTCGGACAAATAATAAAGGAACACACATGGATTCAGAATTATACAACCAAGCATTTGGGGTAATAATAGGATTTGAAGGTGGTTATGTAAATGACCCAACTGACCCAGGCGGCGAAACAAAATATGGAATAGCTAAAGCGGATTATCCAAATTTAGATATTAAAAATTTAACATTAGCTGACGCTAAGAAAATATATTATGATAATTATTGGAATACTAAACATATGAACTTAACTACAATTGGTGAGTTTAGTAATAAATTAGCTATAGAATTGTTTGATTCAGCTGTTAACCAAGGTGTAGGGTCTGCTGCAGAGTTTTTACAAGAAGCTTTAAACCTAATGAATAGAAATCAGAAATTATTTCCTGATATGACAGTAGATAGCTTTGCGGGTCCCACTACCTTAAAAGCTTTACATTCATTGGAAAGTTATGATAAACCATCTTTACTAAAAGTAATTAGTGGATTACAGTTTATGCGATATTATAATATCGTAAAAAGAAATCCTAAACAAGAAAAATTCTTTAGTGGATGGATGAAAAGGGTTTAGATACTTTATTTTACACTAGTAGCTTATAAGCTACTAGTGTAAATATAGGTATAATGAATTATCCGCCGATAGGTATATTGGTATTAGATTTTGGTTCTATATAGAAAGTATTGGTTTCGTTATGAATGTTAACGTTAGACTCTGCTCCACTGTAGAAAGTACTAATTTCATCATATGCAATCGGATATTTAGTACCGTCAGTTTTAGTAATCTCAATTCCTACATAATAAATTTGCCCAGTTTTTAAACTATTAGGTGGAATTACTATACTATGTGGATCACCACGCATGCTATGGATTGATGTTACTTTAGTTAATCCATCATTTTCTACAGCATATATATCCCATATGCTAGAGGTAGCATCACAAAGATATTTAAATCTAAGTACATTAGGAATAGTTACATTGAAATCATAATTAGGTCCCACTATCATAACTTCTTGTTTTACAACATGTATAGCTAATGTAGAAAATTGTGAGACATCATCGCTAGAAGTATGGAATGCTGCTTTAATAAGATAGACATTTCCTCGTTTCAAAATAGGTTGATCTACTAATATACTGTCTTTATCAACTTCATTATATATGTTAGACCAAACATACTTACCATTTATATCTGTAATGATATAACTAGTAGCGGTATGTATCGCAGTACCAGTAGTATTAAAATCACTAACAGTTATTGTAAACATAGTGGGTATATGATTATTGATTAAGCTATTAGTTTTAATAGTAGGTGGTGTGACTGTTCCTGGCATATCTATATTATTATCAATAGTATAAACATCTTTAGGGATGAAAATATCTAAATTACCCCATATAGTCCAGCCAGTATTTAAAAGGCTTCTAGCCCTAGCATAATACTTATTATCTGGGTCTAGTATATTAGTCCACATTATAGATGTCAAGTTTTTAGTATCATCTAAAGACTCTAAAATTATATTACTAAATAATGGGTCAGTAGCTATCTGCCAATCTGTAGCTGTATGTTTGACGCCTGTAGGTAAATCTAAATCAGTTATTCTAATAGCTACCATTTTATATCCTTATTTTGTTGTATTCAAAAAATTATATTCTTGCATTGATTACTTTAACTAATTTTAAAATAATATCATTTGTAGATCCTGTAGATGTACCAGAATTATCTGATAATTTTAGCATATCTGTTATGAGTTTATCCACATATCCGCCATATACAAACTTTCCATAATATTTATTATTATTAGAATCAGTCATTTCATATAGTAAATTAATATATGTACTTATTTTACTAGTATCTATATACTTTGTATCCCATAAATAAATACCGGGAATAGTATTACTTTCGTTACATATATTGTTTATTAATGATATTTCTAAATCATGTTCTAAATCTAATATACGTATCTTTACAGTTTCATTTGGACTAAATTGACCCACTAAAATCGCATGCTCATTTTCGCTATATCTCATAATTTACTCCCATTCTATATAATGTCTACTATTTGCTGTATCCGCTGAAGTTATATCAAATTCTTTTTGTGAATATGATAATAAACTAGACTCGTAGAATACATAACCAACTAACATAAATTTACCACTATAGGGAAAATTTAACATGGTGATAGATGATTTAGTTATAGTACCAGATTCCACTTCTTGATACTTATTATTATACTTATAATACAATTTAAATAAGATAGTTGTATACATATTAGCTATAAAATTTACTTTTATTTTACCAGGATATAATGAAGTTATATCTATTTGTGACGTATGATCCCAATTAGATACGAGTATTACATCAATCACATTAATGTGTAGACGACTACTTATAGCTACAGCTATCCTAGTATAATAATTAACTCCGTCATTATCTATGTACTTAAATTCTATAGATATGACATCACCTTCTTTAAATTGTTTGTTAGGAAAATTAGCTAAGTTTATATTATAAAAACCTTTTGCTGATATGTAGGCCTTACTAATAAAATTAGTATCAAGATTTTTCACAGTGTATGTAGCTGTAACTGGTTTTCCTTTAACGGTTAGATTACCGCATATATTATATTGTACTAACAAAATACTATCCTTTTATAATTGTTTAAATTTTACACATAGAGCCTCTTTCTAATAAGCTAGAAAGACATAATATATAACTATAGTCACTAGGTTAATACCTAGTGACTATAGTTGTCAGGCATACCATTCATATTCTATTAAATCAGGTACATCATTACCGTCACTATCTTTAAGTTGGTAATTTAAGGTTTTACACCAAAAACCGACAATCTCCACGCCCTTATCGATATCTTTTATTACTAACGGAAAATTATATTTACTTGTTATTGAAGTTACTCCTGGTATGAAATCTAACATTTCACCTTCTTGTAGAGAAGTGTCAGGATAAGCTGAAAATATATTAAAGATGGTATTACCTTTAATATTATATTTCTTTTCAATATCTGTAATAATATCATTTATTCTAGTATTAGATTTAGGGATAGCTAATATTGCCCAAGTATCTTTTTGAAATATGATCTTACCGGACATACCAGCCATATCTATAATATATGGAGTATGTATTGGAACAGGTCCCATATTTTGTATATCTAATATGTAATCACCAACGTCATCTGGTTTCATACAGTATATACCATTTCCTATTTCAGTTAGATTTGAATTTTGTATAATATTACCATTAAAATCTAAAAGTCTATATGGTATAGTCGCACCACTAACTCCATTATATATGAAAGCTCTAAGAGTAGGAGTACCTACCCGAAAGAACTTAGGCATTCCATTTAGTAAACATAATAAATAACAATCTTCACTTGGAGCACTTAATAAATATTGTGAAAATAACCCATGAGCAATAGTAATAACGACTGGATATGTTTCAGTTATATTAGTTAAGATTACCTTACCGTTACTATCTTCGGCTAATTTATATACAATTAAAGAATTGCCAGGAGCATTCGTGGTAACCTTTACATTAGTTTGTCCCCTCTCAAGCATTTCATACTTTTGCATATACCTTCCTTTTTAATTAATATTGATACTAGCTAAATATGCTTTATACCTCGGTACTATCAATATAGTGTACAGGAGCAATTGCTCCTGTAGAAAGATTAAGCAAAAACTTTGTAACTAGTTCTAGCACCAAGTTTGTCAATACCAGTCATAACATCAGCAAATTTACCATCGATATGAGCAGTTTGTGCTGCGATAGCAGATGACAAGTTCTGAGTGTATGATTCAAGATTAGTGAGTTGTTTCTCAATAGAACCACCACTAGCAAATGTTGCACTTAAAGTATCAAGTTCAGTTTTGATAGCACTAAGACCATATACAGAATCACCTAGAGTAGAAGCATTAGCAGCAATTGCTGTTTCAGCAGCATTAATTTTAGAAATTAATGAAGTAGCTACACTAGTATCAGTTAATGCAGCGATTGCACTTTCGATTGAATTTCTACCATTATCAACAGCAGTTCTTATAGCAGCAAATCCATATGCAGAATCTTCAGCCAATGTACGAATAGCAGAAGTATCAGCTTTAACAGCAGCGATTGCAGTTATGATATCATTTAGACCCATACCAGCAAGAGGGTTAGCTGAACCATCAGATAGTTTTGCACTACCTTGTAGCATATACTCTATATTATCATTCAATGATTGTAGAGCAGCTAGTGAAGAACCACCAGTAGTTAGTGCATTATTAATATCTTTAACAAAAGTTAAAACATCATTGATAGCATCATTAATAATACTTTGTATAGTACCAGTTGTAGATGCACTACCATTACTTAATGTTTCGCCAGCAGAGAATGCAGCAGTTGCATTATTAACTGTGATTGTAGTAAGACTAGTGTTTGAATCATAAGTAGATGCACTGATTATACCAGATGCTTTAGAAGTATTACCAGTTACAGTATCGCCAACAACAAGTTTTGCTGTTTCGTCACCATTAATAGTAAGTATAACATCTTGAGCACCATCTAGCATACCTTTGATATTACTAACAACATTATCTACAGATGAAATTTGTGTACTTATATCAGCTAATGCTGTAGTACTTAGAGTATTTACTTTACTTTGGATAGCGGTAACATCAGTTTGTACTGCGTCAACTACACCTTTAACATCGTCGATATTAGCACTTTCGATAGTTAGTGGATATGAAACATTACCCATACCAAGTTCATAGTTAGACATAACTACTACATAATCACCAACTGTACTTACAGTAGCAGAAGCTTTATATGTACCAGTGTTGCCAGCTTTATCAACTGCAGCACTAGCTGCTATAGCACCTTCTAAATCCTTATTAAGACCAAATGTTTTAGCATTAGAATCTATAGATGTAACAACATAATAATTACCAGATACAAGAATAGTGTCGCCTAATTCGAACCCAGTTACACTTGATACAGGAAGTGTTCTAGAACCTATTGCAGCCGCAGCAGATGTAGTTGTACTTGCAGCAGTTATAGTTTCAACAACTTCAGTAAATGTTGGCAAAGTAATTTCTGCACCAGTTGAATTAGAGATTATTTTACCAGAAAAACCAGACGGTTTACCTAAGATATCTTTAGAGGTATCTACAAATACGTCAAACGCGACGCCAGCTTTTTTAATACTAGACATATTAAAATCCTTTTTATTTTTAATTGTTAAATTTAATCTAAGATAAGGTTCTAACTAGACCTAACGTTTATTAAAGCCAAATCTAAATGACAATTCTGAATCCAAAAGAAGATTTTGTTTCTTCCATAACTTGATCCACATTACCTCCGATTTGACTTAATGTCTCGTCAAGTAATACGCTACGAACATCTACTGATTCTGTATATTGTAACCCGAATTTGCTATCCCTAGCTTGAATCAAAAAGAACCCTATTTTCGTAACATATAACTCAACATAAAAGGCACTTAAATTGCCAACTTTAGTAACTGCATCTTTAGCTGTAGCAGCTACTATTAATCCTTTATTCAACACTAAAGTATTCGTAGTAGTATCTGTAGATTGAATCCTATAAATATTATTACTTATACTAACTCTATCTCCCGGTGTATATATTGTTGCATCTGCTACAACTATTTTATTCATACTAACATCTTGATTAGCAGAAATAGTTGTAGCTGCCGCAGTTATTGGTTCTACTCCTTCAATTAGAGGTGCATCTTTAATAATCACATTACCAGTTTTCATATCAAAAATGTTAACTTTAAAATCAGCACCATATGCGTCTTTAGCACTAAACGCAATCATATTGCTGCTATTTACCTTCATAATATTACTCATATTATATACTCCTTAATGAATATTTATTTCATAGGTTTGAACATAAATTTCATGGTATCATCCAAGCATGTATTGTTTTGGAGAATATTAAGTTCCATTCTAAGTTTTTTAATTTCAGCTTCTAACGTGGTTACCCTAGATGCTAATGTTATTTCTTTTGTATTTACACTATCTAATAAGGCGATAATGTCTTTCTTAGTTGGATAGCTCATAGATGATAATTACCTCCTTATTAAATTAATAGTTAATACTTCAATGAATATTAACTGTGAAAAAATCAATGAGTAATAATTATGAAAAGATTGCGACAATATCAGCATTTGTTGCAGTATATGGTAAAGCCTCAAACTTAATTAAAATAGTTTTAGCTTTAGTTAAATCCTTATCAACAAGAAGAATATTTTTTATTCTAACTCTAACTGCATCAATTTTAATATTTAATGTGTCTAGAGTAGACTTGAGAGTATCGCCCATCTTAATAATAAGATTCGCAAAATCTGTAACACTTAAATTATTGAATCCGGCTTCTAATGACAAGGTATCGCTATCAGCAGTATCGCCTGTAGCAATAAAGCGTTTAGCAACTAAATATTTAGTTTCATATCTTTTTATTAGTAATTCAGAATAAGGGTTTCCAGTCACTGTAGTAAATGCAGTTTCTACTTTTTGATTACAAATACTATCGAATCTAAGCAGCAATTCATTTATTCTTGTAGTCAAATCATTTGCTTTTTTAGTCGCTAAGAATGTACTATTTTTAGACCAAACTTGTTTAGTGGTATCAAAACTATAATCTTCTCTGTCTATAGACGGAGGTGCTATTGTAGTAGAATTATCATATGGATTTGTACTTTGACTTAAATAAATATTATTATTTTCAATATCATAAAGATAATAGATCATCCGAACCATCCTTGTATTAATTTATCTGTTAAACAAGTTATATCAGTAGTAGTAGCACACCAGTATATAGCCAAGTAAGCTACATTTTCTGGAGACTCCCAGCTGTACTCATCATAGTCACTAGCAGTATTATTAGAATATGAGTGATCAGATACATTATTCATAGATATAACTAAATGGTTAATAGTAGGAGAATTACCCCATCCATTTTCAATATGTTTACTATTATAATAGGCAGTGGTACCATTTATAGATATAGTCCTGTCATCTATCACTACTTTACCTACCCAATCCATACCAGTTCTTCCAGCAAATCTTATATTAGTTACGTCTTCTAGTTTAAATAACATTAAAGCACCATTATTATAAATAGCCTTATTATAATTTAAAGCTTCTCCGTTTATGAATATATAGTTACCACCCACATATACTCTACCCCATCCATCGTAAATAGAGTAATCGCGTTTTCTATATCTAGAATATTTATCATCTTCTAATTTTTTGTTATCCTGTATAAGACGCGATACATCGTATCCATCAGAAAATGTTCCATTGACATTATATATGTTAATATGTTCTATAGAAAAATCAATGCCTATTTCTTTATAATTAATTGTAAGCCATTTTTTATCTGTCTTATCTAAATATTCAAACCTTTTCTTATTGGTATTAATGTGTAGGAAATTAGGTTCAGTAATAGCAAGTGCTTCAGTTGATGTAATATCTGTAGAACTTTTTGAAACATAAAACCTAAATGTTTTTAACTTCTCCATTAAATAAATTCTACCTGTTAATGTACTATCTGTAATACTACTTGTAATACCTACATAAGTTTGTGTGTTTCTCATAGCAGTGATTAAATTATTTATTGTAGTAACTATACTATCAATGGTGTTTATTAGTGCCATTATTTCTCCTTCTATGTTATTTACTTAGATGCATTACTATCATTGTATGTTTGTATTACTTTAAGTAATTTTTTATTATATTCTATTGTGTTCAATAGACCTATTGTTAAATTTATAGCATCATTTCTGTTAACTCCATAATAAACATGCTTACCAAATATAATCTTTTTAAATCTAACGTTCTTTATAGGTGCAGGTTTAGGAGGAATGTTTGTTATTTTATTCCTAACATATACCATTTTAGTTGGACCCGGTACGATACGGTCCACTACTGGTCCACAGCCTGTTAAAATTAGACTACCTAACATTAATGATACAGTAGCTATAAATGTCCTTCTAAAGGCTAATATTAGCTTATACATCACAACCCCTTTATAGTGTCATTTAAGTTACCTAATATAGTATTACTATTATCAGTATCCTCTACAGTAACTTTACAGTCTTTAACTGTATAGACTTTTTTAGTAACAATTTTAATTCTAGGTTTAGTATGTTTAAGTATATCTATTATATGTAATAACTTTTTATCTTTATCTGAAGATATTTTATTTTGTTCTGTACATAATTGTATACGCCTATTATTATCGTCCTTGATATGTTGTACAGATATAAGAGTAGCTTTATTCTCTCTTAATAACCTTTTTATTTCAAGATTAGATTTGATTATAGATGTTTTTAATACATCTCTATCTGACTTTAAATCACTTATTTTAGATCTTAAGATCAATATATAAGATCCTATAGCTAATAAGATCACACCTACGCCGATCGTCTTCCAATTTTTAAGTAGTAATGTCATAAACATTATGGTTCCTTATTCTGATTATCAGTAGGCGGTGTATCGTCACAAATTTTAGTATTCATATGTTCTTTTAAAACTAATGTTAACGCACCATAAACCGCACCAATAATAACATTTATTGTCATATGATCAGCACCTTTAAGATTTATAATCCATGCTGGGCTAACTACCATCCATGCTAAGTACATAAAAAATGCTAAAATAATGTACCTAATTAATAATTTAATGTCTGCTCTATACATTCTAACTCCTTTAATTTTGATAGAAAAACTCTTACCTAATAAGCTAGGTAAGAGTAGTTACACATAGGTTACAGTTATATCTGTTGATGTAATATGTGTGGTCTTAACTAATGGCATATTTGGGGGTACATCTCCGCTGAAAGTTGAAATTATATTATTGGGATCTCTCATATCAGTAGTTAGTACTATAACCTTACCATCTGGTAAACTAAATTTAGTTATTAAATAATTATCATTAGACATATCAACTGTAAATGGATAACTTTTTAAATTCTTATAATATAACTCATAGGTGTCTTCTGGTTTACAAGGACCACAAGGTGTAGTAGATCCAGTAGATTGATTAGAAGACTTATTTAATGGAAAATTATTTAAAGACTATACCATATTGTAGTAGTAATTAGAGATAATATCAGAATTAGTCATTATTTCAACCTATATTTTGATAACCTATAAAGGTCCCCTGGTGCTAAATCATTAGGCACTATATCTATATACTCTTTTACTAAAAATAGTTGTAATATTTTAGATACAATTTCTGAACAGAACCATTGGTGTTTATCATCAACACCTATTTTAATAAGTTGTGAAAAGAAAATGCCTAAGAAGTCATATCTAGATCCAACAACATCGTGTATGAAGTCCATAATCTTTTTATATTGTTCTTCGGTAACAGTATGTTTACCCAAATCTAAAAAGAACCACTGATCATGCTTTAAAGTAGGTCTAAGTGGATGTAAACGAATACCTTTAATAGGGTAAGCTGATAACCATTCATTATCTATAATAAGTTCTGAATGAAAATATTTAGAATTAGTTCTCCATTGTATCCCCTTTATAACTAATCCCCAAAAAAAATTAGTTTTAGGTTTTGGTCGGTATTTTAATGCTATGGTGAGTTGCACTTCTCTTGTAGGTGTTTCCATAATAGATCCTTTACTTATATTTTAATATCATGAAAATGAAAACATATACACTAGTAGCTATGGCTACTAGTGTATAAATAAATGATTTACGCCATTTAATGTAAACTGCTTGTGACTAATTATGACAAGCTAGTTTACCATGATTATGCTAATTTATTAAGATCAGATGTTAACGGTTCTAAAACAGTAGTATCTTTTCTTGCAGCAACTATTTTACGTTGTACAGCTCTACCTTGTTTATTATAGTTACTAAATGTAATAGTGAATTTAGTACCATCATAAAGCCTGGAAGACTTAGTGAGTTTAACTGATCTATCTGGGATAAGAGCAGTCGCAGGTGCAGTAGATAAGGCACTAAATCCTAAAGTATACTGTGTAAATGGATCACCAAGTTTAAATGTATATACTTTATTAGATGTAGTTGTGCTATTATTAGTAGCCCATGTACCTACTAATGCTATAGTACCATCTTGTGTTATAGAACAATTAGTACCAAATTGATCGTTAGCAGTAGTTCCTGGGTCAGTTATCTCATGAACTTGAGTCCATGTATCACTAGTAGTAGCTCTTTTAAATATATAAGCAGCTCCTTGACCAGAAGATACTCCGTATGCACCAACTATACAAACTAGTCCATTACCAGACATACCTACTGATCTACCGAAATCACTATTAGATCCCAAACCACTAGCTACAAAACTATTTTGTTCAGCCCAAGCATCAGAAGTAGTAGCTCTTGTAAATGTATAAACTCTACCAGTACCAGAAGATACATTAGAAGCGCCAACTATACACATTAGTCCATCTGGTGATAATGCTACTCCTACACCAAAAGCATCGCCAGCTACAGTACTACTACTTACAAAACTATTCTGTTCAGCCCAAGCATCAGAAGTAGTAGCTCTTGTAAATGTATAAGCTCTACCTGTACCAGAAGATACATTATATGCACTAACCATACATATTAGACTATCTGATGATAGTGATATATCTGAACCAAAACCATCACCACTTACAGTACTACTACTTACAAAACTATTCTGCTCTGTCCAAGCATCAGAAGTAGTAGCTCTTATGAATGTATAAGCTCTACCAGTACCAGAAGATATGCCGGTAGCACCTACTATACATATTAACCCGTTTGAAGATAATGAAATACCCTGGCCAAAACGATCCTTAGACCCTAAACCACTAGCTGCAAAACTATTCTGTTCAGTCCAAGTATCAGAAGTAGTAGCTCTTGTAAATGTATAAGCTTTACCAGTATAGGAAGATACTCCCGGGGCACCAACTATACATATTAACCCATCTGATGATATAGATGTACTAGCTCCAAAACCATCAGTACCAGTTACTCCAGTAGATTGGAAACTATTTACTAATATTGGATTAGTTAAATCTAACACTCCAATACCAGTAGTTGTTGTACTAGTAAGAGCAACATTAGCTCCGTCTATAACAACAGTATCACCAGTAGCTAATGCTACATTTTGAGTTCCTGGAAGATTACCTACAAATTGAGTAGTTGTTGAAGAAACTTTAGTTAATGTTCTTTCTAAAGAAGATATTCTATCTTTAGTAGCTTCTAAACATACACTAACATCTACATTATCATTATAAAATACTTTAGTTGGTACAGTAGTTAAATTAGCACCAGATGTATCTATAGAATAAGATTCATTTACGTCGAATGTATATACTTTATTAGCTGTAGTTGTACTGTTATTATTAGCCCATGTACCTACTAACGCTATAGTTCCATCTTGTATTATAGAACAACCAAAACCAAAAAGATCATTACCAGTAGCTCCTGGGTCAGTTATCTCATGAACTTGAGTCCAAGTATCACTAGTAGTAGCTCTTTTAAATATATAAGCAGCTCCCTGTCTAGAAGATATTTCATATGCACCAACTATACAAACTAGTCCATTACCAGACATACCTACTGATGCACCAAAATTATCATTAGATCCTAAACCACTAGCTGCAAAACTATTCTGTTCAGTCCAAGCATCAGAAGTAGTAGCTCTTGTGAATGTATAAGCTTTACCAGTAACTGAAGATACTCCCATAGCACCAACTACACACATTAACCCATCTACTGATAATGTTACACCTGTACCAAAATTATCACCATTTACACTACTACTACTTACAAAACTATTCTGTTCAGTCCAAGTATCAGAAGTAGTAGCTCTTGTGAATGTATAAGCTCTACCAGTATAAGAAGATACTCTATAAGCACCAACTATACATATTAACCCATCTGACGATATAGACACACTACAACCAAAATAATCGCCGCTTACAGTACTACTACTTATAAAACTATTCTGTTCTGTCCAAGCATCAGAAGTAGTAGCTCTTGTGAATGTATAAACTTTACCAGTATTAGAAGACGCTCCTCGAGCACCAACCATACATATTAACCCATCTGGGGATAATGACACACCTATACCAAATTCATCACCAGATCCTAAACCATTAGCTACAAAACTATTTTGTTCAGTCCAAGTATCAGAAATAGTAGCTCTTGTGAATGTATAAGCTTTACCAGCTCTAGAAGATATACCCACGGCACCAACTATACATATCAGACCATCTGATGATATAGACATACTTACACCAAAAGCATCACCACTAGTCACCCCAGTAGATTGGAAACTATTTAATTGTTTAATAGTAGGTCCATCATCAGTAACTGTACCTGCTACTATTTCAGTTATAGTGTTATTAGCATCTATAGCTAATAATTTATCACTAGCTGCAGGCACTCTGTCTACTAACGCTGTAGTTACTTTTAAACTACTAGTAGTGCTAGTAGATAACACACCTAACTCTTTAGGTGTATACCCAACAGTAGTATTATCTACTGATACCCAATCTGTATCTGCTGAATTTTGTAATGTAATTTTTTCTATGTATGTAGAATTATCTTTTAACGCAATCATTTTTATTTCCTTATTTTAATTTTTTAATATCTATAACCAGTATTTATGGCAACATTAGTTCTAAAGTCGGCATTAACCAGTGCAGCAGCAGCTACAACATCAACATATATTACTGTAAGATTATGAGTAGCTATAGGACTTTTTACTTTACCAACTTTGCTAGCATATAACATAAATTTTACAGTTAAATTTTTATTATTAGTGATTAGTGGTGCCGTATATTCAAATTTACCTGACCCAGTTATAGGACTAACTTTTCCGTTATCTACAGTAATTGAATATACAGCAGTTGGGTCAAAATTAGATATCGTTAATGTAGTTTTACTACTTTCTGTAACACTAGTAGGGAATACAACAGCAGGACTTTGAGTCACTGGAAGCAATACGCTAATATTTTTAACATTAACCATTTGATTAGCAGGAGTACCACCTACATGCAGTGCATTATTAGCTGTATCTATAACTACAGGTATATTTTCACCAGTTATCTTTCTGACGCTACCGCTACTACTTTCTACAAGATCACTAAGACTGATCCTATAACTCTTATACATAAGTTCACCGGAGTTTGTTAATTTCCATGTATCGACCATGTTATATCCTTTTTTTAATATTTAAACCCTATATCTAAAACACCATTTGCACTAAAATTTGGATTTATTAATGCGGCAGCAGATGTAATATGTAAAGGGATTAATGGTATTTTTACTATTTGCTCACTAGATCTTATCTCACCTGCCTTAGTAGCAAATATTACTACAGTGTCAGTAGTTGAGGATGTTATATCTGGAGCCGTATAAGTAAATGTGCCAGCATTACTAACAGATGATAATGTGCCTATATTGCTTGTAATAACATAGTTTGCTTTACTATCGAAATTAGAAATAGTCAATGTACTAGATGTTTGACTTACTACACTACCCACAGTTGCTAATGCGGGAGTAGCTGTTACCGGTATAGTATTCTTATAGTTACCTTTACTTAAATAGTAATCTGGTAACTGTCCTGCTAATTTGTTAGCATTATCAGCTGTTAGTGCTTTAACTACTGTAGTATTTGCAAGGTTACCTGCATTATAATTTTTTCCTAGCATAGCAGATATATCAATAATATTACCTTGTACATCTTTTAATGTACCGGTATCTTCTCTAATAACAATTTGTGAAAGATCAACAACCATATCGTTAAATCTTAAATTACCCTCGTTATCAATCCTTAATAATGAACTCATATTGTATCCTTATTTTTTAATTAATGCATAATCAAGAAAAAGAAAAAGAACTATAGCATCTTGCTATAGTTCTCACCCTAGTACTCTATTATACACACTATGCTGATAACTTTTAGCTAATCGGCCTAATATACTTTTGCTTTCTTTAAATGCTACAGACTGATTAGGTATATTGTTAGTAAAAAATTGATAATATCTAACCTCTTTACCTATATCTCTAAGCCTACCAAAATTTTGTCTTATGGCTTGTACAGATCTTATAGATACTGTTTGGATAACAGTTATGAGATCAGGTATGTCCACAGCGGTACCGCTACTGCCGATCGTACTTATTGTTATCTCACCATCCATAATATTTTCATATGGATCATCTTCAACATATCTCCTAACATCATATCCAGGATATTTTCTTTTAATAGTATTAGTTAATAATGTTGCCATATTAATAGATGCTACAAAAATTAAACATTTCTCGCCTTTCTTAGCTCTATCTATATGACCTACTTTTAAATAATGTAAAATCATATTAACATAATCTCTTAATAAACTGGAACGTCTAAACATAGAACTCTCATAAAGATTATGATTATAACCTTGTTGTCTTCTATACTGCACTCTTTTGGGATTCCTAAGTTTATACATGATAGCATATATATCCACATATCTATCTATACCAACAAGATTGGATATTCTACTATCACCTGGAAACATGGTATTATACATTTTAGAAATACCAGGATCTTTATTTATCAATGTAGCTGATAAAGCTATAAGTTGTTTAGCATCTAAATATAATAAACTTTTATACACACTATGGAACTGTTGATGTGCTTCATCATTAAGTACTGTACCGATACCTAATTCTCTAGTTAAAAGATCAGGTGTAGAATTATACTTATACTCATCAGTACCATAGTTGTTTTCAAAATCTTTTATATAATTATACATAGTATTAGTACCTATGATAATAAACTTATATGGTAAATCCATTATACCAGTTTCTCTAACTTCATCTACTAAATCGCATACGCCCTTTCGCCCTCGTATTACATAAATTTCATATTCTTTAGTATCTGTACCAAATTTTATATCGCTTATCCATTTTTCAATGTACCTAGGAAGAATCAATATCAATGTTCTTCTATTTAAGCGCATAATCGCATGCAATGCAATAATGGTTTTACCTTTACCTGGCGGTAAATCCACTAATTGAAATTTTTCTTTAGTATCTTTAACTAAGATTTCATCACACTTAACTTGGTGTGGTCTTAATTTTATTTCAGGATTAAACACACCATCAATAGCAGCTATATCATAATCTTTATCTATACTTATATGTATATCTTCTTTTACTAAACCTTTATTAGCAAGGAGTGACATCATATCTTTTAAAGTATTGATATTGAATCTATAGCTATTGTTATATTTAACAATAGATGCATATATTTTATCTAGTACCTTAGTGTTTCTTTTTAGCCTATAATCATATACCCAACTATAAGTACTAAGTTTAGTTAATGCATAATCAATAGCTGACTGTGATATTACATCCTTTGGCTCTAAGGTATAATATAAATTATATATAGTTATTTTCAAACGCATAACTTACTCCTTATTTTTTAAATATGTTTAGGTACTATTTCTGTATTAGTGAGACCTCCATAGTAATCTAATAATGTTTCATTTGGTTTAACTACTACATCTAGTAGATGATCTGATCGTTTTCTTTTAGAAAATGAGTGTGGGTCTAAGATTTGTTTAGGAACGCGTTGATATGCATAGCCTGAGCCTAGGCTTCTATTACTCACACAATCCATGATACCCGCCAATTGTTTATCTTCAGAAAATCTACCTAAAGTATAATCTCTTTCAACTATACTACTGATTGTAAATGCATAAACTATAATCTCTAAAAGTGCGATATTTATATCTAATTTACTATTGATTGTATCGAATAATTTTTGTAGTAAACTTTCTTGTGTCTCTAGACTATATGTACCTTTAACAACCTTCATACTTTTAAGCATGGATTTAATCTTGTTAGCTAGAACTATGAAACTAAATTCAATCTGTGGAAGTTTCAATATAGGTACATTAGATTTCCATTTATCTAAATTGATAACATATCTATCTTGGTTATCTACATCATACCCAGTTTTTATAATATACTCTAAGAACTTATACGTAAAGCTTCCATATTTATTACCATCTTTGATAATGATAGGAAAATATTCTATCTTACCTTTACGTTCTATACTTAAGACTATACTAGATATTCTAGATATTCTAGATGGATCTAATTTAGTCATATCTGTTCCTGACATTAACTGTTTAAACCCAAATACATCAGTTTGATTTATGATCATATTTACCTTAACATCTTTATTAATTATTCCCTGTTTAAATGCATAACCATCTTTATTCTTAACTACAAAGAATCTAGCAGCCATTGCATCTAACGAGATAGTACCACCGTGTGCACTTCCAGTTAGGTGTTTAGTAGATAAGATCGATTGAGTTAATTTTTGAGTTAGTGTACCTGCCGCTATATGACCTAGGTTGGTATGTTTAAAAAGACTATGTGTTAATTCTCCAAAACAAGCAGAACAAACTTTATGTTTATTACGATGTTTACAATGGATAACTGATCTTATTTTTATTGTCTTTCCTATTAGATCTGTCATATCTTTCGTAATAATACTCATTTGGTTAGTATTTTCATCTAAGAAATGTTTACCTATAAGGTTATTAAGATCAGATTTACCAGAAATTGTTTCATCAGCACTTCTAACTCTCCATTCAGTCAATGTCGTATTGCCACAGTCTCCTTCCACGATGCTTTCTACTTCCATACAAACTAATTGTAATTCTCTAGAAAAATACTCACTATCTTGAATAGCCCTATCTGCTAGAAAAAGTGCTTTAGACGCAGGTCTAGACTCTACCCCGACATCATACATATTAGTAAGACCCAATGTATATGAAGCTGCTATAGGTTTAGAGAAAATACTACCATCTATCTCAGCTACAAATCCTCTGGAGGCTAATACTTGTTTAGCTTGATTTGTATTTATCTGTCCAGATACATAACTCCTAGCTACTGTACTTTTCCGTACAGTCTCATCATCATACATTATTTCATCTAAGATTCTATAAGTTTCTTCTATAGACTCAGGTGTTTCTACTTCTGCTACATGTTGCATAGCTGTAATCAATTTAGTATTAAGTTGTATATCTAATAAATCCAATATATTTATACTTGATGCATAATGCAAGTTAGCATAAACTATTTCATTATATATCCTGTTGTTAATGATGTACATTTGTTTATAAATAAGACTTTTATAAGATGTGTCCTTAGACGGTATGAGTATCTTTTTAAACATGTCTTCTAGTATAACTGCAAATAATTTATTAATACTCTTAGAAGAAAAGATTCCATTTGTATAATAGTTAGTAATATTATATTTAGACACTAATGGTAATTCTGGTATTAAGTTGTAAACTTCCCATAAATATCTATTAACAACTACTTCATTTGCGCTCATAGTTGCTATAACATTATCTTCAAAAAGAACTACCTTAGAAGACTTCAATCCACTTAATAATTCTTGTGGTTCTAATTTTAAAAACTCTCTTACTGGTATCGCTTGTATTTTAGTACTCATTTGAAATCCTTAATTATTGTATACACGTCACATCATTATATAGTAACATATATGATTTTTCTACGCTTCTATTTTAATATTATATATTTGACTTTAGCGCAAAGTCAATTAGGGATCTATACATATATTATATGTCACTATTTTCTTGATACTGAACTTATTTAAGGGGCTACTATGACTGACGATATAAACCATATATTAATTAATTCTTTAGAAGATCTAATAGAAAAAGTACTTGAAGATAAAACTAGACTAAAACATGCCATCAATTCTATAACTGAAGATAATTCTAAAAATAATATAAACGATAAATTAATAAATAATCTAGATAATTTAGAATTTGAAGATAACAATATGCAAAATGCAATAGAATATCTTACATTAATATTAAGCAATATGGAAACACAGAAGATTACCACAACAAAGATACAAGACGGTGAAATGATAAAAATATTAGATCATATATTACTTAGTGTTAAACATGTAGAAAGTATAATCAAAACATTTAATATAGAAACGGAAAAAACAACTGATGCTGATACTGCATCTAGTAAAAGTTTTATAAAAGATACCCTACTACCTAACATCGTGCCAAGTGGTGCAGTCTCGAATTCGATCATGTGGATACTGATATTAATATTAGTGCTGTCTACTATACATGAAGTAGATAATAGCGCACTAGTAGCTACTGATAAAACAGTTTCTACTGTAGCTAAAAATTTAAATATACATACCGGAAAAGGAGAAAGATAATAATGAAAAATACACAATATATAATTGAGAATGTTATATCGCCTGATTTCCTAAAAACTGTAACTCCTGCAAAGTTACCATCTAACTACGATAAAGATAAACCTACTATATTGATTGTGGATGATTACAACTCCATAATTAAATTATTTAAAAAATTGATAATCCGCTACAATGTTGATAAACATTTTAATATAGTATACTCAGGTGGTAATACTGCCGGCATAGATATAGTTAAAGAACTATATATAAATGATGGTTTAAGTATCGATATTGTTATAGCTGATATTACTTATGGTAGTAATTATGTAAGTAGCGACAACTCTTTACATGGCTTTAATGGTATCATTTTGACTAATATTCTACATAAGATTAATCATGATTTAATATATCTATTCATCACCGGGCATGTGCTGTCTAGGGACACAGCTAGCGGGCTTTATAAATGCTATAATGAAATAAGTGATGATGATCTTATAGACCATGTAGTTTATAAAGATACTCCAATAAGCACTAATATTGGATTACTAAAAGATCTTTTTAAGGGGACACGCTATGAAGCTTTATTATAGACATCTTATACGTAAATATAAAGTTCCATTAACATATAGTAGTTTACTCATTCTATTTATCCTTACTGGATTTATTATAAGTATAATTTTAGTATTCCATGCTAATGAAAAAACCACTGAACTAACATTGAATACACTATTAACATATGATAAAAAAATTGATATGAATAAGTATTGTTACTCAGTAGGTGCAAAATATATGTTCAAATTTAAACAAGGTAGTAAAGATCAAGGATACTTAATTAATATATATGATAATAGTGTACATTATAGGAAATTCCCACATTATATTATTGACCATTATGTTATTTACATTCCACTAGATGTAAATGGATATTATTTTTATGTTCCTATTATTAAAAACAATCTATATATATTATTATATAGTCTTTTATATTTCATTATGATGTTCATAGTAACTACATTAGTTATTGAACATATATTAATTATTGAAAGAAAAGGATATCTATCTTCGATTAATAATAAAGAAGAATATTTAAGGCATGATATAATTACCAATATAGCACTTAATATTAATCATGAACTCAATAGTCCGTTATTAGTTATTAAGTCATTATTAGACGATATGAAGTATATCTTAAATAAAGATATATCTATGAATGCGACTTGTTTAAATACTTGTTTTAGCAAAACTCAATCTTGCTTAAGTGAAATAAAAGACGATATTCTAGATGCTGAAACTGCATTAGATAATGTATATGGTATTGTAAGACCAATAGGTGATTTTAAAAGTATTGAAAATAGTAATGGTAATAAAAGTGTTTATATGTTATTACAATCTAGCATTAATATAGTTAAAATAAGTAATGACTATTCTATAAGTAATCTGGTCATTGATGATGAATTTAATAAATATTCTATTTATCACGATGAAGGTTTAACTAATGGTTCTTTTAGTAATATCATCATTAATCATATTAAAAATAGTATTGATGCGCATAGTACTAAATTAGAATTTAAACTAGCTAATAAAGATGAAAAATATCTATATATTCAAATTATAGATAATGGTGACGGTATTCCAGATTATGTTAAAAATAAAATATTCAATATCAACATCACTACTAAAACTGATGTATCAAGTTATGAACGCGGAGTCGGTATGTATATCAATAGAATGATATTAGAAAAGTACCATGGTACAGATAAATTAATCTGGACAAAAATAAAAAAAGGTACTATATTTGAAGTTAAAATACGTTATGATAAGTTTAAGCATTATGTAGAAGATTAGAGAGTTATAGCATATGCTATAACTCTCTATCTAGATCCATTAACATATTAGAAAACTTTTCTGATTCATTACTGATCATATTGAACTGCTCTTGTAAATCTATTAATTCCTCTTCTTCGTGACTAGTATCCTCTCCACTGTGTGTACTGATCTCTTGTCGTTTTGCTTGCATTCGCTCAGAACACGCACTCATCGCTGCATTTACAATATTTAAATTTTCAACTATTTCTTCTCTGGTCATATTTTTTCTCCGTTTAATTGTTCTTGTTTTATAATATTTATATTTAATTTTTTAGCTTTTGCTAATTTACTACCAGCTTTTTCACCAACTACTAAATAATCTATATCACTACTAACACTGCTCCTAACGTCTCCTCCGTTATCTTCAATATATTTTTTAACAGTTTCTCGATTCGGTATCATTTTTCCAGTAATAACGAACTTTTTATCTTTAAACTTTCCTTCCTTTTTTATAGATTTCTTAGCTTGTGTAATTACCAATAATTCTTCAATAAGACTTTTATACTTATTTCTTATATTCACTACATAACTATTAGCTATAGTTTCACCCATACCCTTAATACTAAGGATCAAATCAGCACTTAAATCTAATAACATCTCTGGATACCTATCAACTAGTTGCTTCATAACAGTCTTACCAATATTAGGTATCCCTATAGATGCTATAACTAAATACTCTTCTTTACCTTTACTAGCTTCAATAGCATGTAATAAATTTTCAGCTTTCTTATGACTAAATCCATCTAATGACATAAGTTGTTCTTTAGTTAATTTATATATATCTAGTGGAGTTTTAATAAAATTCTTATCTACTAAATCTGATACCACACTATCGCCAAAACCATGTATATCCATATGAGCTCTATCTGCAAAATGTGTTATACTAGCTTTTATCCTACATGGACATGATTCATTTGGACATCTCCTGAATACATCTTCTCTAATAAGTTGTGTATTACAACATCCACAATGCGTAGGAGGTCTATACACTACTATATCAGTCGTTCTCCTATCTTTAAAGACTTTAGTTATCTTAGGTATAATATCACCACTTTTTATCAACAGTACCTCATCACCTATTCTAATATCTTTCATTTCAATATCTCTAAAATTATGCAGTGTAACTTTAGAGACCACAGAACCATCTATCTCTATTGGCTCTAATAAAGCTACAGGGGTCACTGTACCCAACCTACCAACTTGTGTTATGATATCTAATATCTTAGTGGTCTTCTCAACAGCAGGAAATTTATATGCAATGCTCCATTTAGGGTACTTAGCAGTATAACCAATCTGTTTATGCAGTGTAACATCATCCACTTTGATAACTAAACCATCTATACCATATGCTAAATTAGGTCTATCAAAATATGCATCCTTAGCTATATCTTCAAAATCTTCAGGAGATTCAAATTTATAAGTATCAAGAATAGTAAATCCTAAATTACCCAACCAAATGATACGACTATATTCGCTTTTTATATTAGGTCCGCCATAAGATAATTCCCATGCTAAAAAATGTAAATTCCTATTCCTAACAACACGGCTATCTAAACTCCTTAAAGTACCAGCTGCTGCATTTCTAGGATTAGCATATAATGGCATACCAAGCTTTTCTTGCTTAGCATTCAAACGATCAAAATCTTTTTTATACATAATGATCTCACCGCTAACATCTACTTCACCCACCACCAACTTATTATCTATCATAAGACGTTTAGGTATATTATCTATAACCATAGCATTATTAGTAACATCATCTCCTATCTTACCATCACCTCTAGTTACAGCTCTCACTAATTTACCATCTTTATATGTTAACTTTAAACTTAATCCATCGCCTTTAAACTCAGCTACAAATTTTGTATTCGGATACTGTATCCTTATCTTAGTTATCCACCTAGTAGCATCTTCAATATTGAATATATCTAGCTGGCTCCACATAGGATCCTTATGACTAGCTCTATTAAAACTTTTAGACACGCCTCCTACATTAAAAGTAGGTGACTTAGGATCTACCTCATCAGGATGTTGATTCTCAAATATCTTAACTTTATCATATAGTTTATCATACTCATCATCTGAAGCTATAGGTTCATCTTTTACATAATACGCATAACCCCACTTCCTAAGTTGTTCTACAGCTTGTAAATAGTCTTTTTTAGACATGGCATTTCCTTTCTTTAATTCTATATCAATATTATATACTTATTCTTTCTCAGAACCAATCTCCATTTTATTCATACCATCAAGAACTTTTTTGTAATTATCAAGCTCTTCTTTCTTAAATATAGTTATATGTTTAAGACCATCTTTTATCACCGCTAAAACATACTGATTGATTCTATTATCATATTCCAATATAGTTTTACAAGATGAACAACTTTGTATATCATGTGGTAACTTGTTTTCAACTATATATAAGTTCCTAGCTACTAATGCTAACTCAGGTGTTGTAAATCCTTCTCTTTGGTAAGTTTTATTATTTAACTTTATAGCCCATCTATAAGAACTATCTGTATATGTTATACCCTTGTAACCTAATGTGTTATCTTTCCTAACACGTTGATTCATATTTTGCATACTAGATGTAGCTGATCTTAAATTATCAGAATAGTAACCTTTATCGTTATCTATTCTATCCATTGTTTCACCGTCTTTAATATTAGCTTCATACCAATCTACAAATTTCTTAACATCATACCATTTAGGATCTACAGTTATACCCCTAGCACCATAATCATTATAACGAACATGTGGTACATCTTTATTCACAAATGATATTCTAGGATCATCAGTTACATGTTTACCAGACTGCATACATCTTTTTAACATTTGTCGCCATACATCATATGTACTCTTATGTATACCTCCCGCATAGCCGTCTTTACTTCTGGCCATACATCCACATGATTTAGTCTTACCTCTTAATATCCAACTCAATGGTATATCACGTACATTACCGCATTTACATTTAGCTGTAACTAGAAGATTGCGATTTTCATCTCTTTCATCTTTGGCATCTATTATAGTTAGCCAGTTGTATGTATTACCGATATAAGGTTTACCACTAACTATACGTTTTTTACATCCGCAACTTTTAGTATGTCCAGAACGTATCTTATAGAGTGATGTAACATATTCTTTGTTACCACATAGATTACACTTAACTTTTACTCTACCGCCACCAACTGCTTCTAGTATGTCAAAATTTCCTATAGTAGTTCCTATTACATCTTTAGGGCCTAAACTATTAGTACTGTTATGACCACAACCACATGATTTTACTTTTTCATTAGTGATTTCAGATAGTCGCAAATTCTTAATATTACCACAATCGCATTTAGCTGTTACTAGCGGTCTGTTGTCCTTATCTCGTTCTGTAGATGGTCCTAGTATAGTTAGTTTATTATATTTCTTACCTATATGATCATTCACATTTAATTTAGCTGGTTTAACACACCCACAGCTTTTAGCATGACCTGACTTTATACTATAGAAACGAGTTGTATAATTTTCATTACCACACAAATTACATTTAGCTCTTACTTTACCACCGCCAACTGATTCCAATATATCAAAATTACCTATAGTTTTACCTACAGATTCTCCTATTGTCATATTTTTAACATCGTTCATTACATTTCCTTCCATATATTTAATTATGATTAAACAACCAATATATATTTAATTATGATTAAACAACCAAGTAGACACCAATGTGTCTACTTAGCCGTCACCTATTAGTCTAATTCTTCCTCCACATATTCAGTAGTTATTCCACTACAGTTAAAGATAGTGTTTATTAGCTTTAGTGCAGCTTCTCCACCATATGGAACTATATCTCTGTTTATAATATTCGCTATGTTCGTTGGCTTATCAGCGTTCAGCAGATGACTATAGAGGTACCTATGAGCGTTTATATCACTAGCCCTATTCATGAACTCTGCCGCTGCTTTTCTCGATCCATAAGCTGCCATAAGTCTGAGCTCTGTTTCAGACCAGGTTTTAGTAGGGCTGTCCCTCCAAGGAGTTACTGCTTTATCTGCTTTAGAAATGCTACATGGTACATTAAAGTGATTAAGCTTAGCGCTGGCAGTAGATAGGAAGTTGTCAGCTGTTTTATTAAGTAAGATAATGTATAGTGGTGCTATGAGTATAGGCTTTGTTTTTCGTATTTCACCATTATATTCAAACGATACTGGAACTAATGTAGGTGCATAGATACTATCCCTTAATTCACCTACAACTTGGTATGCAAGTTTTTTAGAAGATACGGAAAACTTAATATAGAATTCTTTATTTATAATCTCTTTAAGAATCATTATCCGTATATTTATATCTGTTATATTTCTATAATAATCAAATTGTTCAGTACCTATAATCCCTATACAACCTAATACATAATTATAAAGAGAATTTACTTCCTCTTCAGCTATAGATTCGATAGCTACATCTGGTGCAACATTTGGTTCTAGCTCATATATTTTATCTATTACTACATTCTTAACCTTCCTACTAACTCCTCCGAAATACATCCAATATAATTTACCGATATTCATTCTAGAAAATATAGAAGTTGGATCAGCAATAACATCAGCTGGATTGCCATGAGGATCTTTAGGCATTTTATTATCTGGGAATATAGCTGTGACTATTCCTTTTCCTCCGAATAAATCGCTAATTTTATTTCCGATTACTACTTTCTTTTCATGCATTACAGTAATTTCAACTCTGATGATATCTAATTCATCTTTCTTAAAAGTTCTTTTTATATTATCATTATTAACATTAGTTAATGCGTAAGCTTCTACTAATAATCTAGAAAGCTTTTCAGATGTTTTCATATCCCAGCTTTTATATCTACGATAATATTCTTTTTGTGCGTCCTCATATACCTCTATTATTTTCTTATAATAATTAGTAAGTGCATTTGCATATTTAAGTGGTATTTCAGAAGTACCATCTAATAGATTCTTCTTGAATTTAGGAGAGTGATAAACTTTAATATCACTAACTATTCCGTTCGGATATTTAGCATAATAGCAACGGTCAAACATAGGATCATAGTCCATAGTATCTTTAACGGATAATAGAGCTGGTGCTAATTTAGGGTCTATACGTCGTAGACCTATAACTATAGAATGATCTTTAATAGATTCTCCTATTTCTGGAAATGGTCTATAATTAGTTTCATCACCATAAAGATTAAGAAGGATACTATTAACTCCATATTCTACAACTATTTTTTCGAATGTTGTATGTTTAAGTTTCTTAGACATAGTTTCAGAAATTACCATACCATCTTCAGCTACTTCTGGGATGGTGAGTAATGCTACATTAGCATTTATTCCATATCCATATCCTCCGCCTTCTTTGACATTAGGAGAATCAGCTAATATAGTATTTTTATTTATAATAGATCCCGGTCTGAGATTATTTAATATATCAGTATTCCATCTATATTTAAATCCATAGTTAGGATGCAGATCGAATCTATGTGGAACTGAGATGAAATCTAATTCTAATGTTTCTAAATCTTCATATACTATTAGAATTTCAGTTATGGAATTAACTGTATTAACACCTATACCACCGTAGCGACTTATGATTTGCACTATACGCGCATCATTAGGTATCTTAACTGACCAAGTGTTCTCACCTAGTTGTTTTTCTAGACCAGTTTGGATAATAGGTTCTTCACCATTTTCTAGCGGTAGCATTTGTGAAATGTGACTTGTCATCATAGCTAGACGAGCTGAGCTATTATATTGTGCGAATGGATTTAGTGCGTGTATACCATATAACTCTTCACGGATATCTAGTCCCTCAGTATCAGGAGTTGGTGTAAAAATTTTATCTATTCTAGCCATAGTGATTCCTTATTCATTTATTTCAGTAATGTTAGTTATTTTAGGAGTATCTTCATATTCGCCATATATGTTATACTCAACATCGTCTTTGAATTCTGCAATAGCTTTAGAAATATCCTCATTAGGTGTTAGTAATATTTCTGTAGTTATGATGAGTTTACGTTGCTTTTTTGGTTTAAGAGTTGGTAGCACATTATCTGATATATGAGATATATTACTCTTACCTATACTAGTATTTTTAGTTATGGTGATATATAAATTAGTATATGACTTACTTAATTTTTTTAAATAATGAATAAAGTCATTGTTTATTATGGATGGATTATCAACATAAAGATATAAACCCATTTTAGTAGAATTAGCTACACCATTAAGATTCATATAGTTGTGAACGATTTCGTCTATACTGTGTTTATAATTTTCTTTAGATAACATTATTAATTCTTTATTATACATACAGTTAACTTCGAGATCACCACTTGAAATAAAATCATTTATAATGCATGGGAGCTCTTCTGTTAATGCCATAACAGAGTATTCTTTATTTTTCAAATACTCTTTTATAAGTTCAGTAGTTTTACCTGAATGTGGATCGCCTTCTATATAAGTTAATCCGTCTTCTTGATATGTTATTAAATTTTTCATATTATTTTTCTCCGTTGAGTTCAAATCTAGTGTGATTTTCATATTGATTAATAATAGCTGCTATAAGTTGCATCATATTAGGATAATCATTTTTAACCAATGGTCTAAAACCATTAGAGTTTTTAACAGTATATACTGGTGTGAGCATTTCTACTTCATACACACATATAGTTATAGAAGGAAATAGTTTAGAACCAGAAAATTTCCAGTTAAGTCTATGCTTATCTATCTTATTATGTATGTGTTGATTATCGTGTATATAATTAATAGTCTTAGTTATATTATCTAAACCTAATTCCCAGTTAAGATTAACTGGATCTTCAATTTGATCTTCTTTTGGTGTGTACATAATTATCTCCTTAATTAGTCTATATTAATATTATATATTTGATTTTGTATCGAACCAAACATATTGCTGTATCCTCTCCGTATTATAACCTATGATCAAATTAATCATTATATTGAGGCATCTATCTTTTTTGTTGAATATTTAAAAATTATAAGGATATAATATGACAACTACTACAATACCTACAGGTGTTATAACGGATTTAATACCTACTGAGACTATCTTAGATAACGCCTTATTAGAACAATGGAATAGTGTTATACCTTTATTAAAAGAAAACTATGTAACTGGCGTTACAACTATTAAAGGGGATATGGGTTATAAATATAAAGGTGACCTATATGGATTATTTTTAGAATTAGGTATTAATAGAGAACTTATTTATCCGTATATAAAAGTCAACGGATATGATAGCTCTGATGAATATGATGGTAAGTTGACACAATTAAAAGTATTGGATAGTGGAATGTTAAACATCATATATAATATGTTCGTAAATAGTTAAAATAAGGATGAGTAATGGTATATACAAGTTATTTAGGTAATCTAAAGAAGATACCTGAAGATTATAAGAAAATTAGTATAATGAGATATACTCCTAAATGGGCAAACTCTTATATAGATGATATAGATTTAGGGTTAGCCCCTAGTGAAAAATTATTATATGATTATAAGAATGGTAAATTGACTACTGAAGAGTATACTAGTATTTTTAAAAAAGAAGTACTAGATAAAATAGATAGTAAAAAACTATATCGTAAATATAATAATAAAGTTTTATTATGTAGTTGTAAACCTGGAACATTTTGCCACAGACATTTGATAGCTAACAAGCTTAGAGAAGATAATTATGATGTACAAGAGCATAATATAGATTTAGTTCTAGAAAATAATAATACAGAAATAGTTAAGAAAATAGTTCCTAGTATGGTTAAGAAGTTTCCTAATAAAATATTCGTGGTACCTAATTTACTACATAAAGATATAAGGAAAAATATAACAGTATTTAATAATGTTTGTAGTTTATATGTTGGCAAAGATATAAGAAAGGGCTTTATAGCGCCATTTAAGGATACTATAAGCGACACTAAATATGTTTTGGATGGATTATATAAGATATTAGATTTAGCTCTTCCTGGTACTACTATAGTGTTTGAAGAAGGTTTTTTAAATACAGGTTTAAAAGAATTAAGGGAACATGCACCTCACTTATATATAAAAGTGTATTTAACATTGACTGAAACTCTATTAAAAAAACAAAAAAATATATACTAGTAGTAGCTTAGCTACTACTAGTATATCGCTATTTAGTCCATATATATTTAACGCATATATGGATTAGGTTGTTGTGGATATTGCGGCATACCATACTGAGGCATAGCTTGTTGCATCAATGATTGCTGTGCAGCGCGATATTGCGGTGTTTGCATTTGCATCTGCTGTATTGGCATCTGTTGCATAGGCATTTGTTGCATTGGCATCTGTTGCGCTGGCATTTGCTGCATTGGCATTTGTTGCATAGGTCGTATACTATTTATACCCATAGGCGGCATTACTTGTTGAGGTTGTTGCATACCTTGTGGTGGGTAAACTTGTTGTTGAGTAGCCTGAGGTTGCATAGATGACTGTACTGGTATTATCGGCATATTATTACCATATAAAATCTTCTGTTCCGTTGTTAATTCCGGTGGTTGTACATCGGCTGGGTTTACAACTTCTTGTTGTTGTTTAACTATCGGAGGTTGATTATCTGCTATTGGTAATGGTATTCCGCCGATAGAACTTACCTGTTTTACTTGTGGTGTAGGTGTAGTTGCTGGTGTTGCTTTAGTCTTCATACGATTAAGAGTTAGTTCACCAGGTATAGTGCTTAGTTCAGATTTAAATTTACTTAATTCACCTAGTTCCTTTAAAGTAATTTTAAGGTCGAACTTAATAAAATCGTAGCTTGACTTATCGATATTTTTAAGATATTTAACAATATTGTTAATACGTGTAGCTACCTTAATAAACACTGTCATTAGTGCTATAAATCCAGGAGACTCTGGATCATTAGATCCAATAACTATAAGATTATTCTCATCTAGTAGGTCTTGGAATATATACTTGAAGACTAATCTAAAAACTGTGATATCTTTTTTACTACGGAATTTATATCCATTAACAAGTGTGTCGCGACTAGCTTCCAATAATTTTTCATATAACGGAAGTGATACTGTACATAGTCGGTTATATTTAATACCCTTATAAGTACCTACTTTTTTAAGGAATATTTTCAATATCTTATCATTAGCTGTAGATGTTAATGACTTAGCATAAAGCTTAGTCCACGCGTCAATACTTTTATCATTAACTATATCCTTTATACCCGGATTGTCTGCCTCTTTTAGAGTAACTAAAAACTTATTTATCTCTAGAGAAGTTTTCTTTTGTAAGTCTGGGTTACTAGCTAATTTTAATAATAGTTCTCCTAACCCGGCTATACTATGTGCAAGCTTTTTATCAATGATCTCTTTAGTCTTTCTAAGGCTAATAGAATCTAACTTAATGACATCTTCATTTAGTGGATTATATATCACTTTAGTTGTATCTAATTCACCATTTGACTTTGGTTCTATAACGGTATCAATATGTTCCTTAAGCGGTAAAACCAAAGGCTTACCACCGATTGTTAATGGTGTTAATTTACCATTACCTATATCTATCTTAACAAATCCGTCATCTGTTACATTTAGTCCTAAAGATAGGACAACATCTTTATAAAAATCTATAATGTTATTATGAACCATAATAATTCCTTTTAATATTGGTATGGGTTTAAACTAGCTGGTTGCATATTGGCGGATTCTCCTGTGTTAACTATATTATATACAGTATTTAACACACCACTCATATCATCAGTGAATAAAGTCTGATTAGTTTGATTAGTTATAATTGGCGAGAACAAACTATCTGCGAATGTAGGAAATCTAAAGACTACTGGTGGCGCTGCGTTAACAGAAACACTCACAGTAGTCTCTGTAAGTAAATCGCTATGAACTAAAAGTTCTATCATGAGTAATCCGTTTTGAGTAATCTCAGGCATAAGTACAGCTTCTACTCCAGTACTTAATTTATTAGCATAAGATGTAACATCTATACCATCCATAAAACTTCGTACATTTGATATAACTACAAGAGGTGGGCCCATTCTATTGCTAACACTAAAATCTACTGTTGCTAATAGATTACTAACTAGTAGATCAGTTACACTATGTGCTACAATATTAGCAATTGTTGCTTCTATAGTTGGTTTATAATTGACTTCTGTGTTGTTAGTATCAAGTATACTAGTCGGTGTATTTGGTACTAAAGTTGAACCATTCTCTATAAGTAAAATTTTATTTTGAATATCTGGATCCATTCTAGATAAAATATCTATATTAAATACAGTAGGAGCAGGTACCCCTGTTTGATTGTACAATGCATTAATAAATGGAATGGCGACTAAACTATGATCTGATGCATATTCAGCTGTAGCAAGCATAAGGTTATCTTCTTCTTCATACCCTGGTGTATTTAGATTATGCACATAGCTATTAATCGTTTTAGTTAAATATTTAATAGGACTATTGTTACCTCTATCAGAAGATGTAGATGCAGCACTTAGATCGCTAACTGTATCTCGCACTAACCCAGAATCTCTTCCAAATGTAGTAACGTGACCTATACCAGAGATAACATCTGATGGTCTTATCAATTTAAATTTATCATCAGTTATTTCTTCTATTGCCTGTGTGTTATTAAATGCATCTTTTATAATATTAAAGTTACTATATGGTTTAGCTATAAGCATATTAGTAATTGGGTCTACCATCTTAGTAACAGTAGCTATACTATTAATATGAAATGGAACTTGAGGGTCTATTCTCCCACTAAGGCTAGGATCATGATATTCACTATAACCCTGAAGATAGGATACCAACATACTCCCGCCTATATTACTTTCTACTTCCATAATAAAAGCTAATCTTTGAGTACCCCAATTATTGGCTATATTAACTTTATGGGTTGGGCTATTTTGCATAGAAACTAAATTAGGAAGATTATTAGCTACAGTTATATTATTAAGACCTCCTCGTTTAAGTACACTAGAATTAGCTAAAAAGTTTTCTAATGCATTTTGACCGCCATTAGTCATATTTAAATCGTAACTTCTCCCATAAACATCGTTATAGCCATTTTTTCGAGTAGCGATTAATATCAATTTATTTATACGTATCATATTCTTTCCTTGTTTCTAAATGTATTAGCAAATTTGCTAATTGTATTTTTAAATCTGAAGGTACTCCTTCAGTGGCTCCTGGTACCCCATTAAGGTACTTATCATCTACTGTGTATCTCCATTGTTTGGAAAATATTTCATTAGCTAAATCATTAATTGTTTCTTCCGCTAAATTAACTTTATTTTTAGCATTTATTACTCTATTATATGGAAATAATGTTTGTAGAGTATCTTTTACTTCAATAGGCAATCTAGACCTATTAACAGTTGTGTTGATATACATGATCTCATTATTTGTCTCTATCGGAATAGCTGTTATTAAAATAGCTAAATATTTAAAACCTAATGTGTATAAATAGCCAAAAGCTACTACTATCAAATTATAAATACTATCTATAGACAATAGTTCAATTGCCCTAGGATCTATGATATTCTTAAATATATAAGACAATATTAAGATTTGCTCTTCTGCTAAATAATTAGTAAAGACTTCCTTACAAAATTCAGTCGCATCCATTAATAGTTTTGGAGGAATATCAACATCTAATTGACCTGTAATTATATTTAGATTACTCAAAGACCAATTTAATTCTAATATCTTACCTTCCGATAAACTAGCGTTGGTCCTAAAACTTTCTATTATACTTTCTTGGTCGTCAGTATTCTCATTACCCATAACTGTCTTTTCTCTAATAGCATTACCAGCATCTGCTTTAACAGATAACTTATTATTAACATACGTATATATAATAGTTATCATATTTCTATTAGGTGTATCATTAACCACACTAGCTATAGCAACTTTATTAAGTACTATAACAGACATCATATAGTTAGACATCTCTTCTTTTGGTATGCGTTTTTCAATAATCCTAATAGCTGTTAATGTAGTTTCTTTAACTGCTATTTCTACTAGTTTATTAATAAACATAAACAGTCGCTTAGCTGGAGGCACTTCTGCTATTGGATGTCCTAGAATAAAATTATATAAAATATATTCCTTATGAGTACCAGCTATTTCAGAATTCTTAAGTGAACCAAAATGTGCAATAACTGGTATAACTGTTTTAATTATAATAGAGAATGCAACTAATTCCAAATACTCACTTTTTAGATAAGTTTGAGCTCTAGTAAATTCATTATCATTCCCCTGACTAATATTATAAGCATCTGCCAAATTAGGTAAAGTCGGAACTTTTCTTATATTAATAACCCAACTCAATACATCATTATAATCAAACAGGTCTAATATTTGATATGATATAGATAGCGGTAATGGATATATATCAGGATTAGTGATAGTAAGCATTAGCTTATCATCTGCCTCTAAATATTTATCTATTAAATTAGATTTGAATATATCTCCTTTATAGTTTAAATACTCTTCTAATAAATCAAATTGATTATTAAAGAGCTCCTCTTTGTTACGCTTAGATAACAGGGAGTGTACATCAAAAATAACTTTTTTATTTCCATGTTCTACACTTATTGTTAATGGTGCCTTGTTATATAAATTATTTAACTTATACATGTCGTCCTCCTCATATATTATAAGTAGCATTCTGCAGTGATGCTAACTTATTTTAATATTATATACTTGTTTCTATTTAGAATCAAACATACACGTAGTGAACTATCAGTAGCTTAATAGGCTACTGATAGTTAATGACATCTATGCGGTAGACTAGAGTGAACTGCTCTTACATAGTGAATTATATAAGAGCCTCTGGGTGTATTTAGAGTGAACTACCACCCCGTGAACGAGGTGGCTTCTAGACTACTCTAAGAGCAGCTAAGGTCGATTCCCTACCTATAGTACCTAGTAGCTATACTACTAG